TATCCTTGGCATCTTTTCTTTCTTTTTTATCCTTGGCATCTTTTCTTTCTTTTTTATCCTTGGCATCTTTTCTTTCTTTTTTATCCTTGGCATCTTTTCTTTCTTTTTTATCCTTGGCATCTTTTCTTTCTTTTTTATCCTTGGCATCTTTTCTATCTTTTCTCTCCTTTATCTCCTTGGCATCCTTTCTATCCTTGGCATCTTTTTTATCCTTTCTATCCTTGGCATCTTTTTTATCCTTTCTATCCTTTCTATCCTTTCTATCCTTGGAATCCTTCTTATCATTGTCGTCTTTTCTCTCTTCTTTTACTTGATTAAAATATATAAACTTATCTTTGTTTTGTTGCATGAATGTATTAAATTCATTCGACAGTTCTTCGTTCCGATAATACATGTGTAAAACATTTTTGAATTCATTTTTTATTATATTTATATTTTTTTGCTTATAGGTGGCTAATTTTTCTTCTGTAAATACTTCTTTTTTTGAACGTTCGTTTACTTCATTATGAAATTTCCAAAAAAATAACTCTAAATCTCTCGCCGTTTTTATTTCGTCTCTATTAATGGTTTTCATGTGTTCTGTTGCATGAACACGGCAAAACATGCACGGGATCGCATTGCAAATTTTTGTAAACAAGTCAATGCATTCATTTTTAAATTTTTCATCGAATGTTCCTTCAACCATGTTTGCTGTTAATATATGAAATAATTTCCATGTTGGATGTGACCATATGATAGTCATGATTCAATTAATATATATTATATATAATATATAATATAATAAATTATTATATTTTTTTTATTTTATAATTTTATGATTTTATAATTTTTAATACATTATGTTATTGTATCATATGTTTATAATTCCAATTCTTTTTCTGTTGTAGTAATGCGTTTTTTAGTTATAGAATGTTCTTCGGTATTAAATTGGTAATTATAATCTGAATACTTTATATTGTATAAGTTATGAGAAACGAAAAAAACTGTAAAATTATATATTTTTTGTAACCTTATCAGTTCAGTGTAAATAGTTTCTTTCATTTTATTATCAATATTACTTCAATATTACTAGTAAATTCATCTAAAAATTATAAAAAATATTAATATCTTCTTATTATATCTTGAAATTAGTTTGTCTCATTGTTCTTTTCGGTCGGTGTAATTGTCGCCTCTTTATGTATTGATCGTGTATGCGGATCAATTCGATAATTATAGTCAGAATATTTTTTATTAACCAAATTATGCGATGTATAAAACAGTGTAAAATTATAAATTTCTTGTAATTTTTTCAATTCTTGAAATATAATTTCTTCCATTTCACTATCAACATTACTTGTAACCTCATCTAACAATATTATTTTTTTATTGTTAATAATAATGTCTATAAATAAACTAATAATGATGACCCGTTGTTTTTGGCCTCTGCTTAGTTCATTTACATTCTTTTTTTTTATAACGGGTGTATATTTATTCAACTTAAAAATGTTCATATATTTTGTTATTTCTTCCATAATTTCATTTTTTTTTAATTTTAATGTATTTTTATTTATTCCGTAGACAATGTTATAAAATAAACTTTTTACAAATAATGTATTTACTGATGTAATGTAAGTTAAGTATTTACGAATGCTAAAATAAGTATACTTATCATGCATGCCCAAGAAATATATATCACCATCTTTTATTTTTATTCTTTTCATAAGTGCATATAGTAATGTTGTTTTCCCACATCCTGAGTCGCCAAAGATAAAATGTGATTTACCAGTATTGAATTCTAAATTTACATTTTGAAATACTACACTTGTAACATTATCTTTGCTATTGTATTCTAATGTAATATTTTTTAAAACAAATACATTTTCATAAGTATCGTTAAAATTCCACGGGATTATATTTGAGGTATAGTAAGGTTTGACATTCAAAATATTAACGAAATTGTTTGTTTCTTTTAAATTAATTTTAAAATCGGTCATTGAATTCGCGTAAGCTTCAAAATATGTTTTCATCTTATCTGTTAAAAAAAGTATAGTCAAGTTATCAACAGCTATTGAAATAACTGTTTCAAACAGTTGATACATTTTAGTTTGTTTTATACGTTGCTCAGTAAGTTTAGTAAAAAAATATTTTTTATTTCCTCCTTTTAGTATAATATTTTTAAATAACATTTCGTTTACAACTTTTAATTCTTGACGCAATGTATTTTTTTCGATAATTTTATGTATATTATCAAAAATAATTTCCAGTTTTTCTTCAGGTGTATCATTTTCATTTTTGTGATAATCAATTTTACACTTTTTATATGTAAAATTAAATAATAACAAAATGTATATGTTTATTAAAAATATTTTTACATATGTTAAAACGGATAGTTGTTCATCTATTGCAAGAGGCATAATGTATAAACTAACTATACTGTTAACTATTTTGATGTAGTCGTATACTACAGATATGAACTTTTTATATAATAATAAAATATTATCAAAGCTGTTTTGGTATAAATATAATATAGAAATATCATTGTCATCGTTATTTTCAACCATTCTTACTATGTAATATTTTAGTTTTGAGTTAAAATCTTTTGAACATGAATTTAGTATATTTTCTATAATATTACATTCTTCCTCTCTAAAGTTGATTGTAAAATAATCTCCTAATATACGAGTAACAATATATGCGATAAATTTATTAGCTGCTACTTTATAAAAGTTATTTTTACCATCACCCTCTTTACATTGAGTTATTTTTTTAATTGAAAATATAAAATTAATAATAAACAATAATTTTATTTCTCTATAATCTAATTTTTTCAGGTTATTTATTATAATGTATACTATTTTTTTATCATTATCATTTAAATCATCTGTAATGAAAATGTCAAGTAAAATTTTTTCAATTATAGTATTGATAAAATTGAAATTTATATTATTAAAAAATTTTAAAATTGAATTTATTTCATCATTCATTTAAAATTAACTATATTATCTAGTTTATATATAATATAAATATAATAATAAATAAAAAATAAATAAATAAATAATAAATAATAAATAACAAATAAATAACTAAATAATAAATAACAAATAAATAACTAAATAATAAATAATAAATAAATAACTAATAATAAATAATAAATAAAAAATTAATAAACTCGCACCACATTCAATATAATTGTTATAAATGTCAAGAAAACATAATCCATATTTGTTTTATACCGAATACTATCTTATATCGGGGGCTTATCAAGTTATAAATGTTGTAAATGGAATACTCACCTATTCCGCATCTTATTCGGATAATATTAAAGAATATTTGCGCAATCAAGTTGCGTCGAAACAAGTTGCATTAAATGAACTCATTCGTAGTCGCAACGATCAAGACGCCAGAGTAAATGCCAATCCTGACAAGGACATTGATGAAGACGGATTTGTTGTTATAAAAATGCGAAGACCAAAACTCAAAAATACTAATCCAATTCATACGCATAGTGGTGATAGTGATGTCGCGTCATTACCAGGGATGACGATTACAACATCAATGCCAATAATGCCAATACCGTTTCAGAGCGAAAACGAATCAAATATAAAAGAAGAATGTGATGTGTTATTACAAAAAGTAATCGAACAAGTGATGCGCGATATTATAAGCGACGTTATTGTAAAATTAGACCACAATAACTAAATGAAGAAATGAATATTTAAGGAATTAATATTTTTGATATTTTTTTTTTATAACTATATACTATAAACTGAAATTGCGTTTGTATAATATATATATATAAATATGACAAAAGAATCGAATTCGGAACAATCGTCAAAATATGATGAAGCTGTTGTAAACAAATATAAAAAATTCGTCGGGAAAAAGGAACTGAAAAAATTGAATAGTGTTTTTACCTCTAAAAAATTTGCTGGAAAATGGAAACAAGTAATGTGTTCACCATCAACAAGTGTGTTGGGATCAGGTCCAAATTATAGTTCTGTTCAAGCGACATATAAATTAAAGAAAGATGGTTTAGTATCTGTAAGAAATGATGCATACGATAATGATTTTAACAGAGTTAGTATAACGGGGACAAGCAGGGCAAGAGACGAAAATGTTCCAACGTGTCGAACTGTAGAATTCAATAATTTATTTGATATTGAAGGAGATTATTGGCTTATATATGCTACTCCTAGTTTTAAAACGGTCATTGTTGCTGCGCCGATAATGGTAAGAATATTTAACCGACCGCTAGTTATTACAAATAACTTTGGATTTTATGTTTTGACAAGAAACAGAAAACATTTTTGGAGTTCGTTAGGAGAGCATAAAAATACATTTCATGCATTGGAAAAATACGGATTTAATAAACCTTGGAATAAACCTGTCGCAACAGCAGAAACATTCGATCTGGACTGAATATTGTGAATATTACAAATATTATACAATATTATATAGAGCTTTGAATTGATTTTACCAATGTAGAAACATTAATTTTTTCATGCCCATTTATCATGATCTGATTCATATATATGGACAATACAGAACGTAAAAATTGCGAATATGCATCAGGATCAATTCCGATGTATTCGTCATATTTATACACATTTTGAAAAGAAAAAAACACACTGTAGCAAAATATGGTTCCCCAGATATCGCAATTAAAAATGTATACTTTAGTAAAATATTGGACGTATTGAAATCTTGCAATTCCATCTCTCTCGTCAAGGTCGGTAAAGTGGAGCAATACATCAGAAATATATTTTGATGCAAGCGCGTAATACAAATCATCCGACGTTTTGATGTCCGGAGAGATTCCGGTAAATGCGTTTGGAAATAGAGTGAACATATTTGTAAAAAACTTTTGAATGTGCGAATAATGACCGGCTTCTTTATGTTTTAAATATTGCGACAATGAAAAATCGCGCAATTTTTGTTGAAATGACGAATCGTTTTGCAATTTGCGCATATCATTTACGCCGTTTTGTTTTAAAAAATCGCTATAATTTTTATTGAACTCTGTCGTAAACAAAATGCTACTAAACGGATTCGATATGGAAATGTAACGATTCATAATGATTTCTGGTATTAACTCGTTGCGCGTTGATATGCCGGATATTCCCCAGTCAATAATGGTTGGAAGAGGAATTGTTTTTGTATTTGATTTTATTGTCTTTATGTTTATGTTATGTTTGGGACCAAGGGGCACATCTTTATCTTTTATCAAAATATTGTCTTCTTTCATGTCATTGTGAATAACGCCTTGTCGGTTCATGGGAACAATTGCATTTACAATGAGTTTTGAAATGACTTTATTAAATGCTTTTAGGCGAGTTAAGTTTAAAGGTGTAACCGCAATTGCATGTTTGTCTTTTATAAACAACCATTCGTTTATGGATATTCCGGCATCTGGCATATTGATTAATTTTAAACTGCGAATCACTGAAGGCGAATTAATATTGGATTCATTTACATCATGAGATGTGAAATTTGTGCACATTTCATCGAATCCTCGTAGATCGCGCGTGGAAATTTTTGCGGGAGGACAAGCTGTTGTTCTTGTGAAGAGGAAATATTTATGCGACTTTGGTATTTTTTTCAAAGCATTATAAAAATGTTCAATGTTTATCATTTCAATATCGGCGTATTTTTTAAACAATAATTTTGATATTCCTTTATCACCATCACCATTACTGTTGCTTTTATTGTTCCTTTTACCATTGTTTGCATCTCTTTTTATTTTCTTTGTTCTTGTTTTACACTTTAACTGTGGTTTAAATACACAGCTATATCCTCCTGGATAAATTGGTATTCCTCCAATCATTTTTTTATTTTTTTTCGTGAACATTTGATATAACTTATTAAATTTTGTAAATATATGGTAAATATATGTTATACTAGTTATTATATTTAATGATTAAAAAAAATCCTATTATTATAATTAAAAAAACAATTTTTTGCCAGTGTTTAAATTTTTCTTTTATTTTCATTTGGGGTGTTTTGTAATTGTCGTAGTAACGGTCCAGTGCTTCGTGCAACGTGATCTCTTCTTTGCCCAGTAAAAAGTTTACCCGGTTGTGTATAAAATGCACCCATTTTAAAAAAGAATCTCGGCTGTCAAGATATGGAGTAACGGGAAATGTGTCCAATAGTTTACTAAAACTGTTTCCAAAGTCGCTGGACGGCATAAAAAGTGGTAGATTTTGAATAAATTCGTAGTATTTTTTTTTTGTTACATCGTTTGGATTTTTAGGATAGCACGATGCCATGGTGAATAGAACAAACCAATAATGTGGCCCCCAAACTTTTGCGTCCATTGATATTTTTATATTTTCCGAATTCATTATACTTTTTAAATCTGCGGTTGTTGATAATTTTGACGATAACGATGATGATGCAGACGTTATATGATTTTTTTTCATGTTTAGCGCAGTGAAGTGTTTTGAATTTATTTATAATTTTTGTTTTTTATATTTTTTTGTAAACTATATATATGTTTATATGTTGTATTCAAACTATATAAAAAGATTATACTTTTTACATATAATCTAAATAATTTCCAAATAAAAAATTTATACTAATAATTAGTGAATAAAAAGAAATAATTGTAAGAATGAAAAAATGGAACAAATATGGAGATGATTACAGCACTTACAGTTACAGTTTAAGCAATGCTTGTCATGAGAGTACGTGGTTTGAAAATGTCGACGGTATTGATGGTTATAAAAAAGAATTAAAATATACTGAAAATAAACCGTATACAAATCAAGGTCAATATTGTAATAATTGTGGAAAACATGGTCATTTATTTTCGAACTGCATTGTTCCAATCACGAGTTTAGGAATTATAGCGTGTAGAAAGAAAGCATCCGGTAGCAGCGGTGCTTATATAGAATTGAATGAAAAATGTCACATTATTGATGCCACCGTTTCCGCAACATTGTGTGGAGTAGAAGAATATAAAAAAAATGAATTTGAATATTTAATGATACAGCGCGTGGACAGTTTTGGATACATTGAATTTATGCGCGGTAAATATTCAGTTCATAACTATCAATATTTGAAAAATATAATTGATGAAATGACGGTTCAAGAAAAACAAAATCTCCTGAAGAAAGATTTTGATGAATTATGGGTGTCGTTATGGGGCGAGTATTCAGGATTGCAGTATAGAGGAGAAAAACAAATATCAAAAAATAAATATTTGCAGTTAATAAGCGGTGTTGAATGCGGGGGTATAAAATGTGATTTAGAATCTCTTATTGCATCATCAACAACGAAGTGGGAAACGGCGGAATGGGGATTTCCAAAGGGGCGAAGAAATAATCAAGAAAAAGACGTAGATTGCGCATTTAGAGAATTTACAGAGGAGACGGGGTATAATAAAGAGTGTTTACGACATATATATAACGTTCTTCCTTATGAAGAAATATTCATTGGTTCGAATACGAAATGTTATAAAAATAAATATTATATTTGTTATATGGACTCGGATTTAGAATCTGCGCAAAGTTCTGGTTATCAAAAGTCGGAAGTGAAAAATATGAAGTGGATGACATATGAGGAGTGTATGAATATTATTCGACCGTACAATTTGGAAAAGAAAAATATGTTGACAAGTATCAATAATACGCTTCATAAATTTTACATTTGTAATATTTGAGTTGAGTTTTGAGTTGTTGTATATTTTATAATTTATATTTTTTATAAATTATAACACGTTACTCGTTGGTTATATAAAAAAATAATGATGGGAACAATTAGTTCCTATAATATAATATATTTTTATATTATGGTAATTTAGTAATAAATAATAAATATAATTTGTTCTTATAGTTTAGTTGAATAAGTTTTTTATTTAGTTATTTGTTTTTTATTGAGAGTATTTTATTGACATGGACGAAGCACAAGAGTTACACTGTAAATTTAATGATAAAACGGAACGCTGTATAATTAATCCCGATCCATCTGCAACCCAAGATGATCCTGTGTGTTATAAAACGGACAAGAATCGATGTGCCGTAAAGAAAAAGAAAATGATTAAAATAAAACCAAAGAACAAAACAGTAGAAGAAGAACGGCAGGTTATAAAAGAGGTAAATGTATTAGAATCAGAACCGGTATCAGAAAAGTCAAAAGAGTTACACTGTAAATTTAATGATAAAACGGAACGCTGTATAATTAATTCCGATCCATCTGCAATGCAAGATGATCCTGCGTGTTATAAAACGGATAAGAATCGATGTGCTGTAAATAAAAAGAAAATGATTAAAATAAAACCAAAAGAGTCGGTAAAAGAGTCGGTAAAAGAGTCGGTAAAAGAGTCGGTAAAAGAGTCGGTAAAAGAGTCGGTAAAAGAGTCGGTAAAAGAGTCGGTAAAAGAGTCGGTAAAAGAGTCGGTAAAAGAGTCGGTAAAAGAGGTGGGTCCACAAATACAAGCAATCGAGAAATCAAAAGATGATATCGATTTTCTTTACCCGGATTTAAATGATAAAAATTTCAATTTAAAACTTGCCGAAAAAAAGGAATTTTATGATACGCGTAATACGGAGGAGGTTTTACAAAATAAAGAATTTATTGAACGCGCTGATAAACTTTGCAATGTGCCATACGAATTACAGTCGCATCAATATTTTGTAAAGAATTTCATGTCTTTTCAAACCCCATATAACAGCTTACTTTTATTCCATGGTCTTGGTTCCGGCAAAACGTGCTCTGCCATTGGAGTTTCTGAAAATATGCGAGATTATTTGAATCAAGTCGGAATGAAACAGGAAATTATTCTAGTTTCGAATACAAATGTAAAAAATAATTTTAAGAAGGAATTATTCGACATTACCAAACTTCATCGCAATGAATCAGGTAGTTGGACGATGAACGGGTGCACTGGAAATAAATTCTTAAAAGAAATAAATTTGGATTTATTTAATGGCGCAGCTGATGATGATGATGATTATACTCCTGAAAATGAAGAAAAAATAAAAATGAAAATAAAAAAACAAATTGATAAAATAATAAAAAAATCATATTCATTTATCGGTTATCAAAAGTTTTCATCCATCATTCGAATGTTACTTGATGCAGATAAATCAAATATTCAAAAACAAAGAAAAACGCGTAAAGATGCGAGCGCATCAGAAGTAGAGGAAGAAGCAGAGGAAGAAGAAGAAGAAGAAGAAGAAGCAGAGGAAGAAGCAGAGGAAGAAGTAGAGGAAGAAGAGGAGGAAGAAGAGGAGGAAGAAGCTGAGGAAGAAGTAGAGGAAGAAGTAGAGGAAGAAGTAGAGGAAGAAGTAGAGGAAGAAGTAGAGGAAGAAGGAATAGAAGAGGATGAAGAAGAGGGTGTAAAAATTAAAATTACGAGCAACGGAATTAAAAGATTAAAAAAATATTTCAATAATCGATTAATTATTATAGACGAAGTTCATAATTTAAAATCGAACAATAAAGATGCAGCTTATTTGCTAGCACTTGTAAAATACGCGGACAATATGCGCCTTTTATTTTTATCGGCAACACCCATGTTTAATGATGCAAAAGAAATCATATGGCTTTTGAATTTAATGAGAGTGAATGACCGTCGTCCAAAAATATACGCAAAAGATGTCTTCGACTCGGACAACAATCTTTTGATAACGAATGGAAAAGAAGTTGGAAAACAGCGACTCCAAGAAGCATCTATTGGATATGTTTCGTTTGTGAAGGGAGAGAATCCATACACGTTTCCGTATAGAGTATTTCCTTCCATGTTTTCAAAGGATAACGCATTGAAGCGGAAAGAAACGAGTGGGGCGGGGTCAAAAGGTTCTTCGTCTTCTTCAGGATCCATTCCTTACCCAAAATTTACATTCGATGGGAAATCCACCGTTCCTGGTCTCGAATACATTGACGTGTATATTACAAAATTAAAAAAACATCAAAATAGCGTCTACCTTAAAAAAATAGAAGAACTGAAAAATGGGAAAGGTTCTACTATAACATCAGAAGAACACGAAAAACAGCAAGAAGCGTTACGAAGGCGACGCGATAAGCTTGGATTCGAAGAAGATGAAAATATAGATGATAATGCGGCACTATCGGGTTACAGCATTAACGAATTGATTGCTTTGCGCCAAATACTGAACATGACGTATCCTTATAAAAGCGACTTTGAAGACGATGTTGAATACACATACGGCGAAGCAGGACTCGCAGCCGTCATGGATAAAAATAAAGGCCAATACAAATATAAAAATCCAAAAGAACGCATATTTTCACCAGATAGAATTGGAGAATACAGTTCAAAAATCAAGTCCGTATGTGACAACATTGTTTTGAAATATAATAAATCGAAACCATCTGAAAGCACATTTTGCGAAGGCATTGTTCTCATTTACACGTATTTCATAGAAGGCGGCGCAATTCCAATAGCGCTTGCATTAGAAGAGATGGGATTTACAAGATATAAAGGCGTCGGTGGCAGCTCAAAATCGCTCTTTGTTTCTGGAACGATTGCAAAAAGCAACGGACTGCATTATTCGCTCATTACAGGAAATCAATCCATCTCTCCAAACAATGATGCCGAAATTAATGCGCTGCGTTCCGATAAAAACGTGGACGGGTCCGTTTGTAAAGTGGTAATCATATCAAAATCGGCATCCGAGGGTGTTGATTTGAAAAACATACGCCAGATACACGTCATGGATCCGTGGTATAACATGAGCGCAATTGAGCAAACCATCGGGCGCGGTATAAGAACGTGCAGTCATAAGAAATTGTCATTCGATAAGCGGAACGTTCAAATTTTCTTGCACGCGTCCATCCTAGAAACCGCAGGATTCGAGACGGCAGATTTGGCAATGTATCGATTTTCTGAAATAAAAGCGTTGAAGATTGGAACAATAAGCAGGGCGCTAAAAGAATCTTCGGTCGACTGCATTTTAAATATGAAACAAAACGAATTCACGGTGCAAAATATAGACACCGAAGTAGACCTACAATTATCAACCGGTGGATCAGTTCGGTATCAAATAGGAGACAAACCGTACACGTCGGCGTGCGACTACATGAAAAACTGCAATTATACGTGCGCGCCAAGGCAAGAAAAACAAAATATAAAGCTGTCAACGTTTAACGAGTCGTTTATTCTAATGAATGTTGAAAATATTATAAAAGTTATCAAGCAAGCATTTCGAGAGAAACACTTTTATAAGAAAATGGATTTAATTCATTTTATAAATCGCGTAAAAATGTATTCGCTGCTTCAAATTCATTTTGCATTAACGCAAATGATTCATGATAGGAGCGAGTTTTTGATTGACGTGTATGGAAAATACGGATACTTGATAAACATTGGCGACTATTATTTTTTCCAGCCAGCAGATCTAAACGACCCGTCGATTTCTATTTTTGAAAAGAGCACGCCGGTTCCGTTTAAGCGTGATAAGATAACGTTGTTGCTAAAAGCTGAAAATGTGAAAAAGGGGCAACAGGGGCAACAGGGGCAACAGGGGCAACAGGGGCAACAAGGGCAACAGCAACCGATTGTAGAAGCTCGGGAATTAGACAAATCAAAACAAGCAGAAAGCGCGGTCGAGTTACAGGTTGAAAATATTATAGCGAGCATCGGATACACGCACGCGCTTTCAATAAACACTTTGTTATCGAAAAAAGAGAGAAATGACATTGCAGATGCGCAAGACCCCGTATTAAAAGTAATACCCGGTTCTATTCCAATGATTTCGCGAGACAGGAAATGGTATATTTATTGTTATGAAATGCTTGAAGTTATGAAGGGCGTTTTATCTGCCGAAGAATTGAGTTGGTATATTTTTGTTCACATTATGGATCATTTAACTTTCGAAGAAATAAATGCGCTGGTTTTACATTTGCACGCGTTGAACCAAATTGCGAGTAAAATGAAAACGTCGGTAGAAACGGGACAGCTGGTCGCATCGTCAAAAGTGAAAAATGTTGCAATTAAAATCCAAAAAAACAGGGAGAGCGCGTATGAAAAATCACTCGAGTATGCAACATATATCATAAAATATTTCCAGGCGTTTGTTACCAAGGACAAAGACAATGTTTTATATTTATTTTCGGATAATCGAGAAAATACGAGAGACATTTCAAAAAAAATACAAATGTATTATAAAAAGGGTGAAAATGCATCAATGCCGTGGTTGCAGTTTCAACAGGAAGAGTTGACGAGCACTGAATACAATGAACTAAAATCGGCATTTCAAAAGGGCAATCTTGCAGAGTTTGTCGGATTTATGCAGTCGATTAAAGACGGTGACGTGGTATTTAAAATAAAGGAAGGCGGAAATCGAGGCAGTGTTTGCGCGACGTCTCCAACGATGAAACGAACGTTGCAAGACATTTTACAGTTCAAGCTCACAAATGTAAACGTGCCTTCCAATATAACTCAAATTACGTATTGCATTTTACAAGAGATTGTGTTGCGACATTATAGCAGCGTGCGATTAAATGATAAAACATGGATACTCAATGCGGTTGAAGCCATTTATTCGATTTAAGGCGAGTTATTAAATTATTTTTTTGTATAATTATATAATTTTAAGCAAATTTATATAATTTTAAAAAAATTGATTTATGAATATATAAATATAAAAACTATATACTCATAATAATACATATACACCATAGTGAATCAAAAAAATGGCTCTGTCCGGTGAAAATATAAATAAAAAACTTTCTGTCGGCGGAGAAGAATCATTATTGTATTCGAGAGCCGTTTTGTCTCAAAAGGTGCAGTTACCGTTTATTCTCGTCGGAACAAATGTTGAGACAACGATACGACACACAATATCATCAAAAATAGAAGGCAAGTGCATCGTGGAAGGGTATGTCAGGCCTGGGTCTATAAAAATCATAACTATATCGAGCGGAACATTGCAAAGCAGGTTTATTGAATTTGAGGTGGTGTTTGAATGCAGCATTTGTTGTCCGGTGGAAGGAATGCAGATCAAATGTTATGCCAAAAATATAACGCAAGCGGGTATACGAGCATTTACAAACTTGGATGAAAAGAATTCGCCGGTCATTATTTATGTATCAAGAGACCATCATTCAACGAATGAGTATTTCAATTCCATTAAAGAAAAAGACGCCATTCGAATTCGTGTGATTGGGCAGCGATTTGAACTGAATGACAAACAAGTGTCGATTATTGGCGAACTCTTGCCCAAGGCGACAATTGCTGCTGCTGCTTCTGCTGCTTCTGCTGCTTCTGCTGCTTCTGCTGCTTCTAGTCAAGGGCAAAGTCAAGGACAAGCTCCCGCAAAAAAGAAAATTATAATTCGACCCAATAGACCATAGGCCATATATTTATTATTTATTATATATTTACATTACAATATGATAAACATAAACTATTCGAAATGTTATACGCGTTTTATTTACAATTATTATTTTTTTAGATAAAAAAAATATATATTTTTATATTATAAAATATAATTAGAAAATATAAAAATGAATCAAACAATAGAATCCGCTTTACTCCAATCACCACCCTCATTTGACCAAATCGTGAAAGGAAATGTCAGTATTAAAAAGTTAAGCAAATATAGGTATAGAATTACATTTAGCAAAATCGGTAAATTTCTTATGTATCAAGTTTGGGATAAAGATGATGTGAATAAGATGAATGCTAAACGTGAAGTTGGTTATGTATCTGCAAAAGAATGGGTTACATTTTTTAATACATTTAACACAATTTTAACAAAAAATGTTAAACCTTTATTTACACCCACTACGATTATGGAAACAGAAAATAGTAACTATGCTTTCGTAATTCATAATGCTTCCCTTAATTCTTGTGGTAAAGTTGTATTTACTGTCTCGACTAAAGAAATTTCACTCCAAAATAATACCTCGAAAAAATTAGTTCAGCTTCCTTTAGGAAAATGTAATCATGTGCGCTTTGATATTGATGCTGTTGATTTTAACATAAATACAGTAACTCCTGAGAATGCAAGAGAATACTTCTTTTACCCGCCTAATCCTTTTATTAACGGTTTAAACTTGCAGTTACTTGATAAATTATGGGGTAAGAAGAGAGGTAAAGATCTTCAAGATAAAGATCTTGACACATATATTAATGATCATATAATGTACCTTGGATGGCCATATTATGGATGCACCAATATAATGGGAGAAGATTGTGGACTTCCGAATAATATTGATATTTATAATAGATGGAAGAATGCTATGGACAGACTTGGACGGAAATGTCCGAATGTTTTTAATTCAACTTGTACTTCAGGATGTAGTTTATATAAGGAGGGTAGCTGCTCGTCAGTACCAGAATCAACATCACAATCATCATATTTCTTGTTCCCAGGGTAGTAATGAGCTTAAAAGATATATTTCAGATTATTATTATACGTTAACTGGAGATAAAAACTTATTTTGCGACAAAATGATGGGAGCAGGTTGTAAAAATCAAGTGAATAATCGTACTTTTGATAGATGGAGGAAAGCTATGGATTACAATAATTTAAAATGTCCATATGGTGATATTGACGATTCATGTGATTCAGGATGTTTTAAATATTATTCGTTTGCGCCCGATTATCCTGGTAAATGCATAACAGTTGAATATCTTCAATAATATTTACTGCAATGAAGATTGCAACAAACTGTTGAAATTGTCTTCACTCGGTTTTGCTTCAAAATCAATAACGTCGCCGGGAGAACGTTCCAGCTTAAATGTTGGATACCCTTTTACGTTGAAAGCATCTGAGAGCGGCTTGCCTTCAGCGCTGTCGCAATCAACGCTTTTAAACAGCACATTATAATTTCCAACCTTCATGTTTTGATTTTTTTCTACATATGCATCCCAAATCGGTTTTGCCGTTTTACAATGAGGACACCAACCGGTTCCAAACATGTGAAGTGTAGCCGTTTTTCCGTTTGTATTAACAGCATCGTCTCCCATATTCGCGGCATATCCTTCAATGTGCGAACCTAAATAAGAACCAACATAGTTTCTGTATACGTATATTCCAATCCAAATAAATAAACATGCAACAAGCAGCATGACGAGAATGTGTGTTTTAGAGTATGCCGTTTCAAGAGCAATCTTTATATTTTTTGCTGAAAATGCCATCGTTGAATACCTTTATCCTTTATAATATATATATATATATAATTTATATTTATATTTAATATTTATTATACCTACGAATTATTAAATTACCTATTATTTTATTTTTGTTAAAAAATTAAATAATAATTAAATATAGATAATATTTAATAAAAGTATTTTAATTAAATTTAATAAAAATGAATAAAACAAGATCAAAAAAATTAAAGTATAGGAAAATGTTATCATCATCGTCGAATAAAACAAGAAAACATAAAAATAAATCTCTAAAACGCGTATTTTCAAAGGAAGAATATAACAGCGGTGATGGAATGTTGACGTCGGTGTGGGGACCGCCAATGTGGCATTTTTTGCACACCATGAGTTTCAATTATCCTGTAAATCCGAGTGCAGAAGATAAAAAGAATTATTCCGATTTCATTTACAATTTGAGGTATGTGCTACCGTGCAAGTATTGCAGGATGAATCTAACCAGCAATTTAAAAGCAAATCCGCTGCTAGATTGTCATTTGAAATCGCGCGAAGCATTTTCGAAATTCGTTTATCGACTTCACGAAATTGTGAATAAGCGTCTCGGGAAAAAATCGGGACTTTCATACTGCGACGTTCGAGAGAGATACGAGCATTTTCGATCACGATGCACGAAAAACGATCCGCCGCCCAAGCTGTTTAACTTTTCAAAGAAAAAAGAAAAGGGGTGTACGGAACCGCTATACGGTCACAAAGCCAAGTGTGTTTTACACATTGTTCCTCAGACAATGGATGTTCCTTCTCTCCGCGTGGATAATAAATGTGTCAAATATAAAGTGGATACCGGTGGCGAGGAATGATAAAAAAGTATAAAACAATTTCGAAATATCTGTAAAAAAGTAAAGAAACAAAAATATAAATTGAATATTTTTATTTATTTTATATTTATACACATACATACGAATCGATCGATGAAAGTAGTTGGAGTTTACAATTCTGACATTGGTGACGACACTCGAAAGGGATGGGATGCACTTATCAATGGTCGTCGTCTTAAAGTCAAAGAAATTGCTGTCATTTCACCAGATGAAAGTGCAGACGAAATACCGGGACGTGTCAGTCGGGAGGCAAATCGACTTTTTGCGAGCATTGTCGTGAGAACCTTCAAGAAAAATGGACGACCTGGAAAATGGTATATTAAGTATATGGAAAACAAAACACAAGATGACGAAGATGCAATTGAATGTTGCGTTATTGCAAATCAAACGAAGAGGCCATTTTCCGGGAGGAAATGTTGGATTCTTGCATTTGATAAATAAATAAAAATAAAAAATAAATAAAAATAAAAAATACAACAAACGACTTTTTACTTTTTTATATAAAAATATAAAACATAAAACCATTTATTTATATAAACAAAAATTTTACAACAATACAAAAAAAAATATATACACATTATAAATAAAAGTAAATTATAGAAAATGTTGAATAAAGTTGACGGAATTTTATTTCTTATTTTAGCACTATTGCTTGCACTCATTGGTTCCTTTTTTTATACACCCGTTCGAGAGAATTTTATATCCAATCTTCTTCAACCAGGCGTATTTCCAGAAAGTGTTTCAAAACCGATCCTGTATGGAGATTACCCCCTTCAAAAAGGAGCATTGGGATTATCTGATTTGAACAGCAAATCGTTGTCGGCATATTATCCTGTTTTTCCAAGCAGTTACCTTCAACGAACAAACAATGTGCGGTATTGGGCAACACCGAACGACGGAACATGCAGTCCGGCCAACATGTGTGGAACGCTCTATGATAATAAAACGCTGAATATTCCCAAGTTTCCAAGAATGATTCCATTTTCATCGAAACAAACGCGGGTCAACATGTTTGCATTCGACGAAGATGCGCCATCAGATGTCGCCGGAAACAATTGTTAACTCATGGTACGTAATGTTGTTACATTGTTGGTTTGTTAAAAGAATAATCCCGAATGACATTTTTTTTCATCTGCGCAAGAAACAGGAGCAAATGACCCGTCGTCATTAAATTCAATCTTGGTTTGCACTTGAGCCGAATCGTTTTTATCATTCTTTTTAATGACGCGACGTTTAGGCGCACGGTGTTCATACCCCGTAACCTTTTCTGTTTCGACAATTTTCCAAAGTGCTTCAATTTTAACAACCGCGTTTTTGAACCAGTTCTTGTCTCTCAAAACGAGAACACAGCTATACACTTCAAGGCGCCAATAAATGTTTTTGATCCATGTTAGTGAATCATAAGCATGTATCGTTTTTTCAAACCATTGGTCAAACTCGGCCTTTGTCGTGATGTCGAGGGGGGCGTATTGATAAAATGGTTTTTCACCTTTAATAAAATAGACGATGACTCCGCGCCGTTTTCCTGCCAGGTTATAATTCCAGTTGGTTTCATCGTTTGCGTCATTTGAATCGGCACAAAATGCATCCTCGTCTTCGTATTCAACAAATTTTGTTTCTAAAAAGTCGCATTCTGGCAGGCGACACACTTCCATTTGAATTTGCATTTGAATCCAGTAATCCTCTTTTGGAATGCCTGTAATTTCTCTCGATACAACGTTTTTAATTTCAAGCATTCTTCCGTAAAGGTGAGATGACGGACACACGTTGATTCCATCAGGCGATGCACCTATGAAATAATATGCGGGATTTGGATGTTTAATGCACCCAAACTCTTGTATCTTTGTTTTATTCAACATTTCATATAAATCTTTTGATAACTGTTCGTATTTTTGACCCCAGTGAAGCGGCGATTCCGTGTTTACTTTATTATACTTTTCCACATCAATTGGGCTGCATTTTTCATAGATGATCTGATTTTGAGTGGACTGGCTGCCGAAAACTTTCCAAACCGAACTTGCAGTAATTAACCCGTGGCGATGTTGATACCACGCATCCGTTCTTTGTTCTGGCTGATATACTGATTCCAAATACTCTATTTTTTTCTTCATTTTTTCCTTTTTTATCTCATTCATTTTGTCTAGTTCACTCGTTTCATTTAGTTCATTTGTTTCATTCAAGTCGCTCGTTTCATGCAAGTCATTCGTTTCAATTATATTTTTACAAGAATTATCTTGTTTATAATTGTCTATGTCTATACATTTTAAAATGACATCCATGTCCGATGATGTTATATCTGTCTGTGTTTCCGCGTCTACGTTTGTTTTTATTATTGCATTTTTTTTTCGCATAATAGAATTATAGAATTTATAGAATTTATTATAGAATTGTGTAAACTCTTTGAGTGGAGTTATGTTTTGATGATGTATTAAATTTAATTTTATGTTTATATTCTATTTTTATATATCTTCTGATTTTCTGATTTTCTGATCTTCTAATTTTTCCAACATTGCTTCTATGAATCAATTTTTATTTAATGATTATATTATAAATCATTTATTATTTTATTATATTATACAATTATATTTATACAATTATACAATTATATAAAAATTGATTTATAATGATTTGGATATAAAATGTATTAGAGTATAATATTATACATTCTATTCCTTTCTACCATGGGATCAGGACAATCATCTGCGTTATTTAATACTGGCAAATCGACCTGCACGATTGTGTCAATTGAGGGTAATATTGGCTCAGGAAAGACGACCGCAAAGGAGAAGTTGAAGGAGTATATTATGAAAGGTAATGGTATGGATTCCACCGTGTTTGTGGATGAACCGACGGACGAATGGCAAACAATACAAGATGATAAGGGTGTGCCAATTCTGGTGAATTTATATAGCGACATAAAACGGTTTGCATTTCGATTTCAAATGATGGCATATATTTCCCGACTCAAAAAGTTGAGAGATGCTTTGAGAAATCCGAATATAAAAATTATCATTACGGAGCGGTGCCTTATCACTGACGCGCACGTGTTTGCAAAAATGCTTTATGATTCGAAGCACATTGAAGAAGACGAGTATCAAATTTACACAAGATGGTTTGATGAATTTGCAAAAGAAGTCGAACCTTCATGCATCGTTTACTTCAAAGCATCCACCGAGGTTTGCATGAACCGAATTAAAAAACGAAGTCGAGCTGGCGAGCAAGAGATGCAATATGAATATTTAGACAGATGCAACAGATATCACGATGACTGGTTAATAACAGATCCAACAACTTTAATTCCGGTTATAATATTAAATGCAAACGAAGAAAATTGCGATTATAGCGGACACATTTACAAATACATTTACGATATTCGCGCTTCAAAAATCCTTGGAGTGTTGCACCACTTGAAAACTCACGTGAACAGTAGCAACGATGTTAGAAGAATGTTTTACGACGACTCGTCACGCAGCAGTGTGCGAAATGATGGTAATGCCGATGAAAACAGACACATATCTTCATGCGTCAATGTATAACACATTCAGCTGTTTTCGAGGTTTGTATTTTATTATATCCAATTCTCTCGACGTTGTCGGAAACAAGTCGTGACCGTAAATGTCTTGTAAAAGCAACCATTCAAACATTCCTCCCGTATAAATGAATACATTTTTTATTCCAAGTTTTACAAGTTGGTCGTATTTCGAGTAAACGCTTTCATCATTTGAATTGGTTCCGTAAATGATAATTGTTATACTCTTTGAAACTTTATCATTCAGTATGCTATTTATAATTTCTTCTTCTTCTTGTATTGCAATCGTATTTTGAATCAAACACGACTGCCAATTTTTATCCATTGTATTTATAATGATGTATCTATAATTATCTTGATCAGTTTTATTTTTTAAAGAAAACTTGCACGCGTGTTGCACGTCTTCATAATTTATTTTATTTTTTGACTGTCCTGAGCCCATTTTTATTATTTATTTTTGTAATGATTGTAATGAAAATAAATTATAATTTAAATAATTTATAAATAAAATATCATTGTTAAAAATATATGCATTTATTTAATATTTTTTAAAACTTAATAATTTTATAAAAATGTCTATTATAAATATATTTAATATTTTTTAAAACTTAATAATTTTATAAAAATGTCTATTATAAATATATTTAATAATAATATTATATATATTTATATATATTATATAAGATAATGGTAACTTGTAGATATAGTATTGATAATATTGACCATGAGTTAAACTTGGTAAAAATTCCCAAAGGAGTTGTAAATGGAAAATATATTTTGACAGATAAACAATGTGAAACATTTATACAGCTTAAAATAATTTTTAAAAAATTTATTGAAATAATGAATGAAAAAAATATTACATGGTGGTGTGTTGACGGTACATTATTAGGAGCTATTCGCCATAAAGGGTTTATTCCATGGGACAATGACATTGATGTATGCATTTTATATAAAGATTATAATAAATTAATAAAGTTAACAAAGGTAAATTTGGGAAACTTTGAAATAGATAAGGTGGCAATTGGTTTTAGAATGAACATAAAAGGTATAAAATATCCATTTGTTGATATATGGGTTAGTGACTATGATGATAATAATAATATAAATTATTGTACTCCTATACTTAATAATGTAAAAACATTTTATTTTGCATCTCCGAATAATTATTACAATGATAATAATAATGAATTATTTCCATTAAAAAGTGTAAAATTTGAAAATTTAACTGTGTACATTCCAAATAAATCAGAAGATAATCTTCATCGACAATACGGTAAAACATGCTTAAAAATTGGAAAAGTGTATCCACATACGTCATTACATAATTTGTATACGCATTTGCAATGTGAAAAAATATATACAAAAATTATTGAAAATTTATTTCATAAATATGATGAAAAAAACAATATACCTAGACATAAAAGGATGTCATATATTGTTTCAAAAATGGGTATACTAGCTACCGAAAATAAATTAAACTTTAATAATATTAGTAAGTTATTTCGTGAATATTTTAAACATGACGAATAATATATTTTATAAGTTAAAAAATAATAAAATTAAGCGAGTTTATATTTTATAAGTATATATTTTTACTTAAAACATACACACACAAAGTATATAAACATATAATATGGACAGCATTTTATTAACACCGGGCCCTATTAATGTGTCATTTAATGTAAAAAAGGAAATGCTATATGATTATGGTAGCCGTGATGATCATTTTTTAGATAATGTTAAAAATATTAAAGATAAATTATTTAACATTTTTAAAATTGACACTAATAATAATTTAATTTTGTTACAAGGAAGTGGAACATATGGAATAGAATCAGTTTTATCGGGAGTTAATAATATATTATTATTAATAAATGGCGAATATGGTAGACGCATGAAAACGATGTTAGATAAATATCATAAAAAATACAAGTATTTAGAATTTAAAGAAGGAATAGAAATTAATTATAAAGAAATAGAAGACAATTTGAATAATATTGATTATATAGCATTTGTCCACTTGGAAACCTCAACAGGTATACTTAATAACTTAGATAAAATTAAACGCATTGCAAATAAATATAATAAAAAACTAATAGTGGATGCAATTGCATCTTTCGGAAGTGATATTTTTGATTTTAATAATATTAGTTATTTAATTATATCTAGTAATAAGTGTTTACAAGGTGTTCCTGGTTTTACATTGATTATTAATTCTGATAACTTTGATATTTATGAGTCACAGTCATATGTTCTAGATATTAAAGATCAACATATAATTTTTAGTAATACTGGTCAATTTAGATTTACACCACCCATACACACTTTGATGGCATTTTCTAAAGCGTTAGATGAATTGAATATAGAAAAGTTAGAAAAACGAGTAGTGCGATATAAAAAAATGAAGAATAAAATATATTTGAGAATGGAGAGAATGGGGATTAAAACATTTGTCGATGTAAATGAATTTAATACCGGTAACATATGTCATACATTTTTATATCCGGATAATGATAATTTTGATTTTAAAAAATTATATAACGGATTAAAAAAGTTTAACTATATAATATATCCCGGAAAATTAACAAGTATAAACTCATTTAGAATCGGAAGTATTGGTAATATAGATGAAAATGACATTGAACAATTTTTAAATTATTTCGAAAATGTGTTAACTGCAGTTCTTAATAATCGTGAGTTCAATCCGTGTGAAATTAACTGTAAAGAATTATTTGATTATTTAGAAAAAAATGATATAACATTTTATTCCGGAGTTCCAGATTCTTTATTACAAGATTTTAATAGTTGCATATTGGAAAATAGTAAAAATCATCATATCATGCCGAATGAAGGACTGGCATTAAGTATTGCTTGCGGTTATTATACTGCAACCAAAAAAATTCCTTGTGTATATTTACAAAATTCGGGATTAGGTAATATGATAAATCCTTTACTGAGTTTGGCACATAATAACGTATATTCAATACCATGTTTAATAATAATTGGCTGGCGCGGAGAACGCGGTGTTCCCGATGAACCACAGCACATATCTCAAGGTGAATGCATGTTAAATTTAATTAATTCAATGGGCTTTGACACAGTAATACTAGATAAACTTAATTGGAAATTGAATATAGATAAATGTATTTCAAAAATAAACGATACAAGACGTCCAATATTTTTAGTGGTGTCTAAAGGTTTATTTAAAAAATATGAATCTAAAGTAGAGCTAAACGAATTTACACTTGTTCGACGTGATGTACTAAATAAAATTGTTATTAGTTTGAGATATAACAACGATATATTATGTTGTACTACTGGAAAATCATCACGTGAATTAGATGAAGTTTCTTCTGAAAATAATATTAATAAATCGCGAATATTTTTAATGGTAGGATCAATGGGACATGTAAGTTCATATGCATTAGGTGTTGCAATGAATACTGATAAACGTGTATGGTGTATAGATGGTGATGGATCCATCTTAATGCACTTGGGGTCCATGCCTTATATTGCAAATATAAGGCCTCAAAATTTCATTCATATTTTATTGAATAATGCAATGCACGAAAGTGTTGGCACACAACCAACAATCGCTCAAAATATTGACTTCGCTAAAATCGCTAGTGATATAGGTTATGAAAATTGTTTCACTGTTAAAAATGATAATGATTTAGATGAAATATTAATAAAGATAAAATACATGAGAGGTTTAACGTTTATACATATTTTGATGTCCAATAAACCAAGTAACAGTGTAAATTTATCAAGACCTAAAGAAAGTCCAAAAGAAAGAATTAATAATTTAATTGAATATATTGATACAATGTAAAATGCGTTATATTTTAAATATTAATATTTAAATATCTAATATAAAATGCCGACAGTTGTATATGTTGATATGGTTGCTGATTTATTTCATTTAGGTCATGTTGAGTTTTTGCGCCGCGCTAAAGAATTTGGAGATATTCTTAAAGTTGGAATTCACAATGATAAAACCGTTGAAAGCTATAAGCGACAACCAGTTATGAATATGAAAGAACGCATTTCTGTAGTTGAGTCCTGTAAATATGTTGACGAAGTAATACCAGATGCCCCCCTTGTTATTTCACAAGATTATCTTGCAAGTCATAATATTGATATAGTTATTCATGCAACTGGTTTAACTGAAGAATCAAAATTAATGATGTATGGGCAAATATTAGATAAACTAAAGATTATTGATTATACTGATGGTATTTCTACTTCAATTATTTTAGAGCGTGTAAATTATAATCGTCACCGTAATGTTAAAGCTATAAAATTACGCAATTTATTAAATCCTGGTAAACCGGGTGTTATTATGGAAGCTCATAATGGTCTTTCTGCCAAAATAGTACAAAATACAGGGTTTGAAGGGATATGGGGGTCTGGATTCTCTATTTCGGCTGCTCTTGGTGTTAGAGATGCAAATGAAGCTTCATGGACACAAGTTGTTGAAGTGGTTGAATTTATGAATAATGCAACTAGTTTACCTATTTTGTTAGATGGTGATACAGGTTATGGAAATTTTAATAATGCACGCATTCTTGTGAAAAAACTTGATCAAATTGGCGTTGCCGGTGTTTGTTTAGAAGATAAAATATTTCCAAAAACAAATTCATTCATAGATGCTAAACAAGAATTGGCAGATGTAAATGAATTTTGTGGAAAAATCCGCGCTTGCAAAGATAGTCAACTATCTAAAGAATTTGTTATTGTTGCTCGAACTGAAGCATTCATCGCAGGTGCTGGGTTAGAAGAAGCATTAATGCGCGCAAATGCATATCAAGATGCGGGTGCGGACGCAATTTTAGTTCATTCAAAAAAATCGAAACCAATAGAAATTGAACAGTTTATGGAAAAGTGGAATCAGAAAGAAAATAGAATTCCAATTATTATTGTTCCAACTACATATTATACCTCGTATGAAGATTTTTCTAAATTAGGCGTATCTCTTATAATATGGGCAAATCATAATATGAGGTCGTGTATTTATGCGATGGAAAAAGTTTGCAAACAAATATATGAAACTATATCAATTAATAACTTGGTTAACATTTCATCAACTCAACATGTTTTTGAACTTCAAAATCAGAATGAGCTTCAAGAAGCTGAAAATAAATATTTGCCGAAATAAAAATATCTTATAATTTTATGTTGTTAATAAAAAAAAATTGATTAATCTAAACTATAGTTAATAATTTATATTAATCTTATCGTATACATCGTTTAATTTTACAATAATGAATTATTCCGGTTTCAACAACTCTATTATCGTACTAGACGGCAACACAAACGGCACGCTCATTGACGATGTAAACTCAAGTTCATATAATGAACGAGTAATCATCGTGATCATGTATTTCTTAGTATCATTACTATTTGGATTTCCGATTTTAATGGTGCTTTTGTGCGTTCATAGAATGAGGGGAGATCCGCCCTGTGATAAACTAAAAGAAGCATGTTGTTGCGAATTTTGTTAATAAAAAATTTACAGAAATATTTTTTATTAATATAATTTATAAATATCAAAATAACATAAATGTCTAAAAAATTAAAAACTGTCGGATTGTTAGAGTTAACTGGTTCAGTTTCATTTGATGATGAAGATTTGGCATTGAAACAAACATTTGAATATTATTGGAAAAATGATAAAAAATTTGGATTAGATTTCGAAGAATTTCCAATTTGTAATACAAAGGGAGACGTAAATCTGACATTGAAACTTTTAAATAGATTTTATAAAAAGGGATATCGCGTATTTATTGGTTTTTCACGATCGTCCATTTTAGCAAAAGTACTGGATTGGTTTAAACAACATCCTGATGCAGTTGGAATATCGGCTACATCAGCTGCATACTCTTTAGCTGTTAAAAAAAATATTTATAGAATGATGCCTATTGACGAAGGAATACAAAACTCTCTTGAGGAAGACATAAGAAATGATCCTACTCTAAAAATCTATTACTTATATGAAAAAGATGATGTTTATTCAAGCGATTTCTTAGAATCATTTAAAAAAATCCCATCAATTTCATCAAAGTTGACTGTTTGCGAATTTAGCAAAACGGTCACAACGAATCAACTTGTTGAATGTTTAAAGGATTCGAGACAAAATGACCGTATTATAAACGGACTAGTAGGAATTGACTTTTTGGATATATTTAAAGTCCGGGATTATACCATAAAACCATACATTTATGATAATATCGGATCCAAACATCCAGAGTTTGACGCAACTCAAGCTACTAACTTAACAGGTAAATATTCTTTTTTTTCTTATAAAGGTGTAAACTCATCTTATCTTTGGCGAAAAGGTTCTGAATATTTAAAGTCAAAAAATAAAAAATTTTCTCCTCTTGGTTTAGACGTATTGCAAGTTAACCACTCTTTATGTAATAAACAAAATCCAAATTATTTGGTAGGTCACAGCGGAGTTTTACAATTTCATCCTGTAACAAAAGATCGATTATATTATAGTGTTACTCGTGAAGATTTTAAAAATAATCAATGGTTTATTTCATCGCTAATATTTAATGATCCGATATATAAAGAACAGGTATCAACGCCTTTTGTAAACAATGATTGTATGTGTATACAAATATACAAACCAGTTAAATGTAACGGAAAAACGTATTCTAATTTATGTGAAGCAAAATGTGCTGGCGAACTTGAAGGAAATTGTATAGAAATAAAACCGGAACACCCCCCCACAGTCGTAGTTGATAATATTAAATTCTTTCCATATGTTTGGTCAAATGGTAATTCTATTCCATTTGCTGAAGCCACAGTTTCAGTTGCCACTCACGCCCTACAATATGGAACAGGAGTTTTTGGAGGTATTCGTGCATTACTTAATCCATCCGATAGTAATGAAATTCTGATGTTCCATTTAGACCGCCACTCTCGTATGTTAAGCGATGCTGCCAAAATGATACAAGTCGACATAAGTGAAACTGCAATTCGTGACGCGATTTATGCGTTTCTGAATGCAAATAAACCAACTACATCGATATACATTCGTCCTCTTATTTACACTAGCGATCTTGGTAATTCTCCTCGACTCCATGACATTAAAACCAGTTTCATAATATACGGTATGGATCCTGATTATATATCTTCAAATGAGGTGGTGAGTTGCAGATTTAGTTCTTGGACTCGTCAAGAAGATAGGGGTGCGAAAGTTACAGGTAGATACATCACTAGTTCATTAGCTAAAACTGAAGCTGTAAAAAGTGGTTTCGATGACGCTATATTGTTAAACGCTCGTGGAAAAGTATGTGAAGCCAGCTCTTCAAACATATTCATCGTTCGTGATAATGTATTGATCACTCCCGACGTGAGTGAAAACATTCTCGAAGGTGTCACACGCGCTACTGTCATTGAATTAGCGAAGGCAATGGGTATTCCCGTAATTGAGCGTTCAGTAGATAAAAGTGAGTTATTCATTGCTCAGGAAGTATTTCTCACAGAAACTATCTCCAAAATAGTACCAGTGACAAGAATTGAGAATACATACCTTCCCAGCGCTCGTCCTGTTGCGAAGATGTTGCGGAAACGATTTAATGAGATCACCAAGGGTCTCGATCCTCAATATGAAAAATGGATTACACGTGTACGTTTTGATTAAAAAATAAAATGACTCAAATAAAATAAAATATAAAATATATAAATAAATTATATTTTATGCAATTATGCAAACCTTATATTGTATATTTATACATAATTTGTAAATAAAATAAAACATACAAACTGTTTTATTTTTAATCTACTTCTTCAATATTTGGCCCAGCTGCCCCTTGTGATCCCGATCCCGAATGCGAACTCTCACCCGGACCGCTTCCACCACCATATAACTTGGAAACAATCGGCGTAACAACGCCCTCCAACTTCTTTTGTTCGGCTTCATATTCTTCTGCGTCTGTTCCTGTTCCCGCCATTTCAAGCCAATCAAGTGCAGATTTGCACGCGCCTTCAATCGTCGCGCGGTCATCGTCTGTCAGCTTGTCTTTTACTCCAGATTCACATGTAGAATTCTTTACAGAGTACACATAGTTTTCAAACCCATTTCGCGCATCAATTTTTTTCTTGTGTTTGGCATCTTCTTCCTTATATCGCTCTGCCTCCGAAACCATGCGTTCAATATCGTCTTTTGAAAGTCGGCCCTTGTCATTCGTAATCGTGATTTTGTTTGACTTTCCACCAGCTTTGTCCATTGCATTGACATTGAGAACGCCATTTGCATCCAAATCAAAAGTTACTTCGATTTGCGGAACTCCGCGCGGTGCAGGTGGAATGCCGTCCAGCTGAAATTTCCCCAAAATGTTATTGTCTTTTGTCAGTTGACGCTCGCCTTCAAATACTTGAATTAGAACACCCGGCTGATTGTCCGCATAGGTTGAAAACGTCTGGCTCTTTTTGCACGGAATCGTGGAATTGCGCTCGATCAACTTGGTCATAACGCCGCCCGCAGTTTCAATTCCAAGCGAGAGCGGCGCAACATCAAGCAACAAAATATCTTGTGTTACTTTCGACTGACTGCCCGTCAAAATCGCTGCCTGTACTGCCGCACCATACGCCACTGCTTCATCAGGATTAATCGACCTATTCAGTTCTTTACCGTTGAAGTACTCTGTAAGCAAACTGCAAACCTTTGGAATGCGCGTTGAACCGCCAACTAACACAATCTCGTGAATACTGCTTTTTGACATTTTAGAATCTCTTAGCACACGATCCACCGGATCAATCGTGGAACGAAACAAGTCAATGCACAGCTCTTCAAATTTTGCGCGCGTGATTTTGGTCATGAAATCCGACCCGTCAAACAATGAATCCACTTCAATCGTCGTTTCCGTGGATGCCGACAGAGTGCGCTTGGCGCGCTCACACGCGGTTCTCAGTCGCCTTAGTGCCCGGTTATTTCCACTTGGATCCTTCTTGGTCTTACGTTTAAACTCTTGCACGCACCAGCTCACCAGCCGATTGTCGAAATCCTCTCCTCCCAAATGCGTGTCTCCCGCCGTGGCCTTGACTTCAAAAATGCCGTCGTCAATGGTGAGAAGCGACACGTCGAAGGTTCCGCCTCCCAAATCGAAAATTAAAATATTACTTTCGCCTTGTCCCTTTTTGTCAAGACCGTATGCAATCGCAGCAGCAGTCGGCTCGTTAATAATGCGTAGCACGTTCAGACCGGCAATTGCCCCCGCATCCTTTGTGGCCTGTCGCTGACCGTCATTAAAATATGCAGGCACTGTAATAACCGCGTCTTTCACCACATCGCCCAAATAGCTCTCCGCGGTTTCCTTCATTTTTACCAGAACCATTGCAGAAATTTCTTCCGGTGAAAACGTCTTTTCTTCACCCTTAAAGTTTACCTGAATGTGCGGCTTACCGCCGTCTTTTCCAACCACCTTGAAAGACCAGTGTTTCATATCGTTTTGAATGCTTGCGTCGTCGATTTTTCTGCCGATCAAACGCTTGGCATCAAACACCGTATTTTCTGGATTCATTGACACCTGGTTCTTCGCTGCGTCTCCAATAAGGCGTTCACTTTCCGTAAATGCAACATAGGACGGCGTTGTTCTGTTTCCTTGATCATTTGCAATAATTTCTACGCGCTCGTTTTGCCACACGCCGACACACGAGTACGTTGTTCCCAAATCAATTCCGATCGCTTTTGACATACTTTTTATAATGTATTTTTCTTGTCGTAATTCAATTTAATAATATCCTTTTAAATGAGTTCAATAAATATTTTATTATTATAAAATATTATAAATAGTATCTTTACTTTACTCGCCAATAATGTTTACACCAACAATGTTTACATTGTTTCGTTATAAAATATATTAAAACAATTTAAACCAATTTTTAATATATTATAAAGAATCGAACTTTTAAATATAAGTTTATAAATGAGAACTAAAAAAGTGAATAACATCGCAAAGTCGGAGTCAGAGTCAGAATCAAAAATGTTGTTAAAAAAAGATGAATACAGTGATGCGGTTACAGCTACAGCTACAACTACAACTACAACTACAACTACAACTATACAGAAGGCGGAACCAGAAGTACAAATAAATATTACGGATAATATTGTCATCGACACAATGACGATTGTTGTTGAAAAGAAAAAAAGAGGTAGAAAAAAACTCATCAAACCCGATGCTAGCTCAGATGCGACAGAGTCAAATGTAAATAATGGCGACCATGTTGGAATTTTAAATGTGGGTCCGCCGGATAAAAAGGAGAATAAACCGCGTAAAGTCAGAACTTCGAAACAAGAAAAAGAAAATAAGAAACAGCAGAACTTGTTACAAGCAGCTAATGACGACGATGATGATTTCAATCATGGCAAAAATAACATTCAAGAAGAATGTTCAACTTCAACATCATTTCTCACGACAGAATCGGCATCGGCATCAGCACCAGCACCAGTTATTCATAAAAAACGAGGGCGAAAACCGCGAGGCGGCAAAATCATTCACGAAAATCAAATTCAAAAAAATAACAGTCCGGAAGTTCCAAATATTATATTGCATTTGAAATGCGTTTTATCGGATTTGAAAAAGTCAAATGAAGTAAATTCAAATAAGGTTGACAATTATTATAACGATAAAAAAATGGAAATATTGTGTTATAATGATAATGACCAAAATACCGCATTCTCTTCAAAACCTTCTTCTAACATGGTGGCAAAATATGAAAATGATAATAAAAATAGGACGCATTATAACAAAGACGTTATGAAAGATGAAGAGCGAAAAGAAGAGAACTTGATGTTATCATCGAATTTAAATCAAAAATATGATCCTTCAACTTTTTCTTCGAAAAATATACATCCCACGCCAATTCCAATTCCGGTTGAAACGAATCCTTCAAATGCGGTTCCGTTTTATTTTTCAGATAAAGAACTAACTCATGGTGACTGTGGATTAGATTGTAAAGATACAAATAACAAAGAAATATGGAAAAAAATCTCACAACTTAAATTAAATTTTCATAATAATGACGCGCTCAGCGTGCAGCGTTCATCGTGTTTCTGGGACACTTGTGAGTTTGACACACCGCCAATTTATATTCCAATGTCAACAACCAATGGGTATGGCTGCTTTTGTCACCCGGAGTGTGCTGTTGCTTTTTTAATGAATGAAAATATTGACACGTCTGTTAAATTTGAACGATATCATTTATTGAATTCGATATACTGTCCGATATACAACTATAATAAAAGCATTAAACCTGCGGCGAATCCGCATTATTTATTGAATAAATTTTACGGAAACTTGACAATTAACGAGTTTCGAAAACTGTTTCAGTGCGAACAAGTTGTTTACATGGTGAATAAGCCGCTGACAAACGTGTTGCCTGAATTATATGAAGACAATAATGATTTTTTTATTGGAAATAAAATTATTCAAAACAACATGATTGAAATTAAAAAAAAGGGAACTAAGAACGCCAAATCTTCCATTATAAACGAAGTGTTTGGTATAAGGTAAAATTTAAAAATTAATATTCTTGTTTATATTTAATAAAAATTGATCTTTTATTAAATAATTTATTTTTTGAAAAATAGTTGAGAATATTTTCATCCAATGGAAATAATTGAGAAGTTGCCAGATGATATCATTTTATATATTTACACAATAATTCTGAAGAGATATCGGTTTTATAAAGGCGAGCTCATCAAACTCATTGATGTAGACAAATATTCATTTTTAGAAAAATACGTTTGTCGTCGAGCTGTTAGTATTTGCAAATCATACAATACTTATTCGGCAGATGTTATGGGTGGTATAGATGTGAATGAAAAAAAATATCGTATACAATATTCCATTCCAAATGTAATCGAAATTGTAAATAGAAAAGAGCTATATATAGATGATGACATGATTTGTATGGAATTAACAGAAAATGATAACGATAGTTCATTGCATTATGAAATTTCAAGATTTCGACTTAAGCGGATTGAGAATATAAATAATAAAAAATTGCCCACAATCTATCACAGGGGTGAACTGGCTGATTATGACTGGGATGTGATTTGTTATTCTTACAACATATGAATGAGATAACAACCATTTAATATAAAAATGTTAATATTTTGAGTATATTGAGTATATTATCGTTTTGAATTTAATCTATTTTCTCTTTTGTTATTTTTACATTGTTTTCATTTTCATCTTTTGATGCATCCATTTGTTCGTTTTGTTTTTTCATTTCTGTAGCTTTTTTTATTTCTTCTATTTTTTTTGCTCTCTCTTGCTGCATGATGAAATTTCGCGACCCCGAGTCCATAATGTCTCGTATCACCGAAAAAACTTTTTGATTTTTTGTTTTTTTTGCATTTTCATCTTTTTTGGGCGCAATGCCTAGGTATTCGCCAACAACCTTCATCACATCATTGTTGCACGCTTCTAATTTTTGAGTTGCTTCGCTTTCATCATAGTTTGTTTGGGTCATAATAAATTGAATTTGTTGTTTTTGACGATATTCCATTCTTTCTTTCAACAACTCGTTTCTTTTTTGGTGTTCTTCCTTTCTTTTTTCTACATCATTGAAATCGGGTATCGAAGTTGGAACCGGGCTTGGAACCGGGCTTGAAGTAGCGGACTGACTATTCACAATCATTTCGTTGTTTATTGAATTATATTATACACTATTGTATTAAATATTTTTTAAATCATATTAAACAAACATTTATATTATATATATCGTAGTTATCGTAGATAAACTAAAATTTAAATGAGTAGCGAAAATATAAAAAATAAAATTGTAAATGTTCACGGGGTAAAGTTTGATATATCTTCAATATTAAATGATGTTACCGTTTCAATTCAAAACAATATTCAAAAATCATTGGACTGTGCTTTGAAAGATTATGAGTTGTATAAATCGACGCATGATGCTATACTCCAGATACCATTTGTTCGAGAACTTTATATCCAAAATCAACAATTGATTTCTCAACTTGAAATGTTGGAACAACCGCTACAGTCGCAGTCAATTCAATTAAAGATTGATGAACTTTCACTGCCGTCATCTCCTGTGGTAATGCATTCATATTTTCAAATTGATCCTAATGATGATAATCCTTTTGCAAACAATGAAAATAAAAAATTATCAAGCGCAAGCGAAGAAGAGGAAGAAGAAGAGGAACAAGAAGATGAAGAAGATGAAGAAGCAGTAAGCGCAAGCGCAAGTGAAGCAGATGAAGAAGAAGTAAGCGCAAGCGAAGCAGAAGCAGAAGAAGCAGAAGAAGAGGAGGATGAAGAAGAAGAAGAAGAAGAAGAAGAAGAGGAAGAAGAAGAAGCAGTAAGCGCAAGCGCAAGCGCAAGCGCAAGCGAAGCAGAAGCAGAAGCAGAAGCAGAAGAAGAGGAAAAAGTAGTAAGCGCAAGCGAAGCAGAAGCAGAAGAAGAGGAAGAAGCAGAAGAGGAAAAAGTAAGCGCAAGCGCAAGCGAAGCAGAAGCAGAAGAAGAGGAAGAAGCAATAAGCGCAAGCGAAGAAGAAGAAGCAGTAAGCGCAAGCGAAGCAGAAGCAGAGGCAGAGGCAGACGAAGAAGAAGAGACAGAAGAAGAAGCAGAAGAAGAAGTATATGAAATTGTGATTAAAAATGTTACTTATTTTACAACAAATGAAAATGATGGAGATATTTATTCATGTGTAGAAGGTGATGTTGGCGAAATTGTAGGAAAATTTAAAAACAAAAAACCGACGTTTACGAGACGCAAATAAAATATTACAACTATATATGAAATGAAACATTCAAATATTAAAATAAATGAAAGTGAATTATTTAAAAAATATAAATCTTCTTACAAATCTGCATTTTTAGATTTATCAATACACACTTTTTATTTATCTTCAGCTTTTTATTTATTGTGGTTTTTTAGAGATAGTTGGTTTAGTTTATTTACAATACCGATAATGGCATTACTGAATATAAAAACATTTATAATTTTTCACGATTGTGGACATCATTCATATTCTCCAAGTAGAGCATTTAATTATATTATTGGAATAATAACAGGGATTTTAGTTCAAACACCATTTTCTTGGAACATTAGACATGATACACATCATGCAACAAATGGAAATATAGATAATAAATATAAATGGAAATATAACGAACATATTTATCTTACGCTATCTCAATATAATAAACTAAATGTTATAAATCGTTGGGTATTTAGGTTTATTATAACTCCTGAAGTATTTTTCTTATTCGCACCGTTATTGCACTATTTTATACTAGAACGATTTTCGTTTATTAAATTAATTTTTAGAAAATTTAGGAAAACGCCTATTAAATTATATTGGTTTTTCGAACAAATATTTAATGATATTGGTGTGTTGTATCTAAATTATAAATTATATGAAAATTCGTTGTTAATACATTGGGTTATGATAGCTATTATATCGGGTGCTATTGGAGTTGCACTATTTCACTGTCAGCATACATTCAATCCTCCGTATATCGTGAATAATGAAACATATAGTCAACGAGATAGTGGTTTACTTGGAAGTTCTTTTATTCAAATCCCATATGTCTTGAAATATTTTACTGGTGGTATAGAATATCACCACATACATCACATGAACTCAAAAATACCAAATTATAATTTACAATATTATCACGAAGAGGTAGTTTCAAACAGTAATATGTTTGATGATATTGTAAAATTATCTATTACTGAATGTTATAATAATTTATGGCTTGTTCTTTATGACGAAGATAAAAAAAAATATATTACTTTTAAAGATGCAGATATAGATGATAAACTACAAAAAAAAATAATTTAAATATACACAATCAATATTTATGTTTACTGTAACAGTTTCAAATGAAATTTAAAAACTATAAAAAATAAATAAATATAGAAATGAATAGTTAAGTAAAAATAATAAAAGTTTGTTAATTTTTATTATTTTTATAGTTATATAGTATATTATATACATATTTTTTATAAATCGTTAGAATCGAATTATTGAATATCAAAATCGTTATACCATGATTGTTGAATATATTTGTCCACCCGCAATATTATATTTAGCTTTTTCAGTAACTCAAATTATAATTGATATTTTTAGAGGTGATACAAATACCGCATTTTTGAAATTTATTGTAATGATCATATTTACTGTGGTTTTAAATTTGTTATGCAGCGTAGGACTGGGCGTCATTTCATGGTTTATCGTTTTTATTCCGTTTATTTTAATGACATATATTACCACCGTTCTCGCCTTTGTATTTGGAATACCAAAGAAGGATAACTTACGACCCGAGCGAAAATCACGCGAAGATCATGAGCGCGAACGAAATCACAACATTGTTGGCGGATGCGCCGGAACGCAATATGGATGCTGCTATGATGGAACTACAGCTAAGGTGGATTATCACGGCTCGAACTGCCCTCACAAACCTCGACCGAAACCCGATCCACAACCTCATCCTGAACCTAAGCCGCCTCATCATAAAAAAAATATTGGCAGTTGCGCAGGAGAACAATATGGGTGCTGCGAAGACGGTGCATCAACAAGGCCTTGTCCTCAAGGAATGGTTCCAATGCCTAGCAATGAACCAGCCCCTTCATCGTCGTCACAATCTAATTTGATTGGCGCGTGTGCCGGTAGCGAATTCGGTTGCTGCTCAGATGGAAAAACATATGCCATCGCGAAACCATGCAAGGACGGTCCGATAATATAAATGTATGTAACATCTTTCATTTTATGAATTTATTTATTATTTTATTATTCATAAAATTAAATGGATCATAAAATTAAATGATCAATACATTCATGAAATAAAATATATATTTATGTAAAATATATAAAAATAATATGATATTATATATTATAGTATTATAAATAATATCATATTATTTTTTATTTACATGAATATGTTTACAGTTTGTCAAAATATAAAAAAAACGTACCACGATAATTGTAATGAATTTGTTATAGCAGAATTAGCAGAAATCGAGTTAAAATTTATTGCATTGTTTATGGGATTGTCTGGAATTATTTATTTAAAAAACAATAGAGAATTGCTTTCAGAGATTTTATTTCAAGTTGGTTATAAATCATTTTTAGCAGTAACAAAAATATCCAATGCATACAGGAGAATTAAAAATTATTTTGTTTCTTCCGAATCTGTAACCACCGGTAAAAAGAAGGCATATATTTATGATGAAGTAAAAGTAATAAAAAATGGAGTTCGTCATGCATCATTCGAAACGATGGAGACATTTAAAGAATCATCTTATTTAGGAAATCCAAATGATTATTATGACCTCGAAGAAGTTGTAGAGGAATCCGCTTCTTCTTCTTCCTCATCTTCTTCTTTTGATTCTGATCTTGTTTCTTCTTCATCGCCATCGCCATCGCCACCTTCTTCGCCATCTTCTTCATCTCCATCATCTACGTGTCAATTGGCGTCAGTAGAACATTTATTTGTAATGGAAAATAATGAATCTAATAACACGGTCGAGTTTAAAACATTTGATTTCATAATGCATACAAATTACATGTATCCCGAGTCAACCGAAATATCGAAACAAAATTACACAAAGATTTATAGAACATTCACGGAAAATGATTTTTACGCAGACAAGACCGCGTATGAAACGTCAAATGCGGAAATGATTATTTGCAATTTAGAAATAGACGGCGACGACACTGAAACTGAATATGAAATCGATTTGTCACAACCTTATAATTTCAATGTTGTTGGAAATCTCGTTTTGGATGAAAAATTTGTGCATTGGTATATACTTAAAAAATACAATTATGCAATTGAACGCTCTATAAATTATAAAATTACCTGCATTACAAAGGATATTAAAACATTTCAACTCGACCGATCGTCCGGTTTGCGCGTCCACTTTAACGAATATGAAGAGGTCCATCAATTAATGTGATGTCTTATCAAAAATTATCCGTATGTTCTAAACAACTTATCCATAAATAAATTATTACCATAATTAATATTAGTATTTGTATGGTGTTTATTGTGTGCTTCTGATAAATACTTATATCCAGCATGTGATAAAATTGATTCAGTTAAAATAAATATAAACCATATTTTTGCAGTTATTGTCGTCGAACATATAAAAAATACAGGGAAGACAAGAGGAATTGAATTGCTAAATAACATATCCCATTGGTCCACATAAAGAGTAGCAACTGAAACAGGTATTGTTACACTATGATGTAGTTTATGAAAACGTTTATATAAAAATGGAATATGAACTATTCTATGAAAAATGTAAAATAAGATTTCAGTAATAATCGCCGTTAATACTAGTTCGAAAATACAATCAGTTATATTAAACCGAGTAGTATATAAGGGATCCAGATTAACTAAGTGAACGGCTATAACTCCAAAAGGTATCGGCGATATAATAACATTTTTAACAACAATTGGTAGATATTTTTGATATAAATTTAATAATTCTATTTTGGGTAAAGAAATAATTTTATATTTACTGCTTATATCGTAATATGATATATCAATTACATAATGGAAAAAAACATTAATAAAGTAGGTAAATGCAAAATATGAATAAAAATCATAAAACTGGTATAATTTTTCAAACATTATATGTATGTTTTTATAGTGCTTTAATTTACAATGTTCCACAAATTCTAATATATATTATATTTATAATATTTATATTAATTAATTTAAAAATCAATATAAATATATTATATTATTAAAGTTATTATGGCATCGTTCGAAGTAATTCAAACAACGTTGACAGATAGAGGAACTAAACGCCGCACACAAAATAATACTACTACTACTACCACCACTAGCGCCAATAATAAAAATATGACTACTGTCAAATCAGCCCATTCTGAAAATAGTAATACAAATATTTTCAAAAAAAGTTCCGATTCGGAATCGAAAGAATCAAAAGATGTTGTTGTTTCAGCAAATTCAATATTGCACGACCTATCGGATTCATGGATTCTTTGGGCGCATTTGCCTCACGATACCGATTGGAGCTTGAAAAGCTATATGAAGATTTATGAATTTAATACCGTAGAACAAGCCATCACAATCACGGAAACGCTGCCGCCCGTTTTGGTCACCAACTGTATGCTGTTTTTGATGCGAAAGGGCATTAATCCGATTTGGGAGGATGAACGAAACCGTAACGGCGGTTGTTTTTCATACAAGATTCCAAATAAGGACGTGCCTGACGCGTGGAAACAGCTATCGTATTCGCTGGTTGGAGAGACCATGTCCGATAATAAGAAATTGTTGCCGCACATCAACGGAATCACCATTTCTCCAAAAAAGAATTTTTGTATTATAAAAGTGTGGCTCGCAAATTGCTCGTTTCAAGACGCGGCAGTTATTCGCGAAGTCCACGGAATCACTTCACATGGTTGTTTGTTTAAACGACATGTGCCGGAGTATTAGATTCTATTTGATAAAAAAGATAAATTAAATATTTTATTTTTTTTATTTTATTTATACATATTATAACAACATAACAATGAAAACAAACAAATTAAATTTAAGAAGTTATCGAATGATTCGAATGAATAAAGCTTTAGATTCACGAGGGGGTGCTGCTATTTCTGGTTTGGGTGTTTCTGTTGAAAGCTTTAGACAACCAGCTTCGGAGGGGTTCCCTGTCGGTAGGTGAAAACCCTATAATTCCAATTGAGTGATAAAACGATACGATTCGAACTATATAGTTATCCAGACCAAAAACTTATATACCTACCCGCTTTAACACTTGATAACAAAATGATAGTCGCCAATTTGTTTTTTATCACGAATGTATCTGCTCATTTTTGCAGCACATACATTCTCTGAAATCGCCGCATCTGCAATACTGTCCCATGTTCCAACAAGCTCGTTGGTTTTGATTTCGCGTTTTTCTACGACTTTTCCGGTTGTATTTTTGTTCGATTTTTGAACTTGTTCCGTTTGTTTGATATAATCTTCCATCAGCGATAATCCGTAATATCCTTCATTGACTCCATGCTCTGTCCACACGGTCGCTTTCAGCGCATACGGACACGCATTCAAATATCCTTTGAGTTCCTTCAATTCGACTTCATCAGGTGCGCATGCGCGATTCACGGACTGTTTCCATTTTTTATATTCTTTCAACAATACAGAATTCAGAATTTTGCCAGTATCTGAAAACTTGCACATTTGAAATAAAAATGTTTCGACTGGTGGCGCATCGACAGTCGCGAATTTCTTTTTATACTCTGCTTCTCTCAATTTAATGCCAATGTAACAATGCGCATTTTGTTTATTGATCGTCATGCGCTTCGGCTGAAATCGCGTATCCATATAATCCTTGAAAGCGTGGAATATTTCTTTTCTGGGTTTTGTTTGTCTCCAAAGGCGAAATCGTCCTTCCAGCTGAACCGACGATTCATACACGTCCGAACGAACAATGCATTCGGCAGAAACAAACTCGTTAAATAGTGCCGTGAATTCAGCACTTGTAGTCGCTGCATCATTCATCGCTTCCTCGTTTATTTCGGGTTCCGGGAAAACCGTGTTGTCATTTTCTTCTTTACGGAATGATTCAATGACCGCTTTTTGTTTTTTAACCATTTCTTGAAGTTTATCGATTTCAATTTTAGCTTTATTATAATTTCCCGTCATCAATTCAAAATCTGTCGATAAAGTATCATTTTGGCTACGCAGCGTTTTGATCTCATTCTCCATTTTTGTGAAGTTTTCAATGCATAATTTTCTCGAATCAATAATGTCTTGAATGTATTTTTTCAATTTATCAATCGTCAAATTCACTTCATCATATGCAACGATTTCAGTTTTGCATTTGTCATTCACTCGAATCATGCGTAAATGTTTTTGAATTTTTGGGTGCTTCTTCATGAGATTCTCAATCTCGGTCTTGTTTTGCACGCGGTATGCAGATACCAATCTAAAATTTATATACTTTTTGCGGTGGTCCAACACTCGATTCGATAAATCATTCGAAATGCCAAACTTTATCAACTTTTCTCCTTTTTCGTTCGTGTTGTCAATTGTACCGAAATAAACACACTCGGTATTCTGCGGAAACTGTGCAATAATCACTTGTTCAACCGCGCGACTTTTTTCTTTTTCTTTGGTGGTTTCAAGGGATGCTAGCTCTTCTTGTTTTTTATCGATTTCTTTTTGCATATTGTAAATACCCGTAACTCGAATTTCTTTTATCACATCACAAACCCAATTTTGAAATTTTTGGGCTATCGGCTTCCTCGAACGAAACAGCACTTTATATAATCCTTTTTCTGTTAAAAATGTTATATCTTGATTGCCACCAAGGGTGTTCATACTATGAACTACCTTCTCAGATTCATCAAAATCCATAATTGATGTTCTTATATTACTAATTTCAAGAACCACTCCAACGTCGCTTGCTCGAAAGAGTGGGTCGTTTACTGTTCCTTTTATAACGATTTCTGTATGCAGATCGTTTGAGTTGAATGCTCTTACTATATCCATATTGATAGGGTGTTTATATACGATTAACAACCTTTTGTCTTTATATTAATTTTTCAATTTATATTTAATTATTTTAACTAACAGTTGATGTACATAGTATGTACTCCCTTTGTTTTCTCTTTCGCTCGGATGAGCAATTTTGCTTTTGCTTTTTAAAATCAAAAGCAAATCCTATTACCATTTATTTTTTCTCACGTTAATTTTAGGCCCTGAACCTTTTTTGTTGATGTTTTTAGGGTCATATGACTCCTCTTCGTCATCAGAATTTAAATCCTTGCTCATCTCCCAGAATTCTTTACTACCGAGTTTAAACGGCCCGTGCTGTTGCGCCTTGTACCAGAAAATTTGGTCCTGTAGCTTATTCGACTTGGCATTATTGTTTATCACCAAACACTCGAAGTTTTCAGTGCATTGATCCATCACCTGACAAAATGACTCAAACGTCGGAAACATACCCGCATAATTTTCATAGATACGTTTTCGATTACCAATATACGGCTCTCGCAGGATAAATACGTAATCAATATTGGTTCTCAAATTTGGCGGAATGCCTAAAGGATATTGCATTGTGATGACCAGCATAATCTTCCAATGACGACCATTCATAAATAGGAGGCGCATCATAGTGTCGCGGGTCCATTTATTATCGAACAAGCAATCGTCGAGAACGACAAATGTTCGGGGGTCTATGGTGCTCCGTTTGTATGATTCCATTTCTTTTTTGACTTGTTTTAGGACCGCTTTTTGTCGTTTCAGGATATTTTCAATGATGGCGGTATTGTATGCGTCATGGATAAAAAGTTTCGGCACGTGTTCTCCGAAGAATCCGTTTCCTGCTTCTGTTCCTGAGATGACGGTTCCGATGGGGATGTCCTGGTGGTAATACATTAGGTCTTTTACTAAAAAACTTTTACCGGTATCACGACGACCGATGAGGACGATAACGGGACCTTTATTTTCGTCGGGTCTAAAGCTGATGGAGCGCATATCGAATTTTCCTAATTCTAAATTCATTTGGATTTATATTTGTTAGAGAGAGAAGAGAGAATAATAATAAATATAAAATGCGAATAAATTAAATACAATTATAGATATGTATGATATAATGAAACAATATATTTGGTTAATTTAAACTCATTTTTTTAATACAATAAATAAAATATAATATATAAGATAAATAAGATAAAATAAGACAAAACAATGTCAACAAAAAAATATAGAAATTGTAAAAATTGTAAAAATTGTAAAACAAGGAAGAGGTTTTTATACAATCCGGATGATCCTAAAAAATCATTTGATGTGTATATAGATAAAAATCCGAGGGATACGATACATATAAAGTATACAACGGTGGACGATGTAAAGACGACAATTCGCAAATTGGAGCGGCTTTATAAGGATAAAAAATATACACATAAGCGTATATGGCAGGTGGGAATGATTATGAAGGTCCGATTAGAAGTGTTGCGAAATAAAAAGCCAAAGGAGTATCATTTAGCTAAAAAGTATTTTGATTTTCTTAGCGAGAGAACAAAAATGGACGATAAGGATCGATACAAGGCGACATTTTTTTAATATGTATAATATAATAAATAATATAAGAGTAACTAACTATAAAAAAGAAATATTCTTATGAAAAATAAGTTTAAATACTTGTATTTTTCTATGTATAGACAATATTAATTTATTTTATAATTTTTATTTTCAAGTAATAATTATTTTATTTTATTTTATTTCATAATTAAAGTATTTTCTCTCAATCTCTCTAGAATATGTCCTGTAAAAAAAATGCATTTGAGCTCTATTATCAAAAGCCAAGAAACGAGAATCTTCTTAAAAATTTAGAAGAAACGCGCATGGGACTTTCTCATTGTCAGAATTTCATTCCATTGTATTCCACATTTTTTTCTTTGAACGACACAAACTATAATTCCATTAATTTGAACCAAACATACAGCGTGCAGTCGATTGTTTATAGTGGTTCTGGTTCTGAAGAACAAGAACAAGATGATCGCCATTTTAAAAATATTGCGAATGCAAGTGTTAAAAAACGGGATGATGATACCGTCGTCGACGTTCCTGTATTTTTCAAATTCTCTCCGCTTTTGGATCCGATAAAATATTTAGCAGGCAACTATGATACGCAAAATGAAGCGCTGCTCCATCTTCCTGAATTGCATTCTTTGCCGATTCCTACTAATTCCAGCCACGATAAAAGTTCTGATAAAAGTTCTGATAAAGTGAAAGAAAGTCATTATTGTCATTCAAAGATTTTGGACCCGAATAATTCCGCGTATGTTGACGGATTTTTCTCGTATTTATCGAGCCAGCTGTTGCATGCTCATGATTTTATACACGGCATTGATTTTTATGGTTCGTATTTGGCGATTCAGAAAGATTTCATCGTGAATATATTTGACGACCAAGAGTATTTGATGAAGAACGAGTTTTTTAAAGATAAGAATGGACTGCTGTTTTATTATGACGAATCAGAATGTGAAAAGTTTTTGGAATGGAGTCAAGAGAGAAGAGAGAAAAAATGCAAACAAACAAAAAGTTTAAATTCCAAAATAAAAATATTGAATGCGATCGAGATTGTAGCCGAAGAATTGCAGCAAGAGCAACAACCACATCAAGAGCAACAACCAGAACAACCAGTTGGCAACGATGTGTTGGAAGAACTCGCGCTTGTCGATGTATCCAATTCTGATATTTTTAATATTGATGATGATGATAAAGAGGAAGAAGGAGGGTGGAAAAAAGAACATGACGAAAATAAAAATCATGCAATAAAGATAGGAGGATGTGATTCCGATGATGCGTCGTCGTCATCTTCATGCTCTTCGCGCTCGTCGCATACAACCAATGAATCTCTTTATAATATGAGCGACAGCGATTCAGCGAGCCAAGGTAGTGACTATAACAGCGAAGAGGAAGGCGAAGAAGGCGAAGGTGAAGAAGAAGAAGAAGAAGAGATTCTGAATGCCACCATTTATAATTTCCCGGTGGAAGTGATTGCGCTTGAACGCTGCAAGCAAACGCTCGATGACTTGATGGTGGAAGACGCGCTTTCCGACGAAGAGTGGGAGGCCGCGCTCATGCAGATTGTAATGACGCTGGCAACATATCAAAAAGCGTTTGCATTTACGCACAACGATTTGCACACCAATAATGTCATGTTCAACGAAACCGATAAAAAATTCATCTATTATTCATTCAATAAAAAGTTCTACAAGGTTCCGACGTTTGGTAGAATCTTTAAAATTATCGATTTTGGCCGCGCCATTTACAGATTCAATTCGAAGCTGGTGTGCAGCGATAGCTTTCACAAGAGCGGAGATGCCGCGACTCAATATAATTGTGAGCCATATTACAATGACAAAAAACCACTTGTTGAACCGAATTATAGTTTCGATTTATGCAGATTGGGATGTTCCCTTTTTGATTTTTTTATTGACGATATAGACGAAGTAGATGCCGAGTGTAAAAAGAGCCGACTGGTTGCGCTTATTGTTGACTGGATTACGGATGATAATGGTCGCAATATATTGTATAAACAAAGCGGTATTGACCGGTATCCAGATTTTAAATTGTATAAAATGATTGCAAGAACGGTTCATAATAAAGTCCCGTCTCAGCAACTTTTGAAACATGCCGTTTTTACACAGTATGAAATCCCGCAAAAAAGTGTGAAAAAATCAATGACAATACTAGACATTGATGCAATTCCGAGTTATATTTTGAATTCGTCAAATCAGCAATAATATTGTTAGCTGGTTAGTTTTTTTTCTTATTATTATAATATAAATAAATAAATAAATAAATGAATGGATTCGAAGGTTTTTGACGACGATTTAGGTGGTTTATATGATTTTGATTCAGGGGCGGGAGCTTTCGGTGAGAGAGCGTTCGGTCAGAGAGCTTTTGACTACGACGACGACGACGACAGATTTTTAGATGGAAGCGACTTACCCGAAAACGATGTCTTCGTTCAAGATGATGAGGGAATTCAAGGAGAAATGCCTCTAGATCCAAGAGATCTAAGAATAGCGCGGAAAATTGAAACTGCGCGGATAGCACAAGCCAATCGAGATGCTGCTTCTCTCGAGAAACGCAAACTTGCAGCCAAATTAAGAATTGAACCGATTCAACATTTGGATCACGTGCACAGCTCTCGATCGAATATAAATAGTTGTATGGTTTGCGCAATGAATGTGAAAGCTTTTTACGAACAACGCGGTTCTGATATTGATTTTGCCATGGTAGATTCTCGTTGGCCAATACATATATGCAAACACTTAAAGCCAAACGCTAGATGCGCTTCTTGTGATGGTGTGTCGTTGTGTATACATAATAAAGAAAGATTTCGTTGTCCGACTTGCGGGAATGCAATGTGTCGTGATCCTGCGCATGAAATATATCGCAAAGGTAAACCTTTACGAAAAACTGCCTGTAAAGGTTGCAAAGACGCAAAAGGTCCCAAGAGTGTTTTTGAAGCAGCGGGCGGTAAAGGAAAAAAGCATTCCATGAAAAGAAGAAAGCATTCGATAAAAGGAAAGAAGAAGCATTCCATGAAAAGAAGGAAGCATTCGATAAAAAGGAAAAATTAAATCATTCGTAATTCCGTAATTTCAAATATAATAATTATACAAACAATTATACAAACAATTATACAAACAATATATAAATTTTTTATTATTAAACAATATATATAGGTATAGATATAGTTATTATAGTATTATAATTATTATAAATATTTAATCAATGGTTGTAAATACTCCGGTTGTAAATACTCCGAAACAGAATGCTCCGCTGAACTTTAGGACATCCAATTCACTTACCACGACAAAAGTGCCTCATTATGCTACCAAGGTCGCCACTGCAAACAGTTCGGTTCCTGGACTGCATCGCCCAAATACAAATGGTGTTCCTTCAAATATAAACCAGCACGATTTTGAAGGCCCCGAATTTAACGCGCGCCCTATAAAACACTGGAGGCGCCAACACATTCCCACCACGGTTGCCAACACGTTAGAAGCAGCTTCAAACGCATCGTCAGGTCGGCGAACTGCGACGGTTGGACTTCTCATGGACCGCCCGGGCGCAGTTTCATATCTGGGTTATAATTCGGACTGCAAGTGCGTTGAACCTGGCGGAAATTCGTATACGATTAGCGAGCAATTCGGTGAAAATAAAAAGGTATCCGGCACCCTTCTTGAAAATCAAGTTGAAAATAAAGGTTTTATAAGCATTGGACAAGGAGACCACGCGTACGAAATCAATACCGGTATTTACGAGACCAAGCGCATTTGCTGCAACCCGCAAAACAATGTGATTCGAAGCGCATCGACGCTTTTAAGTCGGGCGTATTATTCCGACACGACCGGGTATCTGAAATCGCGTTGTAAAACGTACCAGCAAAATGCGTCTATTAATCGCGCAGCAAATGTCCAATATACTGGCGCAGATCAAGAGTTGTTATGGCCAACCAACAGCGCAACCGGTCCTCAAGTGTATCGAACGAATGACACATATCAACCGCGCGTAAATCCGTATACGTGCGATAATACTGGCGGTGCATCAACCGTTATTTTCAAACCGAACAATCGCCAGTACTCAATTCAAGGTGCGGTGGATAGCAGCACGCGAATCGAGAAATTAAAGTTGAATACGATTAATACAAATGCCAACTCTCTTAGAACCGTGTTTGGAAACGAGGCGGCAAGCGCGTGCAGGTTTACGGGAAGCAGCGACACGCCTTTTTTCTTGAAAAACAAGTATCAACCGCCAATTTGCAGTCAGACCAACACGGTGAGTACGTATCGACAGAACAAACGCATATGCAGTTTATAACATTTTTTCACAATAACGTATCTAAACCTGAGGCGGAATAATGCTAACATTGTTATCTAAATAAGGACATTTTACTGCGCTGGGGTTAAATGCAAAACAGTTGTCGGCCATATCCTTGTATTGAAACATGTCCTGATTATCCACCGTGGGATAGACGACAACCGAACGCTGAGACGGCGAAGATAAGTGAATGAAGAGCATGCCTACAAGAAAACTGATGATGAATGTTTTTATAGAGAGATACTTCATATTATTTAATATTATTTATTATACAAACGATGAAAATGAACGAGTAATGCTTTTACTTTTACTTAATATATACAATAGATAAAAATATATTGTATGAAATGAAAACTTGGAAATATAAATAGAAAAATAAAGGGAAAATAAAAATAGTATATAATAATAAGGATTAAATAATTTAAATAATAATACTAAAATCATGATCAACATACAAGAATGGATGCACAAGTCGAACAGCAAATACATTATATCAATTATTCTCGGGCTTGGACTGGCTGCATTATTTAGAAAGGCGTGCAAGGATGGAAACTGTATTCATTTTGAATCGCCGCCAATCAAGGATGTAACCGGGGGACAAATCTATAAATACGGCAACGAATGTTACAAGTATAATATTTTGACCCAAAAATGCGACCAAAATAAAAAAACGGTGGAATTAAGTAATGGATTGCGTAATATGCTATAGTATAATTTTATTCCATATATTTAGAAGAAAATTATAAGAATTCGTTTTAGTTAGTTAGGTTTAGATCGACAGAGAGAATTATAGTAAGGATTTAAGGATTTAAGGATATTATAAAAAGTATAAAAAGTATAAAAAAATGAGCGACACTACAAGCATCGATGATTTGCCCGGGGTTCCTGCATTAGCTACACACGGGTCCGGGATTGTTCAAACCCCGGAAATTCCGGTTCAAACGTATAATCCAAATATAGCGGGAACACCTATGCAACAACAACAACAACAACAACAGCAACAGCAACAAGGCCCTCCTCCACAAACGACCGTAGCAACAAATATGAACGTGAACGAATTTGTTTCGGGGTTGCAGCGCGCCACGTCTTCCGGATTAACTGCTTTGCCGATACGCGATGTTCCGAGAAACACCGAATCCGTCGTTTCGGATGAACAAACTGTTCCAAATTATATTCCAAGAGACCCGGTAGATTATATTAGAGAACACCACGAAAATTCTCGTTCTTTTATGGACCATCGCGCTAAAACGGCAAACCAATCAGAATCACTCGACGTCATTTATGACACGCTGCAAGTGCCGATTCTTCTGGCCATTCTGTATTTCACTTTTCAACTTCCGGTCATGCGTAAATACTTGCTTTTATATTTACCCAGTATTTTTAACAAGGACGGCAACCACAATCTTTCTGGACTGCTTTTTATAAGCGTTTTATTTTCTTGCACGTATTATGGTATCAACTTTGTTCTAAACCAGTTTGTTTTGGAATCTGAATAACCAGTTGTCAATTTTCCTAAAACATCTTATTTATTTTTATTCCTTTACATGTTCAATTCGATTTGATCTCCTCCTCCGCCTTTCATTTTCTTTGCTGAACGCCCCCTTGATTTCCTTTTTGTTGAACCGAATTTGCCTTTTTTGGTAAAATAGCCATATTTTTCAAGCCGCATTTCTTTTTTGGCGGTAAAATGTTTTTTTTTACTAACAATGTATCCCTCTTTACTGTAAACCAGCTGATTTTTTGTAAGTTCGCCGGTTGTCATGTATGCAGTTCCGTTCATAACCTGAGTTCGTGATCCGCGAATTTTTTGGTATGCATTTCCTTTAATATTGTATAATCCGGTTTTTTCATCTCTCGTGTACCCCATTTTTATATTTAATAATTTAATAATTTAATTATTTAATAATTTATATATAATATATAATAATACTACAAAATATATTTTTATTTTAAATAATTTTTTTAATTGAATAATTATTTAAATGTTTTTTTATGAAACTATTATATCATTTATCATGATTTGATAGTTACTGACTTATTTTTCCTTAATGCTTTTTGTGCGACTTGCGGCGGTGAGATTTCTTGCTACGCGTTTTCTTGTCTCCAACAAAAACGGAACCGAATTTGCCTTTACCGATGGGCACCCATCCGGCTTTTTTGAGACGATTTTCACGTTTGGCAGTCGCATGCTTGCGCCTGGAAACGATTCGACCGTACTTGTTATACATGAGATGTTTTTTGGTCAAACCGCCTACAGTTTTATATGCAGTGCCGTGCATAACTTGAGACCTGGAACCTCGAACAACGGAATACGTATGTCCGGCAAGGTGGTACATTCCATCAGAACCTTTCTTCACCATTTTTTGTTAAGTTAATAAAACCTTCTAAATATTTATAAATATCTATTTATAATGTATCATAAGAAAATAAAATATTTTTACATGAATTAATTATGAAAATTAAATGTAGTAATCAAAATGTAGTAAAATGTATCAAATAAATAATGTCAACAACAGCGCGAAAAACAAACGGCTTGAGGGCCGCCGACTGCCGGACCAACGCTACAGTTTTGATACGGCATGTAACGATTGGTGGATGAATATCCGGGTCCGGAACCACCTGGACAACCCGCCCATTTTCCGAAAGCGTTCAACGGACGGTTCGCGTATTGGATTCGACCTCCGCCCTGAAAGCGCGACGTGTTGATAATAATGGTATTTCTTATATACCTTGGAACCAAACTTGTATTCGCGTTATCTATATTGTATTGAAAAACGGGAAGAGGACAATTTCCTCTGCATAAACTTCGTCCTTTAATGTATACCATTTTTCTATTTTTATTATTTTTATTTGTATATACTAGATATATTTTTATTTATATAAATATATCATCAGCCGAAATAAAAATGAGATAAACCTTTTATAAAATAAAAATATTATTATAATATTACATTACAATTTATCTTTTGGTTATGTAAAAAGTAAAAAACATTATTAAACTAATTTTTACTTTTTACTTTGTCTTATTTTTATTTTTCGGTTGGTGTAATATCTTTTATTTTTTCTTCTAATTTATTTAATAATTTTTGAAGTATAACTGGAAGACGATCTTGAAATTTACTATAAAAATATTTAATTTGTATAATGTATTCTCTCCAGCAGTTAACATCCACATCTAAAATAGATTGGATGTCATCTTTTGAAGTGGTTAATGATGCAACATCAAGGTCATCAATATATGGTAAATATCCAATTGGCGTTTCGTTTGCCGACAATTTACCGTCGATGCGTTCATATATCCATTTCAATACTCGTGAATTTTCACTAAATCCTGGCCAAATAAATTTACCACTTTCATTGCGCCTAAACCAATTTACAATAAATATTTTTGGCAAATTATTTTGATTCGTTTTTTGTCCCATTTTTAACCAATGATGAAAATAATCGGCCATATTATAGCCACAAAACGGCAACATCGCCATTGGGTCAAACCGGAGTTTACCTATTGCGCCACCAGCAGCAGCTGTTGTTTCGCTTGCCATAGCTGACCCCAAAAACACACCGTGTTCCCAGTCGAATGCCTCCGCAACTAGCGGCATTGTGGTACTACGGCGCCCTCCAAAAATAATTCCTGAAATGGGCACACCGTTTGGATCGTCCCATTCTGGCGCAATACACGGACACTGACTTGCAGGGGCAGTGAAACGTGAATTGGGATGAGCAGCCGGTGACGGTTTTTGATTTGCATCGTGACTCGGGCTCCAATTTTGATTTTGCCAATCGGTTATCATATTTGGCGCAGCATCTGTCATTCCCTCCCACCAAACGTCTCCTTCAGCCGTGGTTGCAGTATTTGTAAATATGCAGTTGGCGTGTAAGGTGTGCATGGCGTTTGCATTTGTATTCCATCCAGTGCCGGTTGCTACTCCAAAAAATCCGCTTTCTGGATTAATTGCATACAGCTTACCGTCTGCACCAAATTTCATCCAACATATGTCGTCTCCAATGGTCTCTACTTTCCAACCCGGAATGGATGGAACCATCATTGCCAAATTTGTTTTACCGCATGCTGAAGGAAATGCTGCAGCAATGTATTTAACCCCCCCTTCTTGATTTGTTAATTTTAAAATCAACATGTGTTCTGCCAACCAATCATTATCGCGCCCTATAACTGAAGCTATTCGTAACGCGAAACACTTTTTTCCTAATAACGCATTTCCACCATATCCGGATCCAAAAGACCAAATTTCGCGAGTTTCTGGAAAATGAACAATGTATTTATTTTCGTTATTACAGGGCCACGGAACATCCGTTGTCTTGTCTAATAATGGCGCGCCGACAGAGTGAATGCAAGGAATCCATTCTTTGTCCTCATTTTCGATTACATTTAAAACGCGTTTCCCCACGCGTGTCATAATTTTCATATTTACAACTACATATGCCGAATCTGTAATTTGTACTCCAATATGAGACATGTTTGAATTTAAAGGACCCATACAGAATGGAATAATGTACATTGTCCGCCCTTTCATTGCACCATTATACAATAAATGTAATTTTTTACGCATAGTTTCAGGATCATGCCAGTTATTTGTTGGACCTGCATCAATACAGTTTTTTGAACAAATAAATGTGCATTCTTCAACGCGGGCAACATCTTTGGGGTCGCTATTTGCAACATACGAGTTTGGTCTAAACTGTTCATTTAATTTTTTAAAAGTACCAGAATTAACCAATTGTTTACATAGAGTATTATACTCTTCTTGAGAACCATTGCACCAATAAATGTATTCTGGTTGTAATATTTTTTTCCAATGTTCTACCCATTCAACTAATTTATTATTTTGCATATTATTTTGAATATTATTTTGCATATTATTTTGAATATTATTTTGCATATTATTTTGAATATTATTTTGCATATTATTTTGCAATATTTTTATTTTATAATAATCATTAATTAATTACCTTTAATTAATTATCCAATATTATTATTTTCGAGTAATCAATTTTTGTTCGTATAATTTTTTGACATATAAATCATAACCGTGATTCAGTGTCTTGAAAGTTCTATCCATAAATGTTGTCCATAAACCATAATTACAATTTGTTAATTCATGGTGCATATCATGGTGGGGTGTATGATTATATACATAAATATTCTTTTCATTTACTTTGGTATAAAAATGACCAATATACCAATATCTGCCATGTAATGAATTTCCAGAGTGAGCTTCGATTGATATTAGTGTAGTAAAAAATAAAAAAAACATGTATGAATAATAATTTATATTTATTAAATTTGGTAGTATAATATACGGAACGGTCCATACAATAATGTGGTCAATGGGGTGTTCATAATATGCAACATATATATTCGGATTTTTTATTTCATGATGAACCTTGTGAAAATATTTATACACGTATTTAGAATGCATGAAACGATGCATAACATAAAAATATACATCTTGTAATATGAAATACAGAATCGGTGTAAAAAACACATTAACCAGCGTTATCTCGGGATCATATGTTACAAAATAATCAATTAATGCATTCTGTATGAAAACGTTTAATGTATTTATTCCAACATGGTATACGGTTGTTGTATCTGGTTTATCTTGCAATTTAGACGGGTGTAATATAAACTGACTCAGAAACGTTAAACATAAACAAAATAAATAAACAGGTAAAAACATTATAAATAATTGTTTTTTATATATTTTGTCATAATGTATTATAATGTACTATCTCTATGTAAGTTTTTTTTAGAATAGGTTAAATTAAGAATTTCAAATGTTTTCAAGTAGTGTTTTTTTTCCGTGACAGTTTCTACATAATGCAATTAAATTATTTATTTCATTACTTCCTCCTTTGAATAAAGGGACGTGGTGGTCGATTTCGTATGTGTAATCGAGAGTTTGATTGCATGATCCGCATTTCCATTCCTGGTTACTCGCAACCATTTTTTTAGTCAACGATGAAACATTTCTTTTATGAATTTTACAGTTTTTTTTGTTGGTATCATTTTTCTCATTTTTCAGAATATCATATTCTTCTTCAGTTATAATTACATAGGGCGACAAATCATTTGCATTCTGTATCGTTTTAATATGATTCGTGTTATTATTCGCGACATTTTTATTATATAAATACTGCATTCCGTCATACGATTTATAAACAACCCATGATCCAGCTTTGAATACACATGAACATAAAACGCTGCATGTTAGATCCAATAAAAAAAAGAAAACCATTATTATTATATTTATTATATTTATTATATTTTATTTACTTTACTTTTTAGTATATATTATAATCATATTAAATATTTATAAAATATTTTTATATTTTTTAATACTTTATATATATTGATTGTATTTATAATAAAATTGAAAACTGTTATTCCTTCATATATACGTCAAGTAAAATACGAAATCAATAACCAACAACTTTCAGTAAATGATGCACAAATCCTACAATTCAGGTGAATCTTCTTCCACTACCACCGACGTTGTGAAAATGGAAATTAACGGGCACCCTTATTATATCAAGTCCAAAGGAAATGTGCCATACCTTTATGATATTGATACACATAATGAAGTTGGATACTGGTCTTTAAATAAAGGTCAATATGTAATGTTTTCGCTATATAATAGAATTATAAATAATTTAAAAGAGAAGCAAGATACTGAAAGCAAGGGATGCGATGGCGACGATGATTCTGAAACAACAGAAACGGGTTCAAGTTCAAAGTCACAAGATGAGTCAAGTTCGAAATCACAAGATGATGATGCTGATGATGATTCAAGTTCGAAATCACAAGAAGATGATGCTGATGAATTGGAATCGGATTCGGATTTGGATTCGGAATCCGATTCGGATGTAATTGTTACAAGAGAAACTCAAAAAAACCAAACAAATACATACTCGTTGATTTTTGTATTTTTCATGTTGTTTGTATATCTCACTCTTCAAAAGGAATTCCAGTCCATTTATCTTGACTTTGTCTTCTTGATTTTAATAAATTTGTTGAATACATTGAAAGTATTTGAATTTATGAATGAAGAGTAAAAAATTGCAAATCAAATATAATTCAAGTTCGGTCGTCCGTCGGTTGTGGCGACCTAATTTTTTTTAATTCGACATTCTCTCGAACTGTTTTGCCATAAAGTTCTTTTAATTTCCCAAGTTGTTCTTTCAATTTATAATTTTCATCCTGTAATTCGAAAATCATTTTTTGCTGCGATTCCATTCTTTGAAAAATCTCGGGATTTGTTCTCGCGATTTCATCGTATTGTTTCCGTTTTTCATCCTGTTTTTCAATGGCAGCTCGTTTCATTTCTTCCTTTTTTTTCATCAATTTTTCGGTTTCTTTTAAAACATCCGGTTTCATTTCGGGCTCGCCATCAGGGTACGACACAAGCAGCGGTTCAAGATTCATAAAAAAATCGACAACACTTTCATCTTTTATAAAATCCTGGACCGTCTTTTCAGAGAGACGCATAACATTACTAAACGGGTCCTGCAATAACGTGCGCTTGTCGAATGTATTATGACGATGAGAAAATACTAGTATTGTCTTCATCGAATCCAATTGAATGAATGGGACCGTGTATCCTTTTAAAAATTCTCGCTCTTCGGCCAGACACGCGTCGTTATTGTATTGATGTTCTTTTAACAACTCTTTTCGAAATGCAAACGTGCCCGCGGTTGCGTGATTTGGTCCATACGGTCCAAACTGCACCATTTGATTTGTGTCTTTAAAAAAGATATACATTTCGCTGCTGCCTGCACACAATGCCGCCGGATTTTTCTGCAACATTTCCACGGCATGCGATACGCGTTCCGGCGGATAATAGTCGTCGTCGTCCATATAAACAATGATGGAGCCGCGCGCCTTTTTGTGCATGACGTTTCTTTTTCTTCCGAGAGACATTTTCTTATCAAACTTGAAATATGATGCGAGTGGATGCTTTGAAACCAGGTCTTCAATTGCATCGGTTCCGTCATCAATAATAATCCATTCCATTCGCTCTTTTGGATACGTTTGATGGTCGACGCATTTTATCAAATTGGTAATAAACGGCCTTCGATTAAATGTTGGTGTGCAAATGCTTACAAACGGTAACTCGGATGTTGTTGTTGTTATTGTCATTGTTATATATATGTGTTTTATCTTCTCTAGTATAGAGATTATTGAATGTATTGAAACTATATCTTTATATTTATATTTCATGAATATGTTTACTTAAAATGCATACATGTTGAATAAGAATAATGCAACTGCAACCACTACGTAATATGGCTCGGAACCTTTCAAATATTTGAATGCATTCATTATCATTCCCAAACTGAAGAGCAACATCATCAACGATTTCTTCGTCTTGAATATTTCAAAAACCACCTTGGATTGTGTATTTTGGTTTATTTGCGTAAATGGAATCCACAAAAACAACAAAATGGACTGGAAAATAAATCCAAAAAAGTTCAAAAGCGGCGGTATCCATGATAACAAAAAGAGTCCAAACGTCCACGCGAGTCCAAACATCATGAACCCCGAATTATAGATTTGAAACGCGTATGTCATAAAAAACCCTAAAAATCCTCCGTATAATCCGACAATGTAAATAAAGAGTATACCGATTGCCATAACAACATTCTCTACAATGCCGTAACTGTCACTTTGGTCTTGTCGAACAACAGAATTCAAACTTGTGCATACCATTTTAATAAATGCTCTAAATGCGGCATACGTGTTTTTGGAAGACATGGCGAGCCAAAACGAAAAAGGGGTGTATTCGAAAAACGCATTTGGATCTTTCAGCTCCCTTTTTATGACACCGCACGTCTTCGAACACGTGTTTCCCTCTTCATCTCCAGGATCGCAATACATATTATATGGAAAGCCAAAGGAATATAAAGAATCGTCTTCAATCTCGACATGTTGCGCGCCTTGACCTGCTAGGTTCGGGTCAGATGGAGCGCAATATGGGTATGCATTCACATCGGATGGCATAAATCGATTTAAAAACTTTTTCGAATTTGACATGTGAACCAATGTTAGAAATGATGACCCCAAATATCCTATAATGCAAATTTGCACAAACAAAAAGAATAAACTTTTGAAAAATTCGGCATACGGCGCAATAGATGGGTTCATGTTTCCACTGGCATTTGCATTATCAGTATTGGTTTTTGCGGCGTCGGCATCGGTAGATGTAGATGTAGGTGTAGAGGATGCGTTTCCATTTTGATTTTGATTTGTTGTGGTTGAAGACGATGAAAATAGTGAAAATGTATTTCCAAACATTCCTCCATTTCCAGAAGCGTCTACTGTCGCTGTTGCTCCTGTTGCTCCTGTTGCGTCATTCCCAGAAGCATCACTTGTAAATAATGAAAATGGCTCTAATTTTTGCGAAAATAAATCTTTAATGTTGGTCGTTCCTCCTAATAATGACGAAATCATTTAATAATATTGTAAAAATGATTTTTCAAATATTTATTTATACTTATTATATACCTATAATTAAAAAATATTTATTTTTATTTTCAAATATTTTGAGTTTATTTCATTTATTATTTTATTAGTTTATTTATTTAAAGATTTTATATCATTTAGTGATTTTCTCTCCAATCTCTCTAAAACTATTTCCTAAAAACAAAATAGAATCTTACAAGTATGAAATCTTCAGACGTGTATATTTATAATAGTTTATAATTTCAAAATGTGGAGAGATTTGAGAGAAATTCATAAATCATAAAATTTTCAGATTTATTATTAATATAAAACTATATTATAACCATCCAACTATAAATGAAAAATAAAATAAATTCAAGAAGTGTTCGAATGACAGCAGTTAATAGTAGAAATAGAAATACTACTTCTTCAACAAGTTCTCTCGCAACTAATACTACAACTGTATTTACTACTGTAAACAATAATTATTCAGGCATTAACTTTAGCAATATTATAGATTTTTCACCATACGTATTTAAAGGTGCAAATCTTTCAAATGCAAAATTTGATAAGTTAGATTTTGAAAATGAATTAAATAATAATAATGGAAAAAAATTAAAACTGCCTATTAATAAACCCAAACTAGATTTTTTAGATTTTAGTGGTGCGAATTGTACTGGTACATTTTTTGAAGAAACAAATCTAACAGGTGCAGATTTTTCAAATTCAACAATTACTACTCGTGCATCATTTATATATACAAAGATGCATAATGCAAAATTCCAGGGTGCAACTATATCTAACTCAAATTTTAGTAGTGCAGATCTAACAGGTGCAGATTTTTCAGGTTTAACAATTACTGATGTATCTTTTGATGAAGCAAATTTAACAAAAGCAAATTTTTCAAATTCAACAATTAATAATGATATCTATAGTGAAACAGAATTTACAGAGGCAAATTTTACAGATGCAAATTTTTCAGGTGCAAATATTGTCGGTTACGCCGACTTCACTGGTGGAATATTTAAGAACACAAATTTTAGTAAGGCAATTATCAATGGATCTTTTGAAGCGGTAGATATATACCGAGATCCAGAACGTAAGTCAATAACTTTTGAGAATGTTGATTTTACTAATGCAAATCTTAAAAAAACATCTTTTAATGCAGACATTGACAAACAAATAATACTTTATAATGTTAATTTTACTGGAACAAAATTTCCTAGTGATCGTGATATTTTCATTACAAGAGATCGCACCTTTTTAAATGGAGTATTCACGTATGATAATTATATGTCGGTAATATTTAAAGTTAGACCATGCCCTGAAAGCGTGAAGTGTGAAGTGTAAAGTGTAATGCATCATGATAAAGCAGAAGAATTCAAAATGAAAATCATAATCTTTATATATGGATTCGGATACTTTCATTTCAAGCAGCGATTCCAAAAGCGGCGCATGGCCGAGTGGTAATCTGCGATTCGAACAATGATACAAGAGTCATAGTCCAACGTTCGAATCCTGCGACGATCCGTGTGAATTTTCAGTTAAAATAAACCAGACATCACAAGATCAAAATTGTTAGGGTGTATAAATTCTTCATCAGCTTTACAGAAGCTGTTCGTCGTAGCACAAGAGACGTTAACCATGTGTAAATGTAAACCGGTATAGCATAGCGGCAGTGCGCAAGGCTATCAAACCTTGAGGTATCCGATCGACACGGGTTGCCGGTATAAACCCCTGTAGCGCAGCGGAAGCGCGCCGTAAAACACCGTCCGTCGCCAATATGATGTGCAAACATCCGACAGACAGATGGTTATCGCCTTATGAGCCGGAGGTCACACGATCGAAACGTGTCAGGGGTATCTTACAATTCGCCAGCTTTACAGAAGCTGGTTGTCATAGCGCAAGCGACACAAAACTTGAGCATTTGTAACCGACATGGCGCAGGGGCAGCGCGCGGGGCTCATAACTCCGAGGTCACTCGATCGAAACGGGTTGTCGGTATCTTACAATTTAGTAGCTTTACAGAAGCTATTCGTCGCAACACTGTGACATTCAAACCACTCTCATGGCGAGCAGCTATCGTCGAATAACCCCAAGACAGTCACGTGTCCGAACTTTCGATGGTTATCTCTTTCTCATTAAAAGGCAAGCGTTGGATCGAGACCGACGGGTGGTACCAACCGGCATGGCGCAGCGGAAGCGCGCGGGGCTCATAACTCCGAGGACGTATGATCGAAACATACTGCCGGTATTTTTTACATCAACGTTTCTCTTCGTTTCTTTTATTTCTCGATTATACGTTATATATTTTATTTTTACTATAATGTTTATTTTCATTCAACCCAACAATTCATATGAGGGAGGATATTATATTCAAATAAAATAATCCAAATATTATATATCCAAATATACTTAAAGATGTGTCGCTAATAATGTTATAAGCAAGCAATCATATAAGATGGCAACAGCAGCAAATAAAATGGCAGGATGTGTAAAGTGGTTCAATATGAAGACGGGGTTTGGATTTTTGACCGTTGTTCAGAGTGCATGCGGAAGTGATCTCAAGGTTGGCAGCGAGATTTTCGTTCATCACTCGAATGTTAAGGTTGCAGAGGAGCAGTATCGTTTTTTGGTGCAGGGCGAGTATGTCGAGTTTGATGTCTCCAATGTCGCCAACGGTCAGCATTCTTGCCAGGCAGTCGATGTTACCGGTATGTTTGGAGGCAAATTGATGTGTGAGACGCGCAATGATGCGCGCCAGCAGCATGGAGGGGACAAAGAGGATGGTGGTCACGACGACTCATACGTTCCTGTTTTGAGGCGCACTTTTTCATCTTCTGATGGTCCATCTCGTTCTTCATTTTCTAGGTCAAGTGACGCTACTCGTGGTGGAAGTGGACAGCGTGGCGGTAGGAGATAGATAGACGACATGTTAAATGTTAAATTGGTTTGACATGTTGAATAAAAAATAATAATAAAAAAGATAAAAAAATAAAAAATAAAAAAATAAAAAATAAAAAAATAATAAAAAAAATAAAAAAAAATAAAAAAAATAAAATAAAAAAGATAAAAAATAATAAAAAAGATAAATAATAAAAATAAAAAAAAATAATTCAATATGCGTGAATTATTTTTTATAATATGTAAAATAATATGTAAATTGACATGTAAATATGTAAAATAATATCAAAATTATTTCATTCGTTTATTTGCAAGCAGGTATGCTTTCTTTTTATGATCACAACCGTCTTTTAAAATATGAAAATCGACGATTGCGGCATTTCCGCCGGTAATAGAACTTGCCAAACGTGCCAGTCCCCATGAGCGCGCAGTTTGGTTGGGCCTTGACCCTGAAGAATAGTAAGCGCCTTCACCTTTCTTTACAATTTGATTCAGAGCATTTAAAGAACAACCGGTTTTTTTTACAAGTTCTTGATTCGGAACAATATTTTTTACGCCGTATATTCGTTCTGCATTTTGAATGTGAGACGACTTTTTATTTTTAAAGGATGCCACCTTTTTTCGAGTGAAATATTTTTTATTTTTATACATTCGCCTTGATTTTTTCAACATTTTTAATTGGAGTTGTTTATCTTTGCTAGACAAGTGCTGGGGAATATAACGGTTTGGTATTTTACGCAACTTATTTTTTCTTCTGCTAATCTCTCTAATTTTCATTTTTATTATACAACCTCTACTACTAACTTATAAATATATATTATTTTTTATGAATCTCAAATAAAAAATAATAATTTTAATAATTACTCACACTTTAATTATTCGCCCGATTTTTTTTTCATATTATTATTTTAATTTGTCTCAATTTCAACACCGAACCATGCTAAATTCTCTTTCGACTTGATCAGATTTCGTAGATGAAAATGCCGATGTTGCTAATTGATATTTCAGTTTCCAGTTTTCAATCACGGTATCTTTCAATTCAATAACTTTATCCTTTAATTCAATATCCTTTTTATGAAGATTGTCCTTATATTCGATTTCTACTTTGACACGCACAATCTCATTTTCATAATCTTTTATCCTGTCTTTCAGTTCGGCAATCTGTTTCTGAAGTCCGAGTGTTGCACCGGCAAATTCGAGTCCAATTCGTCCATACGTTTTCTTCATATTGGCAAACTGCTTGTCGTCAAGAACAATGAGCTCATTTTTTCCTTGTGTCGTTTTTTTGACGCGCACTTCATCTACACTGCACGTTTCGCGCACTTCATTTTCGGCTTCTGATGTGTATTTTGTATCAATAAATTGAAATATTGCAGGATGCACTGTAACACCTGGAAACTTTGAATATTCGCTTTGAACTTCACTCACTCTGCGAGCTAAATCTTCTGAAAATCCAAATTTGTATACGGTTGAATCATCTGATTTATCTGAAGGAATTCCAAATGTTTCACGTAGATCGCGCACTTTTCCGAGCGACATTAAATAAATACACGGGAATGTTGTGGCGTGTTTGTCAAATATCGCCTTTAATGTGCGCGGAGATGTGTTTAAAACTTCAGCGCCAAGTTTCACTTTTTGGTCCCTTGTGCCCATCTGAATGGTGAAGAGCTTTTCTTCTGCCCAATCTTGAAATTTATCCACATTCTTATTTCGAGACACGAATAAAACGCGCAATAAACCTTTATATGTCAGGTATAATGTCATTTCTTGTTTATTCGATTCCCCTGAGGGGACGCGTTTAAACGCTTTATAATGAAGTCCGTATTCATATCCATTTTCAACATCAACATACCTATGACGCAATATATTTTTCGATAAACTTGGCATTCCGAATCCAACACTAACATCTTTGACTTTAAAGTAAATTTTTTTTCTGTCTCTTTCACCTCGCGTTTCGATTTCAATGACATTTCCATCTGCATCATGGAATTTTTCAGAATCATCCAAATGTAACAGTGGCGGAGCATTTTCGATTTCTCGATATTGTTGTCCTTCCTTTTCATTGCCTTCTTCTTCTTCATCGTCGAGACCAATTTTTTCATTTTTGAATTTGAATTCATCATCTTCACTATCCTTTTTATCAAGATGAACAAGGTGAGAGTCGCGCTGGGATGATGGTGGAGGAGGAGTTGTAAACTGTTGTGATTGAATTGGCACCTGGACCATTATTTTCATTTTTTCGGCACTTTCTAATTTAAAGTAGAATTGATCTACCCATTGTTTTGAAATCAGGAGCTGGGCTTTCTTGCACGATTCTTCGGTGGGGTTCCATTTTCTTGTTAATTTTTCAAATGTCGCATACGCGTATTCTTCTTTTGGAATTTTCTTTTTCGTAATAATATTTCTTGGTTTGGAAGTGCATCCATGATAAAATTCGGGTTTATAAGCTAGTAAATCTTTTGAATTGTAATATTCTTGTTCTCCCATTTGCAAAGGAACGGGCAAAGGAACGGGCAAAGGAACGGGCAAAGGAACGGGCAAAGGAACGGGCAAAGGAACGAGCAAAGGGTTGACAGATGCAAATTCATTCGTGTCTTGCATTTTCTTTTTTCTTATATATTGTTTATAGTGTTATACTGATGATGCGATGATATGATGTTATGAGGTTATTATTTTATAAAAAATTCAATTTTTATAAAATAAAATTAAAATTAAAATAAAAATAAAATTAAAATTTATTTTACTTTTACCTTCTTTTTAACTTTTTAGCTTTCTTAGATAATTTCCGTTTTGATTTTTTAGAAGATTTCCGTTTTGATTTCTTGGAAGATTTTCTTCTTCCACCGCCCATTTCCCCCTCATCACTACTATAAAAAGCTTTCGGTCCAAATAGGTTCCTATTAACAGGATTTATTTGGGATGCTTCTAATGGTGAAAAAGATAGTCCGGCACTTTTAGGAATGGGGGGTTCGAACATTCGAGCACTGTCAGGAATAACGCCTGTCGGTTGTTGAAATTGCATAGTATCTTGTCCGGAATATGCGTTACATTCTGCGCATTTTTTCGTAAATTTGTTTATTCCATGTTTGCAGAAAATACCCCGTGCTTCTGGCGCAAGACCTTTCGAAATTCTATCATCGTTATATTCCTTCCAACATTGTTTACATGTATCCTTTCTCAGATTATGCGGACATCTGTTCTTTTGAGAAGAAGCAGAACCGGGAGAACTGAAACTGGGTTGAGCAGAACCAGGAGAACTGAAACCGGGTGTAGAAGAAGCAGAACCGGGAACAAGAAATCCGCTTAAATCTCGTTCTTCACCTAACAAATCATCATCAGATTTATACTCCATATTTACCGTGTTATATATTATATTATATATTATATTATATATATTATATATTATATATTAAAAATATTTACATTATAAATTAAAATTATTATACAAAAATGTTTATCCGTTTCTTGTTTCTTTCTCGATTACAATTCCTCGTGATTAAAAAATATACTTCTAAATCTCTCCATTTCTTTGTCTGTAAAAATTGTGGTTAAAAAATCTTGAGGGGTTCGTGTTTCTTTCAGCAAATTAATAATCATGAAGAGCGAGTACATTCCGCATTCCGTGTTGCGTTTCTGGTGCTCCTTGTTATTCACGACGTATTTGAAGTGCAAGCCGAGCGTTTTGCCTTGTTTTATGATTTTTTTCACAAACCTTGTAATCTCTTTTGGAGGCGCGTCGCCGGTGCTATCAAAGAAAAATATGAATTGTTTCTTCATGTCAATGAATAGAGAGATCCAATGCGATCCTGTTAAATAATGAGGATCCGTATTGAAAATAATGCCGATTTTATGTCTTGTGTCAGACGGATTCAAATAAGTTTTCAGTTCAAAGTTGCATAGCTCCTCGAAGACGCACGAACTTTCTCCCTTCGGCGTTTTATCAAAATCGATTGGAGAGGGACCAAGAAATTCAAATGACGGAAATTTGTCTTCATATTGTTTCATCACTTTTGTAATATCCACGCTGGACAACCACTCGTTTGGGTTTTTTTCCCATGTTTTTGGACTTTCGGGTGCAAAATAATTGAATAAATTCTTCAATTCTTTGGACGATGCGGATGCCAGTTGACGCAACCAGCACGATTCTTTATTGCACACGTTCCCGAACCCCGACTTTAACGAGTGCCATATTTCTTCGACATCGTTACTTTGTATCGCGGCGTCTGGATGTCGCACATTCCAGCTATCTCTAAGTTGTAGTAACGCGCTAGTCGTATAACACGTGAAACTTTTTTCTTGGGTTGGTCCGCACGATAATTTCTTAAATTCCTTATCCATATTTACATTATTTATATTGTTTGACTTTTTCAGTTTTGTTCCGCCGATTTGATTTTGTCCGATTTGATTTTGTCCGATTTGATTTTGTCCGATTTCGTGTTTTGACATTTTTATAAACAACCTTAATATATTTATTATATTTATTATATATTATCAATATAATTTGTTACATCAAAAGAAACTTTTTTCTTTTTTTTCTTTTTTTTAAATTTTTCATTTGAATCTTTTAAAGTATTCTCTCTATTTTCAATATTGGTACCTTTTATTAAATCGTCATCGATAATTACGTTTACATTATCAGCTATTCGTATTTTTTCTACCGACTGAGACCTTGACTGTGGTTTCGATTTTAATCCCTTGTGTTTAAATGCCGGATCTCTCGGATTGAATGTAAACTGTTGTGGATAAACGACCGGTTCGCTTTTCTTCACATTTTTTCGAATAACATAATTATCCAGCGTTATTTTTTTCACTTCTTTCGGCTTAAAACATAGCTCGTTTGCTTTATGCAATTCAAAGAGATCGTTTTCATTTTTATTTTTGCATACACACGACGTTTCAATATCCGCATCTGTGACGCCTAGACATACGTAGCATTTTTGTATGGTCTCGCTTTGGTCTGAAAATTTCAAATAAGAAATGCATGCGCGCATGTAAATGTTGAACGCGCCCATTAAAACATTTTGATTTTTATCATTTTCAATTTGTTCTTTGAACAGGTCCTTGGTTAATGAGACAATCCTTTTCCTATAAAATCTTATATCTCTCTTGAACGCCGAATCGTAATCGATGTGGTTTTTTTTAAGGTATTTTTCGTATTGGGTCGTATTTACCATATATGCCAATGTCATATCATCTAACATGTTTAGACCGCTGGGACCATTACCTGTATTTGAAATTGACGACCCGACATCATTACTTGTCATTTATATAAACGAACAATGTATAATTATATTTTTTACGTAAATTATACATTATTTGGATTTGTATTTTATTTTTTCTCTAAAAAATACTTTAATGAAAAGGATAAAATAACTAAAATACATTAGCGCTGCAAATACCATATTGGCATATTCTGATTTTGAAGAATTTATTTGACAATTCATAAACCAATTGTAAACGATGTAACACCCCCCAACCATTTGACTAGTTTGAATAACTGTTATTATTTTTCGATAAGGATACAACATTTTATTACCCAGTGCATAAAGAGCATAGTAAAAATACATGACAGTATGAACAGAAAGATTCATCAATGCAAAAAATTTTCCTGAAGATATTGCAACATAGCTACAGTGCCAGCAATATAAACAAGTTACAATATGGTGATACCAATGAATAAATTCCAATTGAGATTTTCTAGTAACAACAAATACTGTGTCGATAAACTCAAGAAATTTTGAAAAATTAAATAAAATACAAACATAAATAAATATAGGGTTATTCGTACTAACATGAAGGTTATTACACATTCCATGATTATCATTTATGGTAATCTCTTCATACATTAGAGGAAATAATAGTACTGCGCCTAAACCGCTTGATAGAGAAAGAAACATGTTCCACAAAAAGAATAATGTATCGTAATTACCACCACGCATTGCTGGTTTCTTTTGCATATAGTTTTTTAATGTAAAAATTGTTGGTAGATATATTGCACATATGAACCCTAACATATACGTGTTACTGTAAATGGAATCATGTACGCTATTATAATAAGGAAAGTTATCATCTCTTTCAAAATAAGGAGACAGGTAGTTCATGATGTTTTTTATATTTACAAATAATTATGTATTTAAGTTATTTTTGTTGAACTATTTTATTTTGTACCGCGTTTTTTGCTGCATCGATTTGTTTTACCCCAGACACAATTATTCATTACACATTCGTTTCTGTCTTTATGAGATGGACATGCGTGCGTGTTTGCAGTTGTTTTTGATTTCGATTTCGTTTTTTTTCTTGTAGTTCGTTTTTTGCTACATCTGTTTGTTTTGCCCCATACGCATTTTTTTTTAATACAGAGGACCTTGTCTTTTTGAGATGCGCAACTGTTATCTACTGTTGCACCACTTAGAGCACCTTTTTTCTTCTTTTGATTAACTTCTTGTACTACTACGTTTGCTTCCGCTTGAACTGCTTCCACTTTTGCATTCGCTTCAACCGGTCGTGGCGGTGACGGCGTTTTGGATTTCGGAATAAAATCATTTAACAGTTGTCGAACATGTTTTCCTTCCGGTTCCAGCGGAGAAACAAAATATTCAGGTCCGTTATCTTCCAGCGCGCTATCGAAATCATACGATTGTTGTTGATAATCGTCATCTCTTCGCACTTTTGGATGCGCTTTAAAATAATCTTCTATTTTCTGTTCAATGTCAATACCAAGTTGATAGTTTATCGGTCTTCCTGATTTTTCGCTAATATATTTGAAACAATCGTTGTGAAACGCAGCTCCAAATCCCTTGTAATACTCTTTTTTTCTAGTTCCCGCTTGCACTGCAATGGAATTTCTAAGTCCAAAGAGTTCGCCTTTTTCTTTACCACTTTTTATTGGAAACTGTCCATATCTATCGTCGCCTTTTAGTTCCATCACAGTACTCGTGTTGTCATCGACTCCTAAAACATCTGACAGCCAATCCAGTTTGGTATTTCTCAAATCGTATAAATCATCGCCTTCATCATCATCACTGGGTATTTTTTGACCTTCAAACGGGGAATAAAAAGGCAAATTACATAGAGGGCAAAAAACGTCAAAAACACCGCCACCTTTTTGTTTAGAACAGCTCATTACAATATAATTTTTATTTTATATAATTATAACATAAAATAAAATTATTATAATCTAAAAAATGCAAAATGCAATATTACTAAACCTCATAAAATATAAAATATAAAATATAAAATATAAAGTAAATGAAATATCAAGTAAATGAAATATCACTTATAAATTTTTAACATCATGGCGAGTTGAATTATTGAAAAACTTATTTGCAAGATTATGTTCATTTGGATTGTGCGGACAAAATGGTTGACGGCGAAACAGGTCGGGGTGCGGTTGTTCCACGTATTTTTCTGGAACTCGAACATTATACAAGTCGCTCTTTGATGACGGAACATAATACGCCTGTTCGCAATTTTGAAGCGCAAACACTTGATTTCGCAAAATGGATTCCGTGTTTACATTGGATGAAAACAGAGACCACGGCGCTTGCGCGTTGCCCGGATTGAATGTTTGTTCGGGGTTAAATGTGGGGAACGACTCCATAGGAACGGACGGAGTTGCGCGCTGGTCCAAAATAGGCATGATGGAATACTTTGTTAAAACGGGGCGCATGCTATATTGCGGCTGAAGCGGCCCGGATGGAATGTTTCGAGCGGATATTCTGTCATTCAATTCTCTCGAGCGCTGTTGATTGCACAAGTATAATTTATTCACTACACCAAACATTATTATTTTTTATTTATTTTATTGTTTATAACAAAGTATTTTTTATACTATAATATTAATTAATATTATTTAATAAAATATAAAAAATATAAAAAATATAAAAAATATAAAAAATATAAAAAATATAAAAAATATAAAAAATATAAAAAATATAAAAAATATAAAAAATATAGAATAAAAAATTATAATAATAAAAATAAATTGATTTATAAAAACTTAAATTCATAGTTATCAGTTTTCGAAGAAGAAGAAGAAACTTATAGTCAATGTTCCTTAAATTGTCTCAAGGCGTTCGTTCATGCGTTCGAGGTTTTGCGAAACAGATTCATACCCAAATGTGTCTGGCTACATTGTTTGACCAACGTCGTCGAGTTGAAAACGAATGGAAAAAAGTTGAAAACGAATGGGAGGATGATGAACACGAACAAAAACGCGTGTTTCACGAAGAAGAGAAAAGAAAAATGCAAGAAACAAATCAACTAACATGTGAGATGACAGGTAAGGCAAAACGCGCGGGTTCGGTTGATTGCAACTGCAAATGCATGTGCACAGCAAAAAAATCGGAAACATACACTATACATTATGAAGGAGGCGTCGGCATCATTCCTAAAAAATAAATTTACAATTGTCTCTAAAAGAGATAAGAGAGAATAATAATTAATTCATATTCTCTGTTAACTTTTTTTTAATTATATAAAAATTGAAAAATAAAATATAAATATAATAGTATGTAAGATAGTATAATAACGCGGAAATATGGCACTTGCGATAAGAATGAATCAGAAACGAGATGAAGACGCCGAATGGCTGGAAAAATTGAGATGGTTGTTCTTTTGGATGGAATAAAATTTTGTAAATGGTATAAAAATGGTAAAAAAATGGTATAAAAATGGAATAAATATATATTTATGAAACCAACATAGATAAATAACGACATATATATGTAACTTGAAAATTTCTAGACACGTAGCGCTGTTTGTAACCAGTTAATAAAAAAAGAGATTTTAAAAAATGTGCGGTATTTTTTATTATGAAAATCGTATGACTAAATATTTGGAAATGAAAAAGCTGAAATCGCTTCAACAAACATTTTACAAGTCGAGTCACAGAGGACCAGATAATTCTATTTTTTTGCACGAGAAAGTGGCGGAACATTTTTCGCATCGTTGTTTTGGATTTCATCGTCTGTCAATCAATGGGCTCAGCAGTGCTGGAAACCAGCCGCTTAAGCTGAAAAATTGCACCCTGATTTGCAACGGTGAAATTTACAATTATAAAGAGTTAATTGATGAGTTTGATTTGGCAGAAGAATATAACAAGGGTGGTTCCGATTGTGAAATCGTGATTCACCTGTTTCGAAAAATAGGGATGGAACAAACGCTGAAACGATTGGACGGCGTATTTGCACTCACGCTGGTGGACCATGACACGAATTCAATGTATGTTGCAAGAGACCCATTTGGCATTCGTTCCTTGTTTTATGGGTCTGAGTTTGGATTTGCGGCGGACATTACTGTTTCAAGCGAACTCAAATCAATGGATCATTGCGCAGGTCATTATATAAGCCAGTTTCCATCGGGATGTTATGGCGTCTACGAGCTCGGCACTCTAACCATTCGTCCTTATTATAGCGAATTGCATACTGCGTTACGGGCGGATCCGATTTTGGAACAGTATGTGCCGTATAATTATAATTTTAAAACAGTAGAAGATTCGGAAGAAAACATTTGCGCAAACATTAAGACGCTCTTGGAATCTGCTGTAAAGAAGCGTCTCATGTCGGAGCGCGGCGCGGTGGGGTGTTTACTTTCTGGCGGCTTAGACAGTACGCTGGTTACTGCCATCATGTGTAAATTTATGGATCCATCCAAGTTAAACACGTATAGCATTGGTTTAAAGGGGTCGGTTGATTTGATGTGGGCGCGGCGCGCTGCAAACTATCTCGGAACGTGCCATCATGAAGTGTGTTTGTCAGAACAAGAATTTTTGGATGCAATCGAAGATACGGTGCATCAAATTGAAAGTTATGATACGACATCGGTTCGCGCTTCACTTCCCAATTTTCTGATCAGCAAATATATTTCACAACATTCGGATGATGTTGTTATTTTTTGCGGGGACATGTCGGATGAGATTTTTGGATCGTATCGCGGATTTACAAAGGCGCCATCCGATGAAGATTTCAAGCGTGAAAACGAGCGCATGATTCGCGACGTGCGTTATTTTGATTTGCTGCGTTCAGACAAAACCATTTCTGGAGCGGGGCTAGAAGCGCGCGTTCCGTTTGCAGACAAGGCGTTTTTGAAATATGTGATGGAAATTCCGCCGCGGTTTAAGCGTTTTGACGATGAGCGAATTGAAAAATATTTGCTTCGAAAGGCGTTTGACGGGCAGGGATACTTGCCGGATGATTTGTTGTGGAGGCGCAAAGAAGCGTTTAGCGACGGGGTATCGGGTAACTCGGGTAGAACATGGGTGCAAATGATTAAAGAACATGTTGAAACCAAAGTATCAGACGTTGAATACGGCGCATATGTAAAGACAATTACAGAGTTGAAAAACAGAATACAAAACGAGAATAATTTGCCATATGACAAGGAAAGTTTTTACTATAGAAAAATATTTGAGAATTTTTTCCCGGAAAAGAGTGATAATGCTATTCCTTACTATTGGAGACATCCATTTTGTTCCAATGTTGACCCATCTGCGCGTTTGCTTGAGTTTTATAAACAATGAATGAATTTGATGAATTTGATGACTTGGATGAATTGGATGAATAGTATGAATTGAACGAATTGGATATATAAATAGTATTTATAAAACTATAATAAATATAGTATTATAAATAATATAATAACAATACATTATCATCATTTTTATTTACAATGATAAAAAATTACATTGAAAATAGGCCACTATTATCATCGCCACCATTGTCGCCTACGTCGCCTACGCCGCCCATACCGCTTATGCCTACTTATAAAATAGCGCATTCAAAAGAAGAAAAGGCAATAAATGGTAATGGAAATAGTAATGGTTATGAAAAAATGGAATCAATGAATGAAAATAACGAAACGAATATGAGTGTGAGCGTACCGTCTCCCGTGTTTACAAAAGACGAAATCGTTGAATGCATTATAAAACATGTACAAAAAGCTGAAAATTTTAATTCAACTTACTGGGACAATATGAGCAGGTTCATGTTAAAAAACACGATTATGAATATTCACAATCAAAACCACAAAGAATATTTGAAGGATTTTCTTGTCTACAAACAGTACGACAATGCATCCGATTCACAACCGCATATAATAAAATATGGCATGTTTAAACACAAATGTTTCAACCTCATGTTTCGCATCGATAATGTGGAAGATCAAATTACAGGAGAAGATATTGTTTGCTCAACTTTATTACAAAAATATGACAATAATTATCAAGATATTATAAGATTGGGAATTGTAATTCCGGCGTATTGCCACATTAAACTATCAAATCCGCAGCTATTTTATAGCGTTCAGCCATTTATTACAAATGGAATTACACTCGATAGGTGGATTAAAACAATTCAAAATAAAGGTAATTTCGATGAAATTGTCTATGATGTGTTCATGCAGCTGTCCGCAATATTAAAAGAGTTACACGAAGTCGACTGTGTGCACGGTGACATAAAACCTGCAAATATTCTGATTGTTCAACAACAAAATGCGAATACCAAACATTATAGTAATAACGTAACTGTTTTTTTAATTGATTTTGGTCTTTCTGGAATTCACGAAAAAACGAAATGTGCGAGTGGTGGAACCTTGCCATTCTGCGCTCCAGAAACTGAAAATACAAATGCGAATACAAGACACGGAAACAATGTCATAAAATATCCTCAGCATTTTAATTACAACTGGTTAAAACATAATAAATCTCACGACATTTGGTCTCTTGGTATTATATTTGTTACAATTTATATATTTAGACGTGTTAATTTGTATTATCACGAATATCCGAGTGACTTTTTTTTACCATCTGGTTATATATCGTCAAAATACATTCGTATGGTAAAACACGAATACATTCGAAACATTTTAGGCGAACACATTCTTGTTGAGCCATCAAAACGTTGTAATATTTTTCAGTTAAACAACATCATGTCAAACCTGGCATTCATGTAAGGATTGTTTATGGTTTATGTTTTTTTATGCGTACTAAAAATATTATATAAATTCATATAATATTTTTAATAAATTCATATAATATTTTTAATAAAATAATATCTATAATATATATAATTATATAAATATAAATAGTAATTAAATATTAAGCAAAATAAAACATGGTAAAATATGCGTTCTTGATTGGAATCAACTATCGAAAAACTGCAGATGAACTTTACGGATGCATCAACGATGTTAACAATATGAAAATTTTTTTGCAGTCAAAACTGGGATATACTAATAGTAATATTGTTACGTTAACAGACGATACATCAGTAAAACCAACCAGAAAGAATATATTAAAGGGAATAGCCGATCTTGTTAAAAATTTAAAATCCGGCGACGAAGCATGGGTTCATTTTTCAGGACACGGAGTTCTCGTGCGCGATTATAGTGGAGACGAAGAGAGCGGACATGATAGCTGTTTTGCCCCGATTGATTATAGTAGATCCGGGTTTATTAGCGATGATGTAATTCGTTCGAATTTGGTTCAGAAAGTTCCAAGAGGGGTGAAATTGTATGTTGTTTTAGATGCTTGTCACAGCGGCACCGGATGCGATCTTCGTCACAAATATGACGACTCCAGTTATTTAACAAATCAAATCCAAACTGCAAACCCACTAACGCTCACGTATGTTCCATCAGAGTGGTCACTTCGCCAAACAAGCTACGAATTCACGAAACATCCTAGAACTGCAGGCGAAGTGTATTGCATTAGCGGTTGTCAAGATAATCAAGAGAGCGGAGACACATATATCGAAAGTGATCGAATGTATGGAGGGGTTTTAACAAGCACCATGTTATCCCTTTTGAAATCAAATGATTTGAAAACATATAAATGGAAAGATTTGTTAAAAGATGTATGTTGCAGCGAAAAGGTAAATGGATATGCTCAAAGAACCGCATTGACGTCTGGAAATCCAATAAATATGGAAAGTGCAGTTTTTTCATTTCCTGTTGTTAGAATCCCCGTTCCAGTGAAAAACAAATACAGAAGAAATTACAGGATGTTGAATACAGTCAATCCAACGAATCCAGTCAATCCAACGAATTCTCATAAAAATAAAAATATAATGAAAAAAATGCTGTTCGTGTAAATGAACTCGTTTGCTTTTCTACAAATTTTCACATGTTAATTTTGTAATATTGCTTCTACAAATCGGACACTCGCCCTTTTCCATTTTAGTATAGCACTCCGGACACATTACCTTGTGACCGCATGGATGCAATCGGAGCGTTGATTTATTTCTAAAACACATAATGCACTGTTCTTCCTCATTATCTGTTTGAATGTTTTGCGTTCCTGGAATCAAGGGCAATTTTACACTGCGAGTTTGATGCAAATAACTGGCGAAATCTTGGTATTCCGGTCCATATGTGTCATCAGGAATAGGTGCAGCAGCAGGTGTAGGTGCTGGTGCTGGTGAAATGATAAAATCGCCAACATCCGTTATTCTTCGATAAAACCCCAAATATCCGGAACGAGCCGTTTCGCAATCGCAAATTCGCACTCTGGACGCGTTTCGGTCATTTTTCTCATAGTAGACGCTGCCATTCTCGTTTCTAGACAGCTTGAAAATAATATTGGGAGGTAATCCGTCCAGCTGAATCGTTACAACGTCTCTATAGTTGCTTGTTTGAAAAAATAAATGCGACGAATATCGCGAAGCATAATATTTAACTTGCGGTTCGGTGACATCAAACATGAAATCGCGATATGCCCATGCCTGATAGTCGCGCGCTTTAAACCAATTTGCATTTGCGACGTCTGTTAGAAACACTTTCACATCCGCCATGTCAATAATGGGTATATTTTGCCCGTTTACGTGAGAAACATGTGTCGGTTTATAATGGTCGTTATTATGTCTGAACACTTTAACGTTGTGTGCCTCATAGGCAACTTCGCGATGATATACCGGCCTGTTTTTATATTGCGTGTATGCGCTAGCGAATCGCCTGCACAGATCTGAACCTGAATCCACGCTTATTGGAATCCATTCTGATCCCGACTTAATATAAATGTCGCGAACTTGTCTTTCATGATTCATTTTACGTTGTTTAGCGTAATTGTCTAGTTGTCTAGTGTCTAATATAATTATTTTTATATTCATGTTTTTAATTTGTTTTAATTTATAGTATTTTAAAAAGTAAGGTAAAAAATAAATAATAAAATAAATAATAATAATAATAATATATACGAATATTAACAATAAAAATATAAAAGTATATATAAATAAAAATGTCATTCACTCGATTTCACGATGACCCATGCAGAATACATAAACAGCTACAAGAATCAACGGATCCAGGACGCTACATGTTGAACCGACCGGGCAACGGCGACAAACCGTGCTATTTTGAAGACCCGTACATTCGGATTCAGGGTTGGGGCGCCAATTTAAGAACAAACACAATTAATTTAGAAAGTAATTTAAAAGGTTTGAACCAACCGTTGTCGAGAGATTGCATGGAAAATAATTATGTAAATACCGCCGTTTCAAGCAGCCCGATTTCATATCCGGAATGCAAATCAGCGGTCGAACAGTCACGCGTCACACATCCTGCATGGACGTATCGTGATCTGGAACAGACCAATTGGTATTATCCCCAGCTCAATCCTCAAGAGAATGTGTGTTTTCCATTTCAGAATAATCTGAGCACGCGAATTTTAGAAAAGAATAATTATGTTACAAAAATTCCATGTTTTCCCTTTTTACGATAAATGAATAAGAATCAATAAAAACATTATTGTAAAACAAGTATTTAAACACTACATATAATACTTTATTTATAGTGTTTAAATAAGATACAATATCATAAATAAAAATAAGAATGAAGATTGGATATTTACCGGGCGTGTTTGACCTACTGCACCATGGCCACATTAACATTATAAATAAAACCATAGAAGCGTGTGATGTTACCGTTATTGGCATTCATACCGATGAGTTTGTTGCTCAATATAAACGCCGTCCCATGCAAACACAAGACGAACGACTTGAAGCCGTTAAGAGTTACTTTGGGTCAAAAGTTTATGCGCTTGAAATTATCGGATCGAATCACCTCGGAGTGATTCAAAAACACGGCATAACACACATTTTTCATGGAACGGACTGGGAGTTAACAAGTTATAAAAAACAAATTCGATACTACGAAGACGGGTTGGACAAGTTAAACATAACCATCGAACTCCTTCCTTACACCGACGGCATATCCACGACACTGATTCTATCTGAGTTAGAAGCATATAGAAATCTAGATTGCGCGTTTTTTGATTTGGACAACACGTTGTTGCTAAACGATGCGCCGACAAATGAAGCAGTTGAATGCATTGACTACATTCAAAAACAAAACATTGAAATCAAAGTGGTAACAAATAATAATAACTATACTCCCAAACAAATCAGCTCAAAACTTTGCGGCGTCGGAATCCAAATATGCGAAGACCAGATATGCTCGCCACTAAAACGCATAAAACAATTTTTAGATGAAAACACGAATCAGAAGCAGTATGTAAATATCTACGTTTGGGGGTCGACAAACGCAATTCAATATTTTCGCGACCACGGTTTCAATATTGTTGACGATATGAATGTCGCGGATATATTTATCGTGCTTTATAACGCCAATTTTCATTATCGCGACTTGTGTTTGTTAGTGACGCGCATACAAAAACATAGCGTTCCTTACATTGTTGGAAACATTGACCTCACTTATCCGGACAAGGACGTTGTTTTGCCAGACACCGGCTCCATCTATCATTTAATAAATAGTATTACAAAAATCTCTCCAATTCTTATATGCGGAAAACCATTCTTAAACGGCATTGACACGACAATAGACCCGGCTAAAAAATACATGCTCGTCGGTGACAGTTTATTGACGGATGGCAAGCTCGCTGAAAATTTAAACATACCATTTTATCATAAAACCGATGTATGCGATTTAGGTATTTTATTGAAAAAATTGAAACTAAGTGTAGCCACGCGCACACCCTGCGAATAATATATTTATGTAAACGACTTAAACCTAACGCGAATGTATTAATAAGCAGATCAAACTATCGTAACAAATAAAATGACGACTCGCATGGTTTTTCATATTCGACAGCACAACAAGTGGTCTATTTTTGTCCAATTCTATAATAACATGTATCACGTATTTGGAAGACGTTTTAACAACGATACTACCATTTTTCACACCACATTTTCTATGGAACACGTGGCGGTTTGTTATTTAGATGAAATTTTAAAGTATACGAGAAACAGGCCGCAATTTTCAATTACGTTGTTTTATACGGATCTTTCAATTGATGCTCCATTTTCTCATTATGAAACGTGCGTGCATGACAGAACGAAGGAAATCGTTGGATACGATCACCTTTGCCTTGACCCAAGTAAAGTCATCATGTATTTAGGATTTGTTCGACAGAATATTTCGATTAAAGAATATGAATAATAAAACGTATTTTTATTTGTAGAATTGTTTTATAAATTAAAATTAAATTAAAATTAAAAAAAATTAAAAAATATAAAAATATTATACTATTATAATTTAATAGTATAATAGTATAATTACAAAAAATATATTACATACATACATATATATAATCATTCATAAAAATGGAGTTGGCAATTCCAATTGTGGCATTAGGTGGCATGTATTTAGTATCAAATCAAAATAAAAAAGGTAATGGCGGTAATAATAATGGAGACAATGGAAAAAAAGAATCGTTTGTTACGAATTCGAGAAACGTGCTTCCGAATACAAACGTTCCCGTGACAAATTATCCGGTCATGAAGCCGGACACCGGTTCCAACATTAATGCATATCCTGCGCCAAACGCGGTCACGGACAAGTATTATAACGCAAGTGTAGGAAATCGAGTGCTGCAAAATCCGAACCAGTTTGGGAATTCATACAATCCAAGCACAAACCCCAAAAAAAATCCCGGATTTACAAGTCCAAATACCGTGTATTCTTTGACCGGCGAACCCATAAATCAAAAAGATTTTCAACATAACAACATGGTGCCGTTCTTCGGGGCGAAAATTAAAGGGCGCACCGCGGATGCAAATGCTATGGAGTCGGTTCTTGATACAATGTCCGGCGCGGGATCTCAAAAAATACGTAAAGAAGAACGCGCCCCCCTTTTCGCACCACAAAATGATATCAATTTTGTAAACGGTATGCCCAACGTGAGCGACTTTATTCAGTCACGCGTCATGCCTGGAAACAAAATGGCGAATGTGAAACCGTGGGAAGAAATTCACGTGGGGCCGGGATTAGACCAGGGGTATACCGCAAAAGGCAGCGACGGATTCAATTCGGGAATGGAGGCGCGCGATAAATGGGTGGACCGAAACGTCGACCAGTTGCGCACGCTGAACAATCCGAAGGTGACGTTTGGACTTGAAAGTCACGAAGGTCCGGCATACAGCTGGAACAATTTGAATGCGCCCACCTCGGAAACATTCGGGAAAGTTGAGAAGTATTTACCGGATAAGTTTTTCTTGAATACGTCTGATCGTTGGCTGACAACCACCGGAATTGAAAAAGCGCAAACCGCGCGGGCGAAAGAAGTGTATAAACCGCAGTCGCGCATTTGTACCAGCAGCGAATACTACGGACCCGATTCCAACGTGACGGGTACAAACACGTACGCTCCAAACAATTATGAGGCGGCTAAACGACCCGAATATGCGGCAAAACCGATTACGAATGCGCACAACGGCGGTAAAAATTTTGCGCCTGGTGATAACGATTACGGTCGCGACGGATTCAAACTGCTGTCAAACAATCGCGGCACTACGAAAAGTCACGAGGGCGGAATTATTTATGGCGCCATGCGCGCGGTGGTTGCGCCGGTTCTCGATTTTTTGCGACCTTCAAGAAAAGAAAATGCAATCGGAAACATTCGTCTTTATGGTGACGTGAAACCGGCGTGCGGATCGTCGGGCATTGTCTATAACCCGGCCAGTCGCGCCCCCACGACCATTAAAGAAACGACGGAAGGGTTGCTCGGATTTGACCATTTGAATATCGACGCGCAAACCAGCGGTAGCGGCTATTTAGCAAATCCGCAACAAGCCGTTTATAACCAGCGCGATACAACCAGCGTGCAATACGTGGGATCAAGCGGTGGGGCCACGAATCAAGGTGTCGGCGTGTACGAAGCGCAATACAATCAGCACAACAATGTGAATAAGATTTCAACCAGTTTTACGCCGGGTGGAAGCATTGGACTGTTCAATCCCACGGAAAACATTTGTATAAAACGGAGTGACGAGAATTGCGACCCTTGGATTCCAAACCCGGTCTTCCGAATTTCAAACCCGCCGGGACTGCAGACCTATGGAAAAATTGAGAAATATCCTCAAAATTATCAGGAATCCGTGAATTGTGAGCGCATTCAGCCCGATATTTTAGACGCATTTCGAAAGAATCCGTACACGCAAAGCTTGCACAGCTATGTTTTGCGTTAACGTTAAATCATTGCGAGAGAAAGAAAGATATTTAGAACAAGTAAATTGTGAATTTAAATAGAAAATTGTGAATTTAAATAGAAAATTGTGAATTAAAATAAAAATAAATGAATAAAATTCATTTTTATTTAATATTTATATAATATAGTATAATTGTAGTAATTGTAATAAATTTATATTTCATTCATTCATATTATGAGATTAAACCTGGATTTTAATATTGAATTAGGTAAGTGGGTTCTATTTAGCATACTTATATTCGTCATTCTCTACGGTTCTTATTATAGTTTATTTGGATTGAGAGAAGGATTCACGCCGGGAACGTGTCCGAAAGGGTGTTGGCAGCGTCCGGAAGGCGATGTTGACGGCAATTGTACGCGATACAATGTCGAAGACGGTCACAACAGTTTTACTATAACAGATGGACAAGGAACTAGTTCGTCGGTTCAAATTACTCCAGGCGTTTATAATCTTGATACGCTCGCAGCCGAAATGCAAACAAAAGTTCGTGCCGCCAGCGAATTTACAACTTTTACGTGCACGGCTCATGATCCGAAATATAAAAAACCAGGGAAAAAAATGGTCGATCCTTATGTGAACCAGTTGGAATTTAATTTAAATAGTGATGCCGGCGACGATACCCTTACCATAGAATTCGACGCTGATAACAAATATGCGCCACATGAAAGCCCGCTGGCTAGTTTATTCAAAACCAAGGAAATAGTGCTTACGGGAAGCGAATCTGCATACGCCGAACTTGATTTAACACCGTGGTTTCCATCCGACCTAAAACCGACGAGCGTTTGTCCTCAAGTATGCACATGGGGTGGTTACGAAGGCGGAGTTACAAAAGACAAGGATTACTGTCAATACGATGCCGACTGTAGCGCGTGTGATCCAGCAGTTTGTCCAGATGGAGTTTGTCCCAAACCGCCACCCAACCCCAGCCCTCCGCCACCTAATCCTAATGGTCGCGGTCGCGACATTCTGGACTGCACTCAAGCGAAATGTTATGAGCAACCAAGAAACTCAGGACCAGGACCCAACGATTCCAATTATGATGAAGATGTCGGGTTTTGCGGAATTGAATACATGGATAAATCTGGAAAAAAATTCATGTTTGGATGTAGCTCGTCTGACACGTGTGCAAAATTAGATTGCAACACCGCCTGCAAACGCGATCCTAAAACGAAAAAATTTGTAGGCGACTGCAGGATTTACCCCAAACCCAATTCTCAAGGTCGAGGTGGTGGCGGTGGCGGCGACGATGACGAGGATCGGGCTGACAATAACAGCAGCAATAATTATTATGACAACGATATGGACGACTACATGAACGAACTCATGAAACCCGGCCAAATGACTCCTAATCAAATGTATAATTTTCGTTTAGCGCGCTACGGTTGTGACTCGTCAGAATATGGATGTTGCGCCGACGGCTTCACATATAAAAAAGATGCGAGCGGAAACAATTGTTTTGATTTTTTGCCGTACTATAATCCCATTTTGTTTAGAGGCGGAGCTTAAAAAAAATAAACAGCTTTTGCGCATGGATTAAAAAATAAAAATGGAAATAAAATAATAATCATTTTATTCATTTTTATTTCCATCTTTTCATGAAAAATCGCAACTTTTTGTATCGAAAAAATATAAATTGAAAACTTATTTTTTATTTATATTTTCATTAGTGTTTTATCATTACTCGTCGTTCTACCGTTATCTCAAATGTTGTCTACTTTGTACATTCCTCGTGTCAATCGCACTCACATGGGTCATGCCGACTACATGAAGAAGGTGTTTGAGCATCAAGGATTTGCAGTAGTGAAATCCGTGGAGTTTTTTGAACACGAGATTCCAAGTGCAGCATTTGGATTTGCAATTGTCAAGATTCTATTCTGGATTCCAGGACCCGTTTCGAAACATTTTCAGCAACGGTTGAAAGATGCCAGCAAAGAGACGCGCATTGTGTTTTCCGACCCTTCTTACTGGATTGTGCTGCCTTACACTGAAAAACAAAAAAAACAAGCAGTTGTCAAAATCCCCCCCCCTCCTCTTCGCGTCGCCGACAATGACGATTGCATTTGCGGATGTGGAGGAGACGAACCCGATTGCTCTTCTTCTTCGCAAACCCTCTACAATCCCTTTACAGACAAGGTTTGGACCCCCTCCTCCAACTATTCCAATTCCCTTTCCCACATTGTCAGCGAACGCCAACGTCTCGGCGACTGCAGAAACAGCTGGACTGCCATGAACAGCATCGAAGACAACTTTCGATTCTACGACACACCATTTGGTTTTGAGTTCGACGCTTACTAAGCACACTTATTAGACATTATTACGCCATGCAAATGAAACTTAAAAAACAAAAAAAACTTTAAAAAACTTTTAAAACTGTAAAAAACTAAAAAAAAATAAAAAAAAATATTTTTTATAAAAAAAGTATTTTTTTCATATAAAAATAAATAAATTGAAAAAATAAAAAGGTATTTTATTTTCTATTAGTGTTTATCTATCTATCCTCTTTATTCGAATCAATGACTACTACCGCCTCAAATCAACTTGGACCCAACGAACAACGCCTTGCTCACACTGTCGAAGAAATCTTGCTCTCGCGTATGGAAAATGTCAATCCTCTCCCATCCAATGCCGACGAATCTCAAACTCTTGACGAGTTCATCACTCTTGCCGAACGTTATGCGACAATTATCGAACCCTCTGAACCGTTTACTCGTCGAATGCTCGCATTTTTGGAAACAATGCACAACCAACAATTCCGGGCACAACAGCGTCAGCGCGAACAACGCGTTCAAGTTACACGCATCGGCGCAAAACGTGTATTCGGCACAGACATCACTCGCGAAGTTGACCAAAACAGAAACATTGCAAATTCATTTGCTTGAAAAACAACAAAACCAACAAAACCAACAAAAACAACAAAACCAACAAAAACAACAAAACCAACAAAACAAAAACAAAATATTTTTTAATTCATTTTGAAAAATAAAAATAAAAATATAAATAATAATATGGTTAATCGAGAATAATACGATAAAATATACAACGTATACACAGATATGAAATATATACAGATATGAAATATACAAGTGGATTATAAAATATGTCATTGTCATCAACTTCTAATTCAAAGTCCTCATCTTCGTAATCACCACCATCCTCCTCCTCCTCATCGTGATTTGTCATTGTTATTACTTATGTTGTTATTGATAAATGTATGTATTTATATTGATTTTATAAATAAATACATTTTCTTCGGGAGTTTTACATGAGAAAATGTGTAATATATTTTATTTCTATATTTTAAAATTTATTGTGTTTTTTATATTATTCATGTTTTTTCATTTTTGCTTTTAATATAAAATTGAATTTTAAGTCGTATACACATGAATTGACAGCTAGCTTATATACCAAATCCAAATCCACATCATAATGAAACAATTTTCGTCATCAAATCATACAAAACAATATCTGAGAGATTTGCTTGAATTGGCAAAACAACGAATGTTGTCAGGAATTTCGACAAATGCAACAAATGCAACAAATGAAACAAATGTCACCTCATCACAGCTTTCAACATCATCATCGTCGTCGCATTCAATCGAACGAATGTTCATGAACACGAATATTGTGGAAATTGTTATCGGTGTTGGTTACGTTTTCATAATTGTTGCGTTTCTTGTGAAACAATTTTTGAAAACGTTGCGCCGATTTGAAACTCACTTCGGGTCATCGCATGATGGCGCATATAACCGTTTTGGATTTATTGCAAATGAAGAATCCGATTTCGATTCCTCTGACAATGACAGTGACGGCGAGAATAACAATGATGACGACGTTGTAGAACCATCTTCATCATCACCCGTTTCGCGAAGACATGCTCTTATACCACTTGTAACGCCTCTTCAAAAAATAACTACTGTCACTCCCCAAACTCCTTCGCCGCCACCCGTAAGAAGAAGTTTGCGCCTGAAAATCAAAAGCGAACTGAATTTAACCTCAACGATGGAAAAACAAAATAAAACAAATGTAGAAACAAATGTAGTAACACGTAGTCAGACACGACGACAAAATCAACGTTTATCCTTAGCCATTTCATCTGAACCTGCACCATCATGCTCATTCAATCGAAGCAATGGCGCAATAATTACTCCCTCGCTTCATCCAGAAAACGACGAGGAACTGGCATACTATCTTCAAAGATGCTATGAAAGAACTATGAAAAAGAGATCTGAATTCAATTCTCCTCTAGTTGTTCGTCGTCTTGTCTTATAATATCCATATTCAATATTCAATCAAATCTAATGAAATTCAATTCATGACAGGCCGGTAACCGGAGGGGGTGCATTACTCTTATCCGTAATATCCTTTCCAACTTTTTTATTCACATCATTCACTTTTTGTTTCAAAATACTTGTGATTACATCCATATTCGTTTTAATGCTACTTGCATTGTCACCAACATCCTTTGATGCACCGTCAACCATCGGCTGAAGTGCGCTCACTTTTGCCGCCAACATGTCTGTTTTTGCACTATCCGCATTCGCAGTTTCAGATAATGACATGGTTTCAATACTATTATTTGTAAACATGGAATAACAAATCATGTATGTAAAAAATAAAATAAATCCTAATACTACTAAATTACAAAAGTTATAATTTAATTTTAAAATATTCATACACGCGATATTTATTTTTGTTTACTTTATCTTGTATGAATATTTTATTTTTTTTTATGAATCTTACTTATAATAATTCATTTCTATTTTATTTTTATTTTTTTATTTCTATTTTTTATTTGCTTTCTTTCATCGGTGCGCCAGGACACTCTAGTTCGTTTAATTCTTCTTTCGGAGGGGGGCTACTAACACTCTTAATGATATTAATGCTGTCCTCAAACTTCTTAAGAACAAAGAGTTGCGACGACAAACTTTGTTGATTCATAAACTCAATGACTGCCGTTACATTTACACGCTTACCCGCCGTCTTTAATACCGTCTTATAGTGTTCATGCAATTGAAACATGTTTTTTTTGTATTCCACCGCATACTCTTTCAACGCCTTTTTCTTATGCACATAACAGTCCAAATAATTTTGATGCAAGTTGTGCGTGTAAGTGTAGAAATTCGTCTCATGTCGCATAAAGTCAAGATGGTCTTCCGGAAATCTTTCAAAATGACGTGTCGCTGCTCCAAGTTTTTTCAAATGCAAGTAAACAAACCGACTCTTTTCTTCTAGACCCTTTGCATTTTTCATAAACTCGTAATTCGGATTGCGGAATTTATAACGCGCACCATCATATGACCGAAACATGACTCCCGGAAAATAATATATCGAATTGGCGGATGCCCATGTTGCGATAATCTTCTGAAAATCTTCTTCTCCATTCTTTATACTTAATCTGGCTGGATGACGAACACTCGAGAACGCGGACCACTTTACAACAGAACGATCCATCTCATACACGGTCGTCCCATCAATGTAATAAATTGCAATAATGTACAAGGCCATTTTCTTTACCGGCGCAACAATCGTATTGTCCGGATGCTGTAGAACAAAGCTATACGAATACTCCTTCGGCAAATCATCAAAATCCAATCCAACGACGGCACACGCTTCGAAAAACATCCGTCGAAAGCATTTTTTATCCACCACGCCTGACAAATTCTCCTTCTTTTCTACAGGAGAAACCGTATTCCTCGTTGAAAACTCCCACCCTTGAACATCATTCGACGGATTGTAAAACAAATTCACCATGGTTCCTTCCACGAACTCCTCCGCATACTTTACTTTTGAAAGGTCCAACACATTTTTAATACCAGAATCAGAATCTTTGGATCTAGGTCTATTATGTTCGCACATCGGAGGCGAAAAACTCACAATTTTTCGATCCGCGTTCAACACCACCGAACGAACATACTGCTCGTACCCATATTCAACTCCACTTGAAACACGGCTTTGCAATATTTTCTTATCATAATTCACCAAAAAGTAGGTATGATTATAATTTTTTGTTCGCTCATCATTACTGTGCAACCAAAAACCATACGGGGAATTCACCCAGTCATCCTTGTTATTTGTCACATCCACTACTTTGCACCTGACGCACGCGTCATAACATTTACACCCAGCATCGTCCTTGTCCTTGTCACCATTATCACGTTGAATAAAATCATACAATGATGGCACACAGCTCAAATCGAATGAATAATCATATTGTTTACTATTACTATTAACAGTTGTCATTTTTAATATTGTTTGGTTTGTATTGTCTTTCTTGTCTATGAAATGTCTATAATATAATATTAAATATCAATTTTTCTTTAAATGTATTCTGTAAATATTTAATAATAAGTATAATGAATTGAGTATATAATGAATTGGTGAATTGAATAAATAATAATTATATTCTAAAATTTAAAGAATTTTCTCTAATGAATACTATATATAATATTTATTCATATTTATAATTATAATATTATAGTTATTGATTTCATATATATATTTATATATTTATTGTTATTGTAGCATCAAATACGTTGAATTAAATGGAAGTAGAAGCAGAAGTGGAACTAGAAGAGAGAATTGAATCCGACCCCGATCCTGAGACAAGAGACATTGAAATGAATAATAAACTGTTTCTGGGAGACAAAATAAAAATAAATGCAACCGTTTCTGATTCCAAACTTCAAAATAACGTGTATGAAGTTGTGTATATTGATTTGAGCACGGTTCATCTTAATGATAAAAAAATACAACAGCTCGTAAAACTTCGCATTCGTGACGGCGAATTCGCCGATAAAATCGAAGATGAAGAAATTTTAGAAATACAAGTCCTGGAACGAAAACCGACCCACAAATTCGTCGAACAACATGACCTGAAAATCAATATGGTTATATCCGTCGAATTATCGTTGACGCCAGACCAAATTCGCGAACATTTACAAGAAGTTGAAGGCACCGCAAAATCGTTGGAACCAGGTGCACAAACACAACCAGGTGCACAAAGACAAGCACAAGAAGAAGATAAACCACTCATTATCACATGTAAAATCATTGATGTAGACGCAAATCAGGATATGATTGAAGTGAAAATTATACTTGACGATAAAGAATCGTCATCGTCATCATCGTCATTACTCTCTCCTGAAATCAAAGAACAACTATTAAAAGACAGCATCTTTATCAATTTTGGATGCCGAGGATTGCCTTTTTGGATAAAACGAATCAAGGTCATCGAATATAAACCGTCAAATCCGCCATCCGATGTTGTAGAAGAACAAGCTATTCAAGGCGAAGGCGAAGAAGGGGAAGAAGGCGATGTTGGAATCGATCTTGACCTTTCTGAAGCGCTGGATGAAGGCAACCACATTTTTGCAAACATCATGTACGAAGTCCCGTCTTCACAAAAAATCGTTTCAGAAATAAAACAGTATAACGACTTATTGGAAAATATAATTGCATCCGTTCCAAAACATAAACGAACAGAAGCCGAGCTCAACAGCATTCACCGAAACATTGAACGTTTTTTCCAGCTGCGAAAAGAGTATTCCGTTTTCGATAAAAATGGAGTTCCCAAAATGCCCGCCCATTTGAGTAACGCAGACAAGCCCGCCGTTCCACACATTCAAAATCTTGACACACAACTCTATTGGGTTCTGCCTGTCGTGGAAAATATTAAGAAACTATATGTTACCGGCGATGATGCACAAGAAGAGGATACGGTAAACGGAATTTACAGCTTTAAGCAACAAATCCTGGAAGAAAAGGGGGTTTATCCGGATCGAAATGCGCCGTATAATCCAAATATTATGAACGATCTCAACTCGTATTTGACTCCGTTTGAAAATCCGAAACAAAATCCGGATCGTAATTACATAATGCAAGGTAAACCGGTTCATTCCAATATGCTGACTTTATCCACGAATAACGACACCATTGTGTCCCGATCTCGTTCAAAATCAAACGATGAAACCTCGATTCCGACACCGACCCCGCAATATATTGATCGAACGTATAACACTGGGCTAACAAAACTGGAATTTGAAGATGTCAAGTCAAACAACGTAAAGCGCGTAGATTCAACACCCGACGATTCGGCATTTGTTACCTCCTTTATGACGCTCGACAAACCCGCAGTTCATCTATCTCAACTGCTTCTGCCGGACACCCTTTTAGCCGATCAGGTGGCACTAAACTTTGTATTTCTTAAAACATGGCACACCATTATATCAAACGTTACATCGAGAGATGACATTCCATCCGAAATCATCCGAATTGAAAAAGGGGGCGACCAACAATATGTGGGTGAATACAGTGGTGGGGCTCTAAAAGATGCAGCATTGTTTTTAATGGATACCAAGAACAATTCGAACAGCGCCGTGGTGAAGGAATTTATCACTTCGTTTGTTCCAACAAATGAAGACGCGTTTCATATTTTGGATTCGGGAACCGATAAAACATCCCGAACAACCCGAACAACCCAAACAACCACATCTAAACAACCAAAAAATCGTCTTTATAATTATTTATCTTTATATAAAGTCATTTACGCTCTTCAGCCGTTTATGATTTATTCGAAAAACGTCAATGCGCAGCAGTATGATATGATGCGCGCATTTATTCATAAAAATATTGACAACTACTTTAAAAAACTGGGAGTATCCAAATCAAAATTCAAAAAACTCGTCAATAAAAATGATATTACGGGATTCGAATCATTGGAAATGTTCTACAATGCATTCGGCGATCATGACTCCAAGTCCGCTAAAAAGGCGACAAAGGACGCCCTTCAAACCAAAATCGTGCTCGCCGATGATACAACCGTAACATTCGATGAAATTTTCAAACTTTATAAGTTCAATGAATTAAAACGCCAGGATGACATTTTTCTCTCTACATCTGAGATATTAAAAATAATTCTTGAGACCGACTATGCGCGATTGTTCATGGACGCGCTCGCCGTAGAAAATTCGGATTTGACGTCTTCCGAAATTGACAGCATTATACGGAGAGAGCAACAAGACATCGCAGAACACCTCTCAAAAAACGCGTCATCATCCGACGCAAAAACGTGCAAAAAACGCGAAATTACATTGAGTAAAATATATTCTTCGATTGCTGCGCTGGATCTCGATAATAATAAAGGGGACGTGCTGTTTGACGCGCGCTACGATTCGTCGGGAAAACGTTTTGTGAAAGATGGCGACTATGCGGCGTTAAGAAGCGATAATGCAAGCGAAGGCGAAGAAGGGGATCAAGGCGAAGAAGGGGGTGAAAGCGGTGGCTACCAGTACTTTGTAAGGCGCGACAATAAATGGGTAAAAGACGATGATCCCGAACTTCAAAATGTGCAACTCGATGACCCCTCTTATTTTTGCAACATTCCATCAGAAACCAAACCCAACCCGTTGTGTTTTTCAATGAACCAAAAATGTCTTGACAAGTCGGTTGCAGAATCGTCGATTTTACAAGATTTAACTGCAAGAATTGTAAACGAGTTTGACCAAAAAAGTGAAGCAAAACGAAAAAATATCGATGAAACATTTTTATTCGATTTGAAAAATATAAAACTGCTCGATAAACTCAAAGTGTATGACATTCTAAAATACAATAAACTAAAATACGCCCTCGGCCAAGAAAACAAAAAAAGGGTTGACACCGTAGTAACATCTCCGTATCAAGATACCATAAATTGCATTCTTGGGTTAGAAGACGTTGCGCTAAAATATCAATGCATTTTAAATTTGGTAAGCAGCGAACTTTTTGTAAGAAGCGCAGCACCGGGCGACGACGTTCACTGGTTTTACTGCAAAACCACCGGTGTGCGTTTATTGCCAACTTTTTTCTACGAACTTGCTCAAAATTATAATCCCGCCGATCCCAAATCTGTGAACTACATGTCCACTCTCTCGCGCATTGAAAAGTCCAGCGGTAAGCGCGAAGGCGACCAAATCGTTGATAAATTCAGCGGCTATACCATTTCAAGAATAGCATTCGTGTCTGAATCGGAATGGATGGCCGCTACTGAAGAGGAAGCTGGCGCTGGCAGCGAAACTGTATTACAGCTTATGCGCGACGAACAACAAATGGCTTCCGACACCACTTCCGTAAATGCGGGCGAAATTATTGAAGTTAATATTCAAAATGAGGGCATTCAACAAACTGGAACGGCGGCTGAAATATTACAAGAAGACGAAGACGAGGAGGCAGAAGCGTTGGCAGAAGAACAACAACAACAACAACAAGAAGAAGAAGAAGTTGAGCGCGAATTTGAAACGACGAGAGAAGAATATGAAACCATGATTGGAATCATAACCCATTACGAAAATTCACTATCCGTTGTATTGAAACCAAAGGAAAAGCGGTTTATAATCGAGTCCATTCAGCTGCTTATTCCCGCAAAAAAGACCAAGGAACAGTATGAAGCTGAGAAGAAAACCAGCGTGGATTATGAAACCTACGAGAAAACATATAACCAGTACCTGATTTTTTATTGCATGGCACTCGTCATCATCATTGTGCAAACATCAATTCCGCAAATTAAAACCAAAACCACATTTCCGAATTGCGTGAAATCGTTCGAAGGGTATCCGTATTCCGGAGACGAAACCAGCTTGCCGTTTATCATTTATATGGCGTGCATCACTCAAAAAGTAAAAAGCGAGTACGCGCCTTGGAACTCGGTGAAAAAAATAAACCAGGATAAAATGAGAGAAACGCTGTTCAATCTAATTAAAACAAAAATAATAAATCTACCAGTTGTACAGGCCCGTTTTGAAACCAAACGCGACCACGATGCGCTAAAAAAACAGCGCGAAATCATGAAAGTAAATGCAAAACACAGAATTAATGACGCGCTCTTTCTGTTTCGCCCGCTTCTTGTTAATCCGTCCATTGTCCTTACCACAACGCCGCTGCCTGTTACAAAGATGTATTGCGACGACTTGAAACGAAACCTTAAAAATGGTAACAGTTTACAAACGGAAAATATACTTGTCATTCAATCAAAAATTATTCACTTTTCTCTCCTTGTTCAGAAACTCATTCAAGATGCAATCACGGCGCAAACGGCGGACAAGGCAAAACTGTTATCGAGAAATTATATTCAAAACGCTTGCTGCAACGAGAAGGGCGATGACGGCGAAACCGTATTGGAATACATGATACAGAGGGAACCCAATATTCGAAATTATTGCGACATGGTGGATTGCAATGCCGATATTTTACACGACGTTTACAGTTTAAGCGAGGCGGCAACCATGCTTGATCCAAAAGATACACGCAATGCAATTCCTGAACTGCCTTCCAATTTCGACGAATATACAATTTATAATGCATTCATGACGTATTGCAATTACGGAAAACATAAAGGACTAAAAGCTGCTACCTCGGCATCTCAAGAACAAGCATCGGCGAAAAAGAAGAAAAAGGCAGAAGTAAAATCAAAAGCAAAGGCAGGAACGGGAACAGAAGCAAGAGCAGCAATCGAAGAAGAAGAAGAACAGCAAGAACAAGAGCGACAGGAACAAGGCGAACAAATCGAATCAGGCGCTTTGAGAGAAATAAATGAAACTGCATTGTCTGACGAACTTCAAAAAATTTGTAAATTCAAAAACACGTTGGGAGAGAATCGCGACATATTCAACGTATTGAAATCCGCAAAAAGTATGACGCATGACAATAAATTAAAATTAATAACTCAAATCAAAAACGAATTCAATTTGGATTACACCATTAAAGATTTACAGCATTTGCTTCAGTTGATCAATAGACAAACAATGAAACCCATGTATGAAGCCCGTGTTGGAACATATAACGAACATCTGAACCGCATTTTAATTAAAACACTATCGCCGTCTGTAGCCGCATCTGTTGCTGCTTCTTTGCAGGTGCTGGATAAAGACGTTCTCGTCGCGCTCAAAGCATTCAACGAAAACCCGACCGCCGAACGTTCCAGGAACTTACAACGACGCGTCGAACAAACCAGTAAAGCGCTCACGGAGCAAATCGCGGCATTTTTAAATATGAAGAATAAAGGTACCGCGAATGCCGTATTCAGAACACCGTCGGATATTACACAAGGTGTCGTAACCAAGGGCGGCATCATGTTGTTTCATAAAACGGAAAACACGTTACTAAATGGCGAAAATAATACGCTTGAAGTGTCGGTTGAATTTGTGAAAAATGCAATCAAAAATATCACACAGGTGTATCCAAATATGATTCTGACTCAAGTGTCTGAAATTGAGTCGTTGCCGCCCTACATTACCGGCCAACTTTCTTCTGGCGACGCGTCGTCCATTATTGCCTTTTCAAATGAGCGCGTCACGAAAACGCTTGGGAATTTTTATAAAATCGGAAACAAGAAACCGGTTAGTAATATTTTAAAAAATGTACAGTCGACCACGCTTTTATTGAATGAAATTATCGAGAATACGCCCATTTACAGCGGAGACAATAAACACATTACAGTGCTTCTATACGAATATTATTTCTTGGCATCCATCCATTCCCATTTGCATTTTTCCAATGTTGTCAAACAATTTCGAGAGAAAAAGGCGGGACAAGGACAAGGGCAACAAGCGCCAAAACAAAAAAACCCAATCGATGTGCAAAAAGAAGTATCGCGAATTTTAACCACGTATTTCGAGCTCATTCTGGATGATAAAAAAATAATGAATCGGAATATTGACACGATTCGCGAGAATTATTTGCGCTCTCTCGACGATGAGCGAGATGACATTGTTCAAAACGTGGATCAAATGTCGGAAGACCAGAAACAAATTTATTTGAATCATAAGAAATACAAAATGGGTTCGCAGTCCATCGGTAAAAACGCGGGTCTACGGATTTATAACCCGGATTTCGAAACGGAAGAGTTGGCGCGCATCGAGAGAATAAATAATCGCAAAAAGGAGCGCGGAATAATGAGCACAATGCTGTCCGGCGATCCGGACCCGGAAGCACTGGCCCGCGAAGACGCGGTTGCGGATGAAGGTGATGCACCGGATTATGACCCGGATGAAGAAAATGAAATGCAAGAAGACGATGCGCACGAAGAGTACGCAAATTCCGCGGATTTGTATCCGGATAGTTATGTGGACGTGGAAGGAATTAACGAATCTTGAGAGAATAGAGAGAAATAATAAATTATTAATTAAATGAATAATATAGGAAAAAAAATATATTAATATTATATACTACTTTTTACTAAGATTAATAATAATAATAATGGACTTGAGCAACGCTGGACAAGCAATTCCACCAAATTTTTCCCCTCCTATGCGAAGAATGTCACAGAGTGTAACACAAAGAATGAGAGATATAGGATTGCCAGAAGAACTTAGTGATAAAATTCTCAATCAAACGTCATATGCGCTTGATAATAAAATGACAATACATTTTTTAAAAGAAAATATGGGCGAAGAGGCGTTTTCAAGATTTATATATTTAGTAACAAGTCCAATGCATATATTAACTCCATACAGAACTAATATATTATTAAATATGTATCCTTCATGGTTAACTGATGTTATAGAAGAATATTTGAATTTACTAAAATCTGTACAAGATGTACCTAATATTTTTGTTCCTTTGAGACAAATATTAGATGAATATGTTAAAACTAGCGGTTATTATGACCCTAAATATAGTGATCAGGAATTTATTGACTTGTCTAGTCGTATTGTTAGTGCCTTTATAACTAATAGTCGTTTGGATCCTGTTGGCGAAGTTGCTACCAAAATTAAAAATTTTTTCACTACCGTAGTCAATATATTACTTAAAGTTATCAATGATAATTCTTCAGAACTTTACACTCCGCAATTAAATTTATCAGCACGACTCAGGTTAAAAAGCGACATCGAAAATATTATTCATTTTTTAAGAGATTTAATTGAGTTGAATAAAGATGAAAATAATCATAAAACCATTCAACGTTTCAACTTAAAACAGATTTTAGATTATGGTAAATTTGAACGAGAATCTGATATAAGGAAATTACAAGAACAAGATCCGAAACAATATGGAGATGAATGGTCCATTGCACGAGGACTGGATGAGCTTTATGAAGAGCGTCAAAAAACACGCAATGAACGTAGACGACAACTATCTTTAGGGCAAGGAGGAAGAAAAAAAAATATTCGCTCATCGCGTAAAAAGCGGAACAGCAAAAAGCGCGCTTATAAAAAACGTACTAGTTATAAAAATAAAAAAATGTAAAATAATTTTTGTTTTTTTGGTTTTTAGATAACAAATTATTTTATTTTACATTTTTAATGTACCAAGCGGGAGCAGCCCGTTTCTTGTTCCATGTGGCAATTTTCTGTTTTTCTTCCGACATGTAGTAGTTTCGGTATGCTTGGACTGCGTCGTTTTCACATTTGTACTGGTCCGGCATGGCTTGTGCGAACGGGGTAAGACGTTGTTGAGGGAAAAGCGATGCATCTGGAATGTGCTCTCGTAAATACTGTGCAACCGTGTATGATTTGTGGATTTTTGTTTCAGGGTGGCTGTAGCGGAACTGCCATTCCTTGTGCATTTCGTCAATGAGGTCGAGCGTCCAAATGAAATTGGCTTGAGATTCTCTGCACCAAATTGTGACGGGATGATTTTTGTGTGCAATTTTGTAAAGCGGAGCGTTGCCTTCCTCGTCATCGGGAACAAGAATCCGACGAGCAGAACACAGCATTTGAACCGCTTCCAAAATGATTTTTACAATGTGTTTGTCCATCATGGCTTCGGCAACTTCGCGTGGAATCAGGGATAAAATAAACAGATTCATTCTTTCTTTAAGAAACAAGGAAACAAGAAACGCTGATAAGCATTATTATTAACCATTTAAAAATCAATTTGATTTTTTTTAATTGATTTTTATTGTTTCTTGATCATTTTTATTTTTTCTTGATCATTTTTATTTTTTCTTGATCATTTTTATTTTTTCTTGATCATTTTTATTTTCTTATTATTTTATTATTATTTTATTGCATTAATATATGTGAATATTTTTATTTTATTTTATTTAGGTGAAAATTTATAAAATATGAAGTATAAAAAACGGTCGTTAAAAAATAGACGACAAAAACGAAAGCGACATCGTTTTTCAAAAAAATATTCTGCCGCCACGGTTCAACGCGGCGGAGGATTTATGGACACCATTGCGCAACTAATTGCAATGGAAGGGCGAACTCATACTTGCATGGCGGTTCATCCAACTCAACCACTAGTGGCAGTTGGGGATGATGCGGGAATTGTAACGTTATGGGAAATAAATTCCTTGGGTCAAGTAGAACCAAAACGGGTGGCACAGTTAACCGGTTTACCAACTGCCGTGAAGTTTGTAGAATTTCATAAAACTTTTCCCGTAGTAGCAGCAGCATGTTCTGACAGAGTGTTAATGTGGAGGGTTGACCAAATAAATAGAGAACAACAAGATCAACAAGTTGAACCATCACACACGGTTAGTGATTTTAGAGCGAGAAGTGAAGAAGAAGTTGAACAAGAATTGCGTGAAGCACAACAGATTTTAGAAGAGGAACGTCGTAATAATGAACGGGTGAATACAGAAATCAAAACTCTACGTTCTAGGAATTGGCAGGTGATAAGGGACATTGAGAAACTTGAACCAGATATTAAAGATTCTGAAACATTTATGCGTAGTCATATTATGAGAGGAGAAAAAGATAAAGCAAAACAATATGAAGATGAATTAAACGACCAAAAACCAAGGTTGTTAAAGCTACAAGAAGAAATTAGATCGATAGAAGAACAACGGAAAATATTAGATGAACAAGAATTTAACATATGGAGGGGTATATTGGGTAAAGAAAAAATTGTAAAAGAAAAAGCTGCTGAACTTCAAAAAATAAAAAAAGGTGCGCGCGACGAAGTTTCATGTTTTTCTTTTCATCCAAGAGAATCATATATTGCGGTTGGTGTAAACAACAATAAACAAAATAACCAAATCATTATGTATAGGTTCAAAATTGAACCTTCCTCTTCCGTGAATTTATATTCTTTACATACAGTTTTCAGAAGTGAAGGCAATTTTCCACAAAGTGAAGGCAATTTTCCACAAAGTGAAAAGGTATTATTCACATCGTTTAGTAGTGATGGACAATTGTTTTCGTTTGTAACAATAAAGTCAGATGGCAGAACTGTTTTAAAAGTAATTAATTTTAAAGATGGAGACAATAGGTTTATGGATTCTGAATATAGCGTTTACAACATACCAAAAAAATGCGCTGTAACATGCATTACGTCTTATAGAACAAGTTCCGGTTTTCATAATGGTAGTTTCTATAAATTTGCTGGAATGATGCACACACATGGTTTTATTATTGGATGTGATGATGGTTCTTTGATGCTAATAGAGGCAGTCACAGTTACTATTCGTAGTGGTCCAGCAAAAAGTTTGACAAGAGTAGAAGCAGTACGTAAATCAAAAGAATGGAATTTTAGAGAAGCGATAGAATGCGTTGCCGTTCATCCCAAGTCACACTCTTTACCTTTATTTGCAAGTGGTTCACGCAACGCCGTTCAAGTATGGGATGAGAGTAAACGCGAACCTGAACCGCTTGTAGTTCAACCTGAAGTAACTCCTGTTATATCGGTCGGATTTAATCAGAATTTTTTGGCAGTGTGCGGTCCTGGCAATGTACACATTTATAGCTGTAATGCTGACGATTATGGCGGTTTCAAGGAAGAATTGCAGAAAGAATTGCAAAGTGGATCAGAAATTGCAAAATATGGGACTGAATTAGAGTTAGCAGGTAGACAAGGAGAACCGTGTTCTATATGCAACGAACCGATGAATGATCCATTGTCACAACAGACGTTAAGATCAGGGCCAGCAGATGCTCAAGAAGTATATCTGGAATGCGGGCATAAATTTCATAAAGATTGCATAGAACCATGGATAAAACAAGGAACATTATCATGCCCTTTATGCAGAGCACAGGGTGGTATAGCACAAGCAACACCACAACGCATTAGTCAAGGAAGACAAGAATTAAAGCGTCAACAAGTGAAAGAAGGGACACATCGCGTCGCTAAAAGTTTAGTTGATCGTTTTGGACGGTATGAACCTCGTGGTTTAGATTTTGGTGAAGGCGCTGCCGCCGCTTCCGCTTCTTCTGCACCTGAAGATGTGGTTGAAGATGCACCTCTTGCTTCCCCCGAATTAACACTAGAACAGCTTCGTGCTGCACGTCTTGCAGACATTGAAGGACGACGAAGAGAACAACAACCAAGTGAAAATCGTGGTGGCAGTAAACAAAATAAATACTCACGAAAAAAATATAGTTCAAAGAAATCAAAAATTCGTAATTATTATTCAATCTCGAAAAAACATAAAAAATATTCATAAATAAAATAAAAAGAATATTATTGATTTATTAGTTTTTATTTATTTTATTTCATTATTATAGACAAGTATTTTGTATTTTATTTTTTTTATTTAGGAGATAGTTGACAGTTATAAAAAATAAATAATGAAGTATAAAAAACGGTCGTTAAAAAATAGACGACAAAAACGACAGCGACATCGTTTTTCAAAAAAATATTCTCAACATGGAGGAGGATTTATGGACGCCATTGCTTCAATTAATGTCACTGAAGGGCGGGCGAATACTTGCATGGCCGTTCATCCAACTCAACCACTGGTGGCAATTGGGGATGATGCGGGAATTGTAACGTTATGGGAAATAAATTCCTTGGGTCAAGTAGAACCAAAACGGGTGGCACAATTAACCGGTTTACCAACTGCCGTGAAGTTTGTAGAATTTCATAAAACTTTTCCTGTAGTAGCAGCAGCATGTTCTGACAGAGTGTTAATGTGGAAATTTGATAAAATAAGCAGAGAACAACAGCAACAGCAAGAAGGTGCAGTTCAACAACTTGAACCGTCACATACTCTTAATGTCTTTGGTTTGAGAAGTCAAGAAGAAGTTGAACAAGAATTGCGTGAAATGGAACAAATGAAGAAAGAAGCAGAAGAAAAATATAAAAATGTAAACGACCAATACTCGAGTGTAAGAAAAACTTTATCGGATATTACATCGAAAATTTATGATATTGAGAAAGCGATGAAACTCTTACAAAATAAATTAAGAGGGTTGAGTGTTGTAACCGTAACCAATGAAGATGAAGTGTTAAAGACGAAGAGAGAATTGCAAGAACTAACACAACAGTTAAAAGAACAAGAAGAACAACATACATTGACGGATTACGAACGGGCTAATAAAAATCAACTTGTTACCATTGCCTATCGTGATTTTATTGAAAAACACAAAAAGACGAATGAATTAAAAAGTGAACTCGAAATGATTCGCATTGATGCGCGCGACGAAGTTTCATGCATTGCTTTTTATCCGCTCTGGTCTGAAAAAAATTCATCATATATTGCAGTCGGTGTAAATAATCACAAGAACATTGATGATAATCGAATTATTATGCATCGTTTTAATATTGAACCCTCTTCTTCGTCAGTTATATACACTTTACCTCCAAGTTTAGTAGGTGAACCTCCCAATGAAATTCCTGATGATGTGTTAACGGCATCCTTTAGTCATGATGGACGGTTATTTGCCTTTGTAACAAAATCGTCAGATGGCAGAACTGTTTTAAAAGTGCGGAATTTTAAAGATGGTGAATCTCGCTATTATCAGAGTGAATGTAAATCTTATAGAATAGATGGTGAAAAAAAACGCGCTATAACATCGATTAGACCTTATAGTTCAGATACATGGCATCATTATCATGGGACGGAACGCAAAAATGAATTTTTGGTTGGATGTGATGACGGTTCTTTGACGATGATACAAGCAATAACAGAAACTCCAAGGAGCACTGTAGTGTTTGGTGATGCGAGCACGATAACAAAAGTAACAGAACTAACAAGCATACAAGGAAAAGAATGGACTTCCAGAGAAGCGATAGAATGCGTTGCCGTTCATCCATCATCTTTACCTTTATTTGCAAGTGGTTCGCTCAATTCCGTTCAAGTATGGGGAATTGATCACGGCGATGCGCTTGAATCCTTGGCTTTACAACCTGGACTTGTTCCTGTTAGGTCGATAGGATTTAATCAGAATTTTTTGGCAGTGTGCGGTCCTGGCAATGTACGCATTTATAGCTGTAATGCTGAAGATTATCGCGGTTTTAAGGAAGAATTACAGAAAGAATTGAAAGTTGGATCAGAAATCGCAGAATACGGCGCCGAGTTAGTATTGGCAGGTAGACAAGGAGAACCGTGTTCTATATGCTTCGATCCAATGAATGATCCATTATCACAACAGGCGTTAAGATCAGGGCCAGCAGATACTGAAGAAGTATATCTGGAATGCGGGCATAAATTTCATAAAGATTGCATAGAACCATTGATAAAACAAAGAAAACCATGTCCCTTATGCAGAGCACAGGGTGGTATAGCACAAGCAACACCACAACGCATTGTTAAAGGAAGAGATGAACAAGAATTAGAGAAATCAAAAATAAAGATACAATCTATCGCCGACGAACTTAAAAGTCGTACTAACCGTTACCAACCTCGTGTTTTATTTGGTCAACCTGCTGCCGCTTCTTCTGTTTCTTCTGCTTTTGAAGCTGTACCTGTAGCTCAACCTGTTGCTCCTCAATCTGTAGCCGCTTCCGCCGAATTAACGCCAAATCGGCTGCGTGCTGCACGTGTTGCATACTTTTCAAAACAACAACAACAACAACAACAACAACAACAACCACCAAGTGAAAATCGTGGTGGCAGTAAACAAAATAAATACTCACGAAAAAAATATAGTTCAAAAAAACCAAAAAATCGTCAACGATATTCAAAAAAATATAATAAATAAATAATAAAATAAAAATATTAAAATAAATAATAATAAATTAAATTATCAAAAATAATAACAATAAATAATTTTTGATAATATTTTACAATATATATATTTACAGATTATTTCATGTATAATGTATAATTTCGTATATTTTTTTATTTTGATATAATAACAATCAGGTTTAGCGATATTCATATACTTGTATAGAAATCTATAATAAAAAATCTATATTAATAAAAATAAAATAACCATGAATCGACTATTTATTAAACAAAATATCACTTCACTTTCTATACTGCTGTTTATTATACTATTTGGAATTATGGCATACGTGAAACCAAGTTTTATATTTCACAAAGACGGAACCGTTCGCCAATTCGGAATTGGATACAAAAATAAAACCGTGATACCAATATGGCTCATCGTCATTGTCATGGCATACTTGTCATACCTATTTCTCCTTTATTTGCAAGTATTTTAAATCATTCAAAGCTCACAACCACTTCAACCTTTTCTGTTTTAATACTTTTAATTGCCGAAACCGACAACTCTTCGCGCTTCTTTCGAGTTTTATTTTTTTCACTTTTGATTTCATTCTTCACTTCATTCGCAATGCTATTACTGTCATCGTCGCATGATGAAATGGAAGATAGCGATGAAGCTGTTGAATTCGATGAACCCGACGAACGTTTCGACGTGCTATTTCTCGCATTCATGTCATTTTCAATGGTGTCATAATGCTGCTCAATGTATTGAACAATGTCATTTTCAATCGCCCATTTAAAAAAGTTGAGCTGTCCAATCGTCGTCTGAATGAATGTGCCGTTTTTATACGGAATTGTAATTCTATCCCATCTACAAAACGGGTCGAATCGTTTTTTCGAATAAGCTTTTAGTTTCAGTTTATAATCGACATATACCTTAAACCGTCTGGGCCCTTTTGAATATTCGTTATTGATCGCATATACTGTGAAATATTTCTTCGCATAATTGGTTGCAAACCAGTCAATAATTCGAAGCGATATTTTCGAATGGCCGTTAATAATCTGCAACATGACGTCCAAATTGTCATTTTGTTCATAGAATTTTAATAAATTCGTCAATAATAGCGCATTTTGGGTCGTGTATCCGGAACCGGAACCGGAACCACCGACAACATCGTTTATGTTTGCATTCATTAAAATTATATTTATTTTTGTTTATTATTATTAATGATATAGTTACGTGTTTATGGTTTATATCATTTTTTTAAAGAAATATTTAACTTAGTTTAATAAAAATACATAATAATAAAATACATAATAATAAAATAAATAATTACATTACTAATTATACACTATTCCATTTTTCGAAATGTCAATCCAATCTGTTTTCCATATTTAAAACGTTCACTGTCCATGGTTCCCCGTTTCAAATTGCACTCCAAACAGCTAACAACAACATTGTCTGCATTGTGTCCGGCGTCGTTGTCAATCCGATCCAGCGTCCATTGCTGTTTTGAATACATGTTTTTATATAAAACCTCACAGCTCTGCTTGCAGTAAAAACATTTCAACTTGGAACATAACAGTTTATCGATTACATTTTCGAGAGATACAAATAAATCTTTTTGAAATATTTTTTTTTCAACGTCTTGTCGTTTATACCCCGAAATTTTAGTTGACAGCTCTTTTACAATAAGAGACCGATGCTCCACGCTAGCATCTTCCACATTCAAATACAATTTTGATATTTCGCAAAACTGGTACGCGTGTGTGAAACAATGTTCCGGCAAATCCCATTTTTCACACGATGCTCGTTTTAACTCTCCCGACTTTGTAGATACTTTTTTTAAAGCTCCTCCCCTCCCTGCTTCTGCTTCTATGTCATGTGTATCGTTTTCGATACACTCTTTTTTAAACATCATGCCTAATTTTTTTCCGTGGATTCCACATACGTTGATATTTTTAATCATTTTTATTTTTTTTTAGAAAATTTAGAAAAATTTAGAAATATTGAATGTTAATTAGTTATTATTATATTCTTATTTATGATTTTTATTGAATATTAATGAATTTTAATGAATATTATATAAATTATTATATATACTATACATATAAATAGTTTATATAATAATGAATAATATGTTAGATACGCTTTTCGGTCCACTGACCCGTGAATACTGTTTGTATTATTATGGTTTTTCCATATTTTTTTATGTATTATTTGTTTTTGTAACCGTATTTTCTCTCTACAGTTTGTTTTCAAGGAAATTTAGCTTCGGACTGCTCCTCAGTTTGTTTATGAGCTGTTTTACATACTTTTTAGCATACTTTGTTTCCCGTTTGTCGTATTCCATGTGTGTCGGTAGTTTGGCTCCATCATCTGCTTCATCTCCCATGCACATGTTTTAATTCTATGATTCTATGATTCATGATTCACGAAAAAAAATATTTATAAATGCCGCCTACAATCCATGCAGCATTGATAACAATTGACTGATATTGCTTTGATGTAACACACACGATAAATAATCCAGACGCACCCAACGTGTTTAATACAAAATCGATTGTCTTATTAAAAGGAATGACATATGGTATCAAAACCAAAGCGCTTCCAACCCATCCAACTCCTTCTGATATATACGTTTTATACGTTACATTATTGTTATTGTTACTATTATTATTATCAGTATTATCAGTATTATCAGTATTATCAGTATTATCAGTATTATCAGTAGTAAGATTTTCAATGGGAATACTATTTTGATTTGAATTTATTTCCATTTTTCTATTATTTTTTACTTTTCTTTTTAAAACTATATATATTATTTATTTATTATAAATAATAATATATATTTGATTTATAAATCATGAATAAATTATTATTTATGAAATAGATTTAAACTCTATTTCATAAATATATATAAGTTACCGAAAAAGATTTATATCGTAGAAACAATTAAAAATAAAATGGCTTCAGAATCTATTTCAATGAATTCAACGAACGAATACAATAATGAAAAAATAAATAATGACGTCGACGCTAATAATAATAATGCTAATGCTAAAAATAATAATACCGTGAAAGAAGAGTGCGTTGAACTTAGAAACATGAAATACAAATCCATGTTGCTAAAAAAAACAAATACGAAACAGCTAACAAAATGCAATTCCAATGTCGACATTGATTCATTTCTAGAAAAAGAAAGAACGCATAACAAGGAAGAGCAGTGGACAAAGTTGGACAAGTCGATGAAAATTTCAAAAATAACGACATTTGTTGACAGTTATTCGATTGAAAACAATTTGAACGAGAAGGATAAAACGTTTCTTCATGATTTTTTACTTTATTGTCTCGAGCAAAAAAAAATAATAAAAACAAAAGATGTTGTATATGATAAAGTAAGTGGAACCATTACATCTATTCCTTGTTTGCTATACACACCAACACTTGTTAAAAAATTTACATTAAAACGATGCGAAAAAAGACCGTCAACGCTGAGCTCGCTCGCCCCAAAAAGCAAAGCAAGTAGAAAAACGGTTCCAGCACCAACAACAACAAAATCAAATACAGCCGTCAATGAAAATGCATAATCTGATCTGTGTGAATCCATAATAATTAAATATTTAATTATTTTTCGTGCTCATATAATTTATTTATTTTGTCCGCTAATTCGGCCAATGTATTTTTTATATACTTGATGTCTTCTGATATTTTATCAATATCTTGTGACATTTTAAAAATGGTGTGCGTGTTATTGTTTTCATCCACATTATTATTATTATTATTATTATTATTATCGTATTCTTCACTTTTTCTTGTTTTTATTCTTTTTAATTTATTAAAAATGAAACTTATATCGCTATTTTCATCGACATTTTCATTATTACTTTCACCTGTTTCATAATCATTTTCATTGTTTTCATTGTTTTCATTATTTTCATTATTTTCATTATTTTCAATAATATGCAACTCACTTCCAAAACTAACGCGTTTTTCATTTTCCTTTACATTTCTCTCTATCTCTTTCTCTCTATCTCTATCTTTAACAACTGTTTTATACGTGATAAATTCTTGATTTCCTGCCGAACCTGTATAATCTGGTTGAGGTGACTGTGTCGTAGTAAACGCAGTATTCTTTATTTGTTCCAGCTCTCTCTCTCTTGATGCCAGCGCCTCTGCAAGCAAACGCTCCATATCGTTTCCAATCGGCTTGTCGTAAACATCATCTGTGAAATTAATTTCTTCCGGTTTTTTCAACTTTAATATGGAAGACATTTCTTCCTCTTTTTTTTTAAACTCGTTTTGAAACGCGTTCTGGCGCTCCTTGTGCAAATCTTCCGCTCTGTATATCGTTTCCAGTTGTGGAACCTGTTGTTGTTTTTTTTGATATATTTGTTGAGGATTGTGATGGTGCTGATTATTATACAGTGACTGCTGTTGCTGTTGTGGCAGTTGTCGTCGTTGTTTGACGGATTCTATTTTATTACATATAACGACAACCGCTTCTTTATTTATTGCATTCAAGTTTACAGGTTGATTCAATTTTCGATAATGTTCGCTCATTTCGCGGATAGTCGAGTCAAACATTTCTTGAATATTGTGTTGCTGAGAGTCCGGTATTCCAACAAATTTTCCACTCCCGTGCAAAACGCTCCATAAAAGTGCTTTATTTTCATTTGTTGAAAATGATGACACAGACGCCGTTGCCGAATTCATTGATTTTAAATCTTCAAAGGTGTAACTATAGATTAGATGATAGGATCGATGGGATGGATAATAGATAAATATAAAATCAAATCTTTATTATTTTTTTTATCAATTAAATTAAAAATAAAAATTAAATTAAAAATAAAAATTAAATTAAAAATTAAATTAAAAATAAAAGTAAGAAAAAATAAATTGATTTTATATTTTATAAAATGTTTCGTTGCATGCTATCGCGATCAATCGATCGATAACGCCAGTAACCCAGTAACCCAGTAACATGAGACCACTTACCGTTGTCAGCCCTCTTGATTTGCAGGTTGGAGAAAAATACTTGATTGAATACGTCGGCAAAAACCATCACTCTTACCCGAGATGTAAAGCCACATTTACTGGAAACATATTGCCGAGGTGCGAGTATCAATGCATATTATCCAAGTTTACTAATATCCAGGATAACATGGTCCCCACTATTAGCCCCGACTTTGAATACAAATTGCAAGATTGTTTTTATAAATATTACAAAGCCGATGCTTTAACGCGCGCATACACAAGACACGTGTTGTGCACGATAACCGGTGATCCCGATTTTTATTTTTGATTCAGTCATTGCTTAAAAAACGGGACTATATAAAATAAAAAATAGTTTACAATAGTTTACACATTCTCAAAACAAAATACTGAATAAAGTGCTCGGTTTTACATTCTTGAATATGGGTTATATACTCAACAAAATCTAAAAAGTTAGAATTGATGCAGCTGGGATCATTCTGTATAACATAGTTTAAAAAGTTTTTTACGATATTTTTACGTTCGATATTATACTTTAAACTTATTTCATTTAATTCATAAATAATAGCGGAAGGTTTCAATTTTGTCTTAAACATTGTTACCACACTTTTCCACACATCATTTGTTATAACGCTGCATTCGTGGAGCACGTGTTGATTCGACTGCATATAATTTATCATACTTCGAATGTCAGAATTAAAATGACGCTGTATCGATGTTAAAATTTCTAAATTTGCATTTAAATTTTCGGACGTGTTGATTTTCTGTAAAAATGATATGATTTTTGACTCTGGCAACATGTTAAACCGCATTCTTACAAACTCGGTTTGTAACGCCTCGTCAATCCTGCTTATATAATTGCATATTAAACAAAAACGAACATTGATTGTGTTGTTATTGAAATTGTTCAATAAATATCGTAGCGCTATTTGCGCATTTTTTGTCATGTAATCAACTTCGTCCAATATAACAAATTTCATGCCATCCCCAAACATCGATTTTGACGCAACAAACCCGCTGATTTGATTTCGTATAATATCAATACCTCGTTCATCAGATGCGTTCAAGTGTATCATTAACCCCTTATTTTTTTGATTATATTTTTCTTGATACGCATTTATCATGTTAATAATAGTTGTCGTTTTCCCGGTTCCCGGCGGTCCATAAAACAATAAATTTGGAAAATAATTATTTTCAATAATGGATTCAATTATCTTTTTATTTATATCATCCAATACAATATCATCGAAATTTGACGGTCGATATTTTTCAACCCAGGGCGTCGAATTATTTATTTTATGATTATTATTATTACTCGTGCTATCAGTGCAACTATTATTATTTATTTTATTTTTAAATTCATTATCACTTATTATGAAGTTTGAATTCATATTTTATTATTAATAAGTGTATTAATAATAAAATATACTTTTAACTCATTTTAGTTTCAATTATTTTTTACACAAATTCTTTTTAATTACTTTTTATATTTTCATATAGTATAAAAAATATAAAATGGAAGTAAATAATAATGGAAACACAAAATTTAATTACACACATACTTTTTTAGCAAATAAGTTAAATGAAACCTGTGGAATATTGAAGTTAAGCGATTTAAAAGAATTACAAGATAATTTAAAATATCAGATGTCGTTTGGTCCATCAAATTCTAAATACAAATATAAGCTTGATAATTCAAATTTTAGCATTATCAATATGTCTCTTTCTGATTTTGAAGATAAAGCTCTAGGCGATTCTAAAATTTTATACGATGAAAAATTAGAGTATGGTTTTAATATTAACATTCAGAATAATAATTCAAATACACTTAATAAAATTATTTTAGGAAAATATTCTCCGAACATAAAACAAATATGTGTTCGTTTAAAAGGTATTATTCAAAATGTTAAAAAAATACCATCAAGTAGTAAAATTATTGTCAGCGAAGATCTTATTGATGATATAAATGTAAAATTAATGTTTGTTTCATATCATAATGATAAAAAAAATAAACGTGTATTATTTATTTGTCAGGAATTTAAGCATTTTCCCGGTCCTACTGGTGCCACTGGTCCTACTGGTGCCACTGGTCCTACTGGTGCCACTGGTGCCACTGGTGCCACTGGTGCCACTGGTGCCACTGGTCCTACTGGTGCCACTGGTGCCACTGGTCCTACTGGTGCCACTGGTGCCACTGGTGCTAACGGTGTAAGAGGTCCCGCTGGTCACACTGGTGCTAACGGTGTAACAGGTCCCACCGGTGCTAACGGTGCTAAAGGTTCTGATGGTGTAACAGGTCCCACCGGTGCTAACGGTGCTAAAGGTTCTGATGGTGTAACAGGTCCCACCGGTGCTAACGGTGCTAAAG